GACAGTCTCGTTCAAAGCGCCGCATGTCACCCCGAATGCAATTGAGGTGCGTGAGCCTTGCGTCGAAGTGATCCGTCAGTTCTGACCCATAGTCACCGCGCAGGTTGTTCCTGTTGATGAGCCTGATGTAAGGCATCAACCCGCCCATCAGGTGCCCTCGCGTGAGGTGTCGATCGTGCGAGCCATGTGACGCTGTTTGGCATCACCGTGTGCCTTCGCTTGGGTGACCTCTTCGGGCGTCGCCGGGCCCTCAAACTTCTCCATCCACACGTCGTACCTGCTGTTGGTGCTGTGCCCGCTGGGAAAACGTCGCGTCGCCATCAACAACTTGCCGTGAGTGCCACCAAAGTCACGCCAATACAGGTCGACCAACTGTGCGACGTCGGCTGCTTCGGGCTGTGCACCACGAAAGCGAGGTTCAGGACGTTCCTTGTACCAGTCACCCACTGTGACGTTCTCGTAAGACTTGAGGTGCTCTTCACCCGCGGCTTCTCGGATGACCTGCTTCAAGCGACGTAGTGTTGTCTTCATGTGCTCGTCCTACCCAACACTCTAATTAGGTCGCGGCTCAACCGCGTTCTCCCTTAATATTGGGACGTCGCCGTGGGGGCCCACCAACGACAGGCGCCGTCAGCACGCGGCACGAAATCGTCGGCCGAGCACGAATAACCGTCGGGGCAACAGGCAACGGGCCCACGGCGACATGCATGCCAACCCAATTGTGCACGGGGTTGTCCGGGTGTCTGGCACGGGATGTCGGCGCCTTCTTCATGATCGGCACCCTCATTGAAGACGGGACCTGAAGCGCAGGCAACGAGCGTCATGGCGACCAGGGCAGTGATGACGTATTTCATACTGCCATACTACGTTCGATCAACCAGTAGTACAACAACGTCCTAGCCTTACTACGTCACACGGTGATTGGTTGTGTCAGCACGTTCGAGCTGCAGGTCAGTGAGGATGAACCACGTGGTGCATACCGTCATCCACGTCAATACACCCGCATCGAACGTACGACCACGCGATGCTAACCAAGTGCAGGTGGAACCCAACACACCTGCGCCAGTGAAAATCAAGACATAGAGCAACCACTTCACGGTGATTACGTACGTCTCCAGGTGATGCGACCCCTCGAGACATCATACGGACTGCACTCGCACGTCACCGCGTCACCGGCCAGTATTCTGATGCGGTTCTGCCTCAACTTGCCGCTCAAGGTACACAGGACGAGGTGCCCGTTGTCGCAGCGCACCCGGAACAGCGTGCCCGGCATGCACTCTTCGACCTTACCCTGCATTTCAAGCCGATCGTCCCGGCCCGCCTCGTTTGTCGTCAACCCTGACTGCGAACTGTGATTTGTCTTCAATGTCTCCATCCTTCTCTGCGTCATCTGTCTCTTCTGCGTCACTGCCCAACCCGGGCGGTGGATCCATCAACGTATTCTCACGGTCACGGTGCGCTGAACTCAGGCCGCCTGCCATGAAGAAGCCAGCATCATTCCGTAGTGTGTCGTCAACACCGAATTCTCGTATCAATCGTCGTAGACGACGTAGGGTGAGCCTCATTGCTATAGATAGGCGCGCTCACTGAGTGACGGTGACATCAAAGGCATCATCGCTGGTACCGTTGTTGACCAACCACAACTTGTACGTGTCATTGCCCGACGCGTAGAAACCAAAGCTGCACTTGTTGGCCGTGCTCTCATCAGTGTACTTGATGACAAAACCTTTGCCTTCGGTGTTCTTGGTCAACAAGTAGCAGTCGACATCACCGCCCTTGGAAAGGCCCCTGACATTGACCGAGTAGTAATAGCCACGCTTGGTCGCCGGCATCACGTAGGTGCGAGTGTGATCAGGCTGAATGTCACCCGCTTTGAATGCCTGCTGCGTGGGTTGATACGTCGGTGCCAACAGCGCTAACGCGACGAGGAATGCGTTGAACATGTACTTCTGTTACCTCTCTTGAGAATCTAAGCCAATGATGGCACTATGATCAATTGCATAGCCCACGTCAATCTCAAAGTCGCCGGCGTACCAGTCTACAGCGAGCGTTTGACCGTGATCGGTGGGCCTGACAGCGCCATCAGGAATTCCTAGGCTGCTGGCATTAGCCAACTCCCTGAGTTCACCTGAGGCCAGCAAGAAGGTGATGCCGTTGGTGGTGGGATTACGCCCCGCGGCAATCGCCAGCGGTTCGCCCGCCTTGATGTGAGCCAATTCAATCGCCGACAACGGCGTCGTGTAGTTGGGTCGTGACAGGGTCACATGGCCCTCAAGCACGATTGAAGTACGCTCTTGAGACATCAATTCCATCTCAATCACAGTACATCCTTCCTACGTGGATTACACTCTGATCAGATGCAGCCCGGTTCACTACTTAAGACCGTGACTAGGCGCATTGATCTAAACCGTGATCCATGGTTGACACCGATGTATACCGTGGGTTTGATCATCTCGTGTCAACATCAACAACGTCGAGGTTTCATCAATGAGATGACTTGGTCAGTGTTAGCATTGTTCGAGGAACGAGTGCACGAATTACTCCTCGATGACAATGATCGCAATCGTTCATGGTGCGTGCTGTAAGAGGAGCTTGAACATGTGGGCAAAGTCTTTCAAACCTGTCACTGATGGCCTGATCGTTTCCTTCATCGCCACGGTTATAATTGGGTTGACGTTCGTGTTGGGACGCGGCGTTGAAAGGCTGGACGAGCGCAATGCGTGCGTTGACGTCATTGTCAATGTTGAACCTGAACAGCACGACGTGGCCACGTGTCCGCCCCACACTTCGCTCCACATCATCGACAACAACGTCGTGTGCAAGTGTGCACCGTACGCCGCCCCGACCGCGACCACAATCACGCCCCCGGCACCCACGGCCACGGCCCCCGATCAACGTGACATTGCGCTGTGAACTCGAACGATTACTTACGAAAGATGGCCGCTGATCTTCCATTGTTACCGGGCCACTTGCTCATTGATTTCCGCGCGACGACCGGCAAGCCCATATTGGCCTTCATTGTCAATGTTGAAAAACGTGTTGAGGGTCGCTACAACGTGGTGACAGTCATCATCGGTGAATATGTCAAGGTGCTAGTGTTGTTTGATGATGAGCGCGGAAAACGCTGGCGAGTCTTCCACCGTGCGCCCTGAACTGCGCCGAGCGATGGACGGCCTCGCCCGCAAGGTGTTGCCCGTGCGCCCGGGGGACATGATCGTCTTCCACGTCAGTGGCAACCATGCGTTCATCATCTCCAGCGAAGAACAGGCCACTCTCGCCTACTACGAGCGTTCATCGATCGGGCAATTAGTCAATGGGTTGATGTCAGGTCATGGTTGGTGTGAGATGACGATACTTGAGCTCGATTGGGAGGGATACGACAACCTTTGGACAATTGTCCGCCCCCCATGTAGTGTTGAGCCATGATGAAGCGATTGAGTGCTCTAGCATTACTGGTCGTCACGACTGCCTGCTGTACGCACCAACACTCTAGCCCGGCAAGCGCCGCTGCTACGCCTGCACGCGTCGTCATCAATCACGCAAATTGGTCAATGACGTTCCCCGATGGTTGGATCATCGATCAAGACAATGCTGAGGCCACCCGTGCGCACGCTCCCGGGCCGAGCACCCGTTCACCCACGGGTGTCATCGTCACCGCGCGGGGCATGGATGAAGAGGAGACGCCTGAACAGTTCGCTGGGAACGTGGCGATGCAGGCGCCGCGACTGGTGCAAGGCACACCCTCCTTCATCAAACGTAACATGATTGACGTCGGGGGCTCGCCGGCATCGATGACGATCATTGTCACCGACGCCAAGTTGGGTTTCGGCATCGTGGGCATTGGCCAAGCGTCAACGCACCTGGGTTATGTCATCGCCTGCAAGGCCGATTCGGAACGATCGGGCGCCGGTGTGGTGTGCGGTGATGTGTTGCGATCTTTCAGACTCAAGTGACGCCGCGGCCTTTGACGCTGCAACCGGGTGACCTAATTGCCGCCCTACATCCGATGCGGGCGTGGGAATCGCACTGGTACAGGGGCGACCACGGTGATGTTATTTACCCAGGATTCACCGGGCTGGTGATGGCCGTCATGTTTATCGGTCGTGTACGGGAGAGCGTGAGGTTCGACGTCTTAGCGCTCGACAAGATCTTCATCTTCTCGTCGTCACTTGAAAACCTCAAGTATAACTGGCAGTTGCTTACACCTAGGTGACGACAATTAATCTCGCAGCCTCTGGGTGCCAAACAGGCGGCCTGGTTCACTGAACTCCGTCAGATCGAGCAGCCTGTCGCTCGGTACCGAGTACAAGCCACTGACTAGCGGCACGACGTGGGGCCATGTGATGGGATTGAGATTGCCACCTGGAGCGTGTGCACCGTAGTCTGTGTGAGACACCATGACGATGTAACATTGCACGACATCTTCATCGTCAGAAGAACTAACCCACCTGTTGACTCCGCCGACGATGATGACAAGCTTGTGACCGAATGTCCACTGTGCCACATTGCTGTTGAGTCGACTGATGAGGCTATTGCCACAGACGATCGCTAAATCACCGGGTCGCCACGACCTAAGCACTGTCCATCTCCGATGACGTTAGTGGACCGTTGATGATGTTGGTATTGACGTCGAGCACGTAGTAGATCCATGGTTGTGCTTCAATGCCTCTGATCTGTGCGTCAGGCACGTCATTAGCCGGCATCACGGAGACGACCATGGCAATCGTCCGACACCACGACAGACGATCCCACCCGGTATGCAAGATCAGGTCACCCGTCAAGAACCGAGGTCGCATCTGCCCCTCACTTCGGCAACGTTAGACGTGTCGACCGCCATCAACGCGTCGGTCAGGTGCCACTTGAACATGATGCGTTGGTCACCCATCGTCCACATCACCAAACACTCATCGACATCACCGGCGGCGTGGGCGACGACAAACCCCATGCACTCGGCGTCCACGCTCCACCTGACGCGCTTGACGACCAATTCACCGGGCTGCACATGTCATACTTATTGGGGAGGTTGTTCGCCTAAGAGATCATCGACATCAGCATCCACGTGATTGAACGGTATGCCGACCTTCGCGAAGGCCGCTTCACATTGCAACCGATCACACTCCTGGCCCGCGCGAAACGCCTTGTACCCCAACCACAGAGTGCGGAATACCTGTGTAGTGACGATGAGGCCGGCAATGAAGTAACCACTGGCACCCACCAGCACCCCGAGTACCGTCATCATCGCCACGCTAATGACGCCACCCAATGCAGTGCCCCACGCCACTCGCCTCTTTTCGTAGGCGTGCAGCGCCGCGTCGGCGATGTCAATTGCTAACAATTGTTGAGTGCGAGTATCACTGTTCATCAGCGTGTTGCTCCTTGGTGACCTGTTCATCATACACCACGGCGTCGAGGCTGAGGAAGGTGACAGCAACTGATGCTGCGTTCTTCAGTGCAGTCCGTGCCACCTTGACAGGATCGACGACGCCGGCAGTGACGAGGTCGACGTATTCACCCGTCGCCGCGTTGTAACCCATGTTGTCATTGATGAGCGGTGCCGCGGCATCCCTGCGCGCCAATTCCGCCAGCACCACGGGAGAGCTGGCACCTGCATTCTCAATGATGCGCTTGAGCGGCGCGAGGCACGCCCGATAGACGACACCCATGCCTGCCTGCTCATCGTGGGCGCCGGTGGCTTCATCGACCGTCGTACTCTTCACTGCATGGACGGCGTGGTAGAAGGCCATGCCGCCACCGGGCACAATGCCCTCTTCGACGGCCGCTTTCGTCGCGTTCAATGCATCCTCGACGCGGAAGCGCCGCTCTGTCATCTCGACTTCGGTCGCGCCGCCGACGCGGATGACGGCGACGCCCGAGGCCAACTTGGCAATGCGAACCTTCAGCTTGGTCACCTCATCCTGCCCCAGAGTGATGTCCTCGAGCTGCTTGCGCAGTTCAACCACGTGGGTGTCAATGTGCGTCTTTTGAGCACCCGTCCCGACGAGCGTCGTCGACTTCGCGTCGGTGTTGAAGCGCTTGACACGTCCCAAGTTGGCGTCAGTGACCTTGTCGAGTGTCAGGCCGTTGGCACTGGAGACGAGGGTTGCACCCGTCATGACGCAGATGTCGTGCAGTAGCTCTTGTCGGTGCAGGCCGTAACCGGGTGCCTTGATGGCGACAACGGGCAGGCCTGACTTGACGCGGTTGAGGACGAGGCCCGTCAGTGCATCACCGTCGACATCTTCAGCGATGATCAGCAGGCCCTTCTGTAACCGCACCACTCGCTCGAGCAGTGGGATCAGTTCCTTGAGGCTGCTGATCTTCTTGTCAGTGACGAGGACAAAGGCATCATCGTACGTCGCCCGCATCCGTTCTGCATCGGTGACGAAGTAGGGGCTAATGTAGCCGCGTTCAAACTGCATGCCATCAGCGATTGACATTGACGTGGCCATGCCCTTGGCGTCCTCGACGGTGATGATGCCGTCGCGGCCCACGTGTTCCATGGCATCGGCGATCAACTTGCCGATCTGTGCATCACCGTTGGCACTGATGGTACCGACTTGGGCGACCGCAGCACTGGTTGACACCTGCACCGCCTGTTGTTTGAGGGCGGCGAGCACCAACCCGGTCGCTGCCTCAATGCCCTTGCACAGCTCGAGTGGGCTAAAGCCGCCTTCGACCAGCTTCAAACCTTCGGCGACGAGCGCGGCCGTCAGGCACGTGGCCGTCGTGGTGCCGTCACCGGCGACCTCATTGGTCTGATTGGCAGCTTCGAGGATCAGTTCGGCGCCCATCCGCTTGACGGGATCTTTCAACTTGATCGACTTGGCGACGGTGATCCCGTCCTTCGTCACCAGAGGGGATTGGTTAGCGCGCTGGATGATGACGGTGCGACCTTTAGGGCCCAACGTCGTGGTGACGGCATCGGCAGCAATCTTCATGCCGGCCCACAGTTGCTTACGAGCGTCCGCGGCAAAGATGACGTGCGTGGTATTGTCGTTCATGGCCTCAATCATACACCTGATTAGGCCGATTGTTCAATCAGGCGTTCTTGGTCACCTTCAGCCAGATCGGCACGCCGCGCTTCCACGCGATGGCAATGTGACCAGCGAGGTAGTCGTCGATCATGGCACACAGCGTCAATTTCTGCTGTGGGTCGATTGCCGCCGCGGCGTATCGCCTCAACTTGCACTCAGTAAAGTCAACTACAACGTTACCGCGACCCACATAGAGTTGAAACTCCGTGTATTTTTCGGTACGGTCAGGGAATCCGGGATTGCGTGTAGCCATCAAGATCATAAGTAGCCTGCAACCTCTGACTAATGGGTGCCTGAATCCCAATGACACCGCACTGACACGTGGTGAGCGTAGGCACAATGGTGATTTACAGGGGTGGGGTGTCGAAAGTGAGCCATGACTGCATAGTACTACTTATCAGTCGTCCGTGACAATAGACGCTTGACCTTCATACGGACTTTACGTAGTCGCTTGGTGTGTGGACGTGCAGGCACCTTGCCGTAGCCGCGCTCACTAAGGTCGAGATGGTAACCGGCTTCTTTTAGCCTTTGACGTGTCTGGCGTATGGCATCTTTATCAGCCTCGGAAAGGTCTCCTTTGAGTGCGTTGTCTGCGGCGTCATCAAAAGACATTACCAGCGGTTCGTGTGACTCAGGTACCGGCCTCCCGCCGCGCGTCAAAAAGGGCCACTACCTCCATTCTCATTCAACGTCTTGCGCTTGGCCTTCTTGTTCTTCGCGGTCATCAACTTTACCATCCGCTGCACGTCATTCTCATCACGATAACATGCGAGACGATTGACGCGTTCTGTCAATTCCTTGACAGACGTTGCCGCCTCTTCTGCCGAGAGGTAGGTGCGACGGACAACATATTCTGCAATGAATGCGATGGGCCAATCCTTCACCACGTCGAAACCGTCGACGTAGTCGCCCAACACGTGCTTGACGACCTCATTGTCCATCTTGTCAATGAGGACCAGTTCATCAATGCGTCCCGGTCGCAGCAGTGCCTCATCAAGTTCCATCCTATTGTTGACGGTGACAATGACCAGCTTGACGCGCTGTTGAAAAAACTCCAGCGTCTCGAGCAACTGCGCTTGGCCGTTAGCCCGATCAAAGTCGTCAAGGATGACGGCGTCGGGTTCGAAGATGTTGATGGCCTCGAACAACGTGGAGTTATCGAGCCCGCCAAGGTCAGCGATCCTGATGCGGAATGACCTGAGGTTCATCAGCTCCACGATCGTCCGCGCCAGCGTCGACTTGCCGGTGCCTGGTGGGCCATAGAACATCACCGACCGCGGCACCCCTGCCGTCAGTGGCTTCTTGAGGTACTCGGCGTAGTCGGTCGCGCGCTGTGACAACTTCGATTCGAAGGCATTGTCGACCTCAAAGATGACACGCGCTTCATCACCGGTCATCATCACCCGGTTATTCTTCCGCATGACGAGCGACTTGCCCTCAAATTGAGCCCACAACAACTTCTTGATGAAGTCGCGCGCCATGTCAACTTGATCGGTCTTGACGTAGATGTGGTCGACCATCTGCATCTTGCCCGTGTATGTCCATCCCACCCTGATTCCATTGGGCAGGGTGACCAACCTGACAAAGGTGTTGTCCTCGGCCGTCTTGATGCGCTCATACGGGAACTTTTGCAGCACGTGGAGCAACGTCTGGTTGAAGTCAGGATTGTAGGGTTCGGTCCACTCGTCACCCCCGAAGTAGTCGTCGCTGTACACTTCGACGTCTTCGACCATCACTTTGCCCATGGCAAAGACAGACTTGGCCGCATTCCACCACGTGGGCTTGTCGAGGAATGGAGTCGCCGCACCGAACAGTTCGGTGCCCAACGCAAAGGCTCGTTTGACGTGGTTGACGCCCAGGGCACGCCTGACTTCATCATAGAGGGACGTCGATTCGTGCATCAACTTAGAATCACTGTCGTCTGCCATGTGAGCTGTCTTCCTAGTTGATGGTGGTGATGGTGGTGATGGTGCCTTGTCGGTAAACAATAGGTCAGTCCACGAGCGCGAGGCACTCACGTGCACACCTCGATGTCCTTGATCAGGTTCATGTCGTCACCGAGTCTCCAGTTGAGTGGGATCAGTCCCTGACGCTTTGCAACGCTGATCAACGAGCGCGCATACATGAGAAGCACTTGCACCTGCGGCATCACCCCGGGCGAGCGCTTGATCTTGAGATAGCGCTTCTTGCAATCCTTGATGAGACACCATTTACCGCTGTGCTGCAAGTCAACCTTGTATCCCTTCTCAAGGTAGAGGTCAATGGCTCCTCTGATCTCTTCAGGTACCCGCGCCCAAGTGTCAGCGTTCTTGACGCAGAGAATGGTGTAGGTGATGAAGTCGCGCCACGTCTTGATCTGGCGCTCCCACTCACGTGTAGGGTCATCGTAGAAGCCGACGCATGATTCGGTGAAGACCTTGGGCCCGCAGACAATGCCGATGTCGATCGTCTTCGAAAATGACTGTCCGCTCGCGTCGAACTTGCCCACCTTGATCGAATCGTCGTGGCTCTCGTTGGTCAACTGCAATACGTGGTGAATGGGTCGCCCACAACAGGCACACTTCGACCTGCCGTAACGGAATCCGCTGATCACCCACGAGCCGGCGGCGACCAATGGTTTGAAGTTCTTGCCATAACCCTTCAGGTGTCGGCGATCGCTGGCTTGTTCGATGACGTCACTCTGTTGCGTTGTCTTCATTGAGCACGGGCCTCGTGGGTAGGTGTGCAGTGATCGTCAGAGTGATGAGCACGTTGGAACCCAAGCGTTCTTTGAAGCGTTGGATGTCGGCTTGTGCCCTGGTCAACGTCATGACGACGTCCTTCTCGACCTTGTGAGTGATGGGCCGCGAGTGGATTGAGTAGTTGTCCTGCATCAGGGTTTCTTCAGGTCTGCGTCAGTGATGAGTTCGTCATCAATCGATAGAACGCCCACACATGCAACACCGGGACTCCTACACGGTGCACCATCTGAATAGTAGTACTCCACGGCCCCCTCATTGGACACTGTGATGATCGAGGTGCTACGAGTGCCCCAACCGTCGGCATGGATGCACATCGATTGACGAGGATCGTCACCGTGTTGGTGGTCTGACAGCACTGCGAACAACGCGTTCTTGACGTCGTGGATCGGTACTGCGCCGGCGAGGTGGGTGGTCAATTCGCGGGCGCGCTCGGCCTTGGCCTGAAACTGCCCGTCCCAACAATCATTGGTGAAGACGCTGGTTCCTGCAGGCACCACGAGCATCTCCAGCGCGTGCAGCCCCCAGACACGGCACAAAAAAATGGCGCCGGGCCTGCCAAAGACCAGGTTGAAGTTGTTGTAGACGCCACGATCAAGCCCCTGCAGGTATTGGGCCACGGCCAGGTGATTGCCGGCCTTGAGGCAAGCATCAACGACGTGGCCTCGTGACGCCAGCAGGTGCGGTTGGTGGGCGTCGACTTGGTTGGTCAACCCGGCGAACCAGCCACCACGAGCCACGCCCAGCCACGTGCCACCCTTGTGGAGATCACGCGGGCAGATGACATCACCGGTGATTGCAGGCGGCAGCGAAGGCCGATCATAGTGCTCATCGCGATTGGCGGCGACGACGAGTGGGTAACCATCGATCGCTTCACTGAGGACGATGAGGGTGCACATGTCTTAACCTATCATTCACGTCACTCATTGTCAACATGTGCCTTGAGACCCCGTTTCACGTTCTTCTCATAGCAAGCACACTTCACTTCGGACAAAAAGCTGCACTGTCCACACGTGTGGCGAATGCCACGTATGTTGTACTTGCAGTTGGGGTCAGTACACTGTGGCGCCGTAAGTTTGCTCCTCATATCATTCTCTCGCCACTGGCAACATGATGTAGACGCTCATTGCGATGAACATCAGCTCTACGGGCAATCCTAGCATCGCAGCGATGACGTCGACCCAATGTTGACCCCATTGATGGTGCAAAACCAACGCTGATCTTCGCACTTCACCACCCCCAGATCAGAATGTTCATTGTTCCGACGATGTAGATCAAACACTTCATTTGCACCCCTATGTAGAGCTCAACTTTTCATCGCTCAACGTGTGGACGATGGGCCCCCACCAACGTACTAGGGGTTTGACGTACTTGGTCACCGGGATGAAATCTTCAATGTCTTCATCCCAAATGCTGAGAGGCGTGCCGTCGTCGAAGCCCTGGACGAAGAACAGCTTGACATTGAAGCCACCCTTGCCCCGTAGCCACCAACCTTCGCAATCGGGTGCGCGCACTTCCCTAGCGTCGGGCACGAGCCCTCCTCGACTTTAAGGTCGAACCTCGTGCCGGTGGTGGATCGCAGTCGACGAACCGCCGCGTGAGAAATCCGTCCTGCATTCCATCGAAGTAGGTGTAGGCACCGATCTCACCGCGCACATGGTAGATGTTCCCGACGTGGAGCTGCCCCTGCGTGTTGCTTGCACGCACGCACTTTACCCATCGTGTTCCTAGCGAATCAATCATGTTCTCTCCTAGACTTCGGTAATGACTAACTGATAAGTGTGACCGTCGAGCGTCAGTCGACAGACGTGCTTTGAGCGTTGGTCGAAGTACTGTGCCGGCGGCTTCTCACCCTTGGCGCGCGACAGTAGGCACAGCGCGGCGTCGAGCTGCAGGAAGACGGACGCCACGTCGGGGAGCTTGGTGCTCATAGCCCGTGCTCGCTGATCAGTTCGTTGATGCGTTGTCTGATGACGTCTCGGGTGACGCTATTGATGTCGGCGTCCCAGACGATGAGAAAGTCCTCGAGCTGCTTGTAGTCACGCGAATTGAGAGCAGCACGTAGTTCATTCCGCATGCGGTCGTGGTCAACGACCTTCTCCTTATGGCGCTCGCGCAACGAATTCCACGCCGAGAAGATCGTCTTGCCGCCCAGGCCGAACAGGCCCAGGACGACGAACAGCGCAATGACATCGGCGACGACCATGGCGTTCTCTACTTGTGTCCGGGCGTCATCGACAGGATGACGTTGGGATTCGTCGGTAGCATCACGCTGCCTCCGTGCTCCGCGGCGTAGTAATAGACGTCGCGGACGTAGTACTCGGGATTGCGGTGCAGCGCAGCACCGACCACATCGATCTTACGTGCTTCAGCTTGTGCCTCGGCGGCGGTCTTGTCGACCTGCAACAGTGCCGTCGCCGTCTCAACCTTGATGCGTTCCTGTTCAGCGACCGACTTGTCGCGGAGCACCTGTTGTGTCGCTCGGTCGGCGGCGGCGTTGGCCATCTCATCGGGCAGCTTGAAGTTGGACAGGTTGAAGTTGACGACGGTGACCAGCGATGGTGAACCCTTCAGGTCAGAGTCGAGCTTCGTCTTGATGCGGCCGAACAGTTCTTCCCGGTGGGAGTTGATGTCGTTGGCGTCGTAGCTGGCGATCGCCTGCCGCACCGCTTCGCCCAACGCGGGGCGCACGAAGGTGCTGTACACCTGCCTCGAAGTGATGGCACGGTCAGCATCAGTCTCAACGGGATCTTTCTCGTCGGGAACGCCGTTACCTGCACCGGCACCCGGGTTCGGTGCGTCGACTTTGCCCGTGGGGGCCAGCTTATTGAGCAGGATCTCGGTGGCCTGATCATTGTCGCAGTTGGCACTGACGGTGATGTAGACATCGAGCGCGAATTGGACGCCGTCCTTCGTCATCGACGTCATGGGTTCCTTGAACGTCCGCGTCGAGCAATCGACGATCCTGACTTCGGGATACACGCCGGTGAAATAGGTGCCCGGGCCCAACACTGGCCCATCAAACCCCTTGCCTCCGGTGTAGAACTTCAACATGCCCGTCTTCTCGAACATGCGCCCCTTGTGTGCAGGCGGCACGTCTTGGCTCGAACAGCCTGCATTGAAGGCCAACGTGCCCAACAGTGCCACGATCGTAAAACTACGGTTCAACATGGACAATCCTCTCTTGAATGGTTACTTGACCCACCACACTCTCACGTACCAGGGAGTGCGCTGTAACATGAATAACGTCGTCGCTTCTTCGGGGGTGATCAAACGGGTACCACAGGCTTCAAGCACGACGGTACCCTTATTTCGGAGGGTGTTCCTGACGAGGCGCTTGTGACCTGCACGCAGCAAGTTGAGGCACGCTCGTACTGTGAGTGCATCCTCCATGACGAGACGTGTTATTGAGATTCGCCGCGGTGTTTGAGGTAGGTGCCGAGGTCTTTCATGGCCTCGACGACGCGGGTGACCTTCTGGCCGAGCACGGGATCGTGCTGTGCCATGTTGCGAGCATTTTGCTCCCCTTCAACAATGAAGGCAGCATACTCACCACCGGGCGAGTTGACATTGTCGATGGCGTCTCTCACGTGCTCGAGAAACTCTTCCTTGGTCATGAACTCCATTGTAAGCCCACAACCGGGCGTTTTACACCGCCACTCAACGCTTAGGCGGATTGACGGTGACAGTGCCAATTGTGGTGCCCGGTAGGATCGTCGGCGCACAGGTGATGTTGGGCACCGCACCGCCGGGAATTATCATCGGGCCCGTCCACAAGGTGGGTTGCGGTTCAACCGCATCGTCAGTCATCAGCGAATCGTACGACGCTTGATTGTAGAGGTTGTCCATCGTCGCCTGATTCGACTGGCGGTATGCACCCACGTTTGCCGACAACCCACGCATCAAGTTCTGACTGCCCGTCAACGAACAGACGTAGGTGACAGAGTTGGTCGCACTGACGCCGAGCGAGGTGCCCGTGGCAATGGCGTCCTGGTTGGTGCCCAAGAACACGAATTCCCAGCTGTACTTGGCGCGCTGGTGAGTGATCATGCTGTGCACGCGTTGTCGACCCGCTTCGCCTGCAAATTCTCGTGATGAGTTCTCGCCGCCGTCAGTGATGATGACGAAGAGGACTTGGCTCGGACGTTCGGTCTCGGGCATCAGATTGAGGCGCGTGCCCGTCGCGGTGATCGTCTGTGCAATGGCGTCGTACAGCGCCGTCATGCCGCCAGGCACCAGCACGTAGGCCGGCACTTCGACCAGCGGCTTCGCGGTGTACAACACTTCATACTTGTCGTCGAACTGTGTGGCCGTCACCAGGCACTCCCCCGGCACTGACTTCTGTTTGTTGATGAACTCGTCAAAGCCGGCGCTCATGGCCACGGCAATGTTGCTCATCGATCCACTGCGGTCGACGACGAAGATGATCTCGGTCTTGTTGGGCTTGGTCATGGTGTAGTTCTTTCTCTCACGTCGTGTACACCGGCAAGTGATCGACCTTTTCGTACTCAATGCCATCGGCCTCGAGCATCGCCCTCGCCTTGCAACGCTGGCACTTGATCGTCGTCCCGGGCGTTGACTTGAACGGCGTCTCAGCACCCGTCAATGGGTCATAGGTGCCGATGCTCAGGCTGCCACCGATCTGGTAGCACGAGCAACGACCCTGTGACAGTGATCTGATGAAGGAGATGATGTTGTCATGCATGGTTGGGGTTCACTTTTGGATCGCCGGGCACCAGTGGGTAGTGCGCCCGTCCTTGGTCGCCTCTTTGATCACCGGGTGACCCATCGGGTCCGTCATATTACCATACACCGCAAAGCGTCGCTGCGCCCCACCTTTGGTGCCGTCGACGGTGCGGTAGGTGCTGATCGTCGCGCCACCAGACGTGTACGATTCCATCATGACCTGGGTCAACCGCGTGCCCAAGTGCATCAGTTCGGCGACCGAACACTCGGCGACGGTGCGGTGTGGCGATAGTGCGGCCATGTAGAGGCCCTCGGCCTTGACGTAATTGCCCACTCCCGAGACGACAGATTGGTCCATCAGCGCCTCGGCCAGGGTGCGATTGGGTTTCTTGCCCAGCCGGGCGATGAATTGTTCAGGGGCCGGCGGTGAGCCCAACATGTCGGGACCCAGCGCGTCGAGCTTGGCCTGCGTCTTGTCGCCGTCACGGTCATAGACGAACTTCAGGGTGCCGAAGTGCCGTGGATCATTGAAGTAGACGCAGGCCTCGTCGCCTGCAGCACCACGGTGGGTCAGCACCACAGCACAGTGCTTATCGTCTCGGGTGGTGCTCCACCTGCCCGTCATGCCGTAGGTGCACCACAGCGACCACGCCGCTCGAATGCTCCACCACATGAACTTGCCCTTGACCTCGACTTCCTCGATGCGACCGTACTCCTTCAGGTAGAGGCACTCGGCACATTTGCTTGAGCCAGTGAAGTCGTTGAGACCAACGGGCGGCACCTTCGCATAGCGTCCGCCCACCGCCTCAACGCGGGTGATGTAGCGACCGACCAAGAATTGTAGGTCATCGCGACTTTTTCGAAGTTCAGGTCCCTCTGGCATTGTAGTGCTCCATTCAACACTCTACTGTATGACATCACACCCGTACACGCTCCCCGTTCATTGTGTTACATCCCGGTGACAATGTGGTGTAGGTGCGCACGAGACGCCATAGTATAGATCAGAGGTGCAGTGAATGAAGAAGTTGTTGGCCTGGTTGGGCATTGCCTTTCTACCCGCTTGCTGTACACATGCCTACCACTACATCACCATTGCTACACCACCTCCATTGACACATGCCGAGATGATCGCCCAACTGGAGTATGAGACCGTCGCCCTGGTACACTACGCCGACAGTGAGGGCAACGTCATCGAGCCGATCAACGCAGGGCGCGGTGCCAAGCTGCACTCCTACTGCACCGGCGTGTGGGTCAGTGCCAACGTCATCCTGACGGCCGAACACTGCATTGATGACATCGGCAAGCCCGCCGACGCTAAGCCACCGCTCGACGCGACGGCGATCCTGAAACAAATGATCGACCAGATCAACGGAGTGACGACGGCACCGCCTCCTCAGTTGACGGAGTGGACGCCGGTGGGTCAACCCGTGATATACTCAACGCGCGGCGACATCGCCGACTCACAACAAACGTACCATGACAGCGCGTGCATCGCCGTCGACATGTACAATGACCTAGCGTTGATCCGCGTCAAGGATCCTGGTGATCATCCCATTGCTCACCTGATGTCGACCACACCTTCACCTGGCGACGAGGTTCACATCATCGGCATGCCGGCGGGCATGTGGTGGACATACACCCACGGTTACGTGTCGGGGCACCTGTCAGAGTACACCAACAATGAAGGTAAACCTCACGACTACGTGCAGGTGTCAGCGGCCGTCTTCTTCGGCAACTCGGGTGGCCCGGCCTTCAATGCTGCAGGCGACCTCATCGGCACCGCCGACAGCTTCAAGAGGAACGTGCCTGACATCTCGCTGTTCACCTGCCACGACACCATTCGTGGCTTCCTCGAGCACAACAAGATCATCGGCCCGTTGTCAGCTCGGTAAGGTCACCGCCCAGTCCCAATACTGTAGCAAGGCATGATCCTTCGGTGGCGTCGTGCCCAACACGCCCAAGCAGAAGATCTCCCAACTGCGTGCACCGTACTCGCCGACGCCGGGCAGTTCACGGGCGTGGTGCCAGTCGGTCATCAGGTAGGCACGCGTCATCTTCAACAGGTTGCCCGTGCGCCTGTTGCCGAAACCCAGTGGCTTGATCAACTCAAAGACGTCGTCGTATGAGGCGGTGACAAAGACCTGAGGGGTGGGCCACCGACAACGAAAGTCGGGCAGCACCCGTTCAACCTGCTTGCGCGTGGTGCAATTGAGCATGGTGCCGGTGACGAGGATCAACCATTCGTCGGGCCACAGCGTCTCCTGAATGAGGCCGTAGGGTGAAACGGGTGGTATCCTCACGTGAGGTCAGCCGGTGCCGTCCTCATCAACCACGCGCTGCGGCACGAACGACACGTCATGTGAAGGTGAGCGATGTCATCCCACCGAGCACTGCAAGTATCATCCTCGCACGCACGCGGTGCCCCTGGTCCCAATGCAGGATTGCCACTAGTGGCATTACTAGCGTAGTAACCACACACTACACAGCGAGTTTTTCCATTGACCACGTGCTCGAATGGGTACAGCTTCACGCCACTGTCGTCTTCACGCTCGCGCTTGTCGAAGACGTTGGCGAATGCCAGCGCCGACTTGGTGATGATGACGACAGAACCGAATGCCGATGCCGCCACGACAGCGACGAGTGAGAGGATCATGGGTGCCTCGTTCGTAGGATTGCCTTACCCGCTTCTTCGAGACCCGCCGTCGTCTTGGCCGACACGTACCGCATGTCCCTCGGTACCCGCACGTAGACGGCACCGAATTCCTCGGTGTACTGCTGGAGCAAGCGCTCGTGCTGCACCACCAGTCGATTGCCCACTTCCCGCCGGATGCGGTGCCAGCGCCATGCAAAGTGGGTCTGCAACACCTCGACGTTGACGAGCATGGTGTTAGTGCTATAGAACATGCCCGGCTTCGCAAAACCTGACGGTAACCGCCAATCCTCGGCGAGCTGACGATAACCCTCGACGCGAGCCAGCACGCCGCCCCGATCGTCCGGGTGCAGGTCGACGACCTCACAGGTGATGGGTGCCCGGTGCCTGATGTGAAGGCCGATGAGGCCCTCGTGCGGCGACGCCATGACGTTGTCGACGTTGCAGATGAAGACCCACTTGACGTTGGGGTGTTCGGCGAGGATGCCTGCCTCGTGCAGTGCCGGGCCCAGGTCACCGTTGCCCAACGGGCCCAAGTCGGGCACCCCCGGTGCCACCCATGCCATCCTATTGTCGGGTGTCAGGCGGTACCCCTCGAACTGCGTGAAGAGGGTGCCCCTGAGGTTGGGTGACAGCACCAATTGCTTGATGTGGTGCTCCGCCGGCGCCAATTGGTCAGGCGCCACCATGATCCACACGGGCATGTCGCCGCCCTGCATCAGCTTCCACGCCAGCATGCTGGTGTCAACGCCCGGGATCTTGGCAAGCAACTTGGGGGCCCGGCCCGCCAGTACCACCATGGCAACTTCACCGCGTTTGATCGCGCTCATGCCCATCGCCTCGTCGGCAGGGGTGACGTCGCCCAGGATCGATACTCCACTGGCATTAACGGGCTCCGGGTGATACATCGCCGGGTCAGCATCGTGCCGCATCGTCAGTGCCATCAACTCAGCGTCGGACAACGCCCCCGGCCGGTGCACCCGAACCTGAAAGTCGGGCGACACCTGCACCAACTCTTCCCGCAGTGAACGGGTGAAACCAGGCTCTTTCGTCAACGTGTCCATGTCTTTTCCTTGCCACACTGATTGCAGATGTACGTGTGTCTGGTGTAGCTCGAACCGAGCCAGTCGCGAATGAGGTCACCTTCGTCGTGAACGATTTCGACGACGTTGCCCCACTCGTGTTTGCACGTGAACCCACGAAGAAAGCGGAGAAAGAAGCCCGTATTTTTCACGGTGTCTCCTCATGAGGCCACCACGTAGGAGGCACAGCACGAGGTGCCCACTTGGCAAAGCGTGCCTTGTCACCGACGTAATAGGCGCGGTATGCCGCGACTGCATTGGGTCCCTTGTACTTGTCGGGCATTGCCTGCACGAAGGACGTCAACCCGACATCATCGAGCGTGGGAGCTTCTTCGAGCGAAGCGATCACTTCCTCGGTCTTGTGAACTTTGCCGTAACGCCGCGTGTATTCATTGCAGAGCTCACAAGCGTGCTTCAACAGCCACTCATAGTTCGACAATGATGCGCGCACCCACTTGGCACACGGGTGATTGACGTGCGTGTGCTTGTAGCGCGTAGTCCCGGGTGGGAAAGCGGTGACTAGCAGTTGAGCGCTCTCCAGCAACATTTTGACCACGTGTTTGTTGCACAGGTCGCGCGCGGCCAGAATTGGATCTTCATCGACGACGAAGATGTTCACGTCAGTTGCCGTTGCCAGCGACGGGGCGCTTGACGAAGACCATACACTTATCGTTGCCCGAGTCGGCCATCGTCTTCAATAGGCCTTCAACGTGGCGCTTGGTGAAGATGAACATGTGACGGTCAGTGACACTCGTCACCGCGATGCCGTCATCTTCCGCCTGTTGCAACATGTGTTCAGTACTGTAGTCTTCTTTGACGCTCATCACATTTCTCCTCATTCACACTGACACGCGGCCTGTGACCACACCTTCTGGACGTTGTAGCCATTGATGATCTCGCTCGATTGCTCGCAGAAGTCACCGATTTCTTTCCCGCTGTTGCGTTCAATGTAACCCGAGCCGTCGCCCGGATCAGTCACCGCCTCATAGATCTCGTGTGAAAGGGCTATGTCATCACGGAATTTGACGATGGCGAAGGCATACTTGGTGGTGCCGTAGGTGGCCCAGGAATGGTAACCGCCGGCGCCTTGTGCGATCATGTATGCCGACAGCACGTTGGGCGGCAACACCACGACGTACAGCGTCTCGCCGTCAACGGAGGGTGCAGCGATGTCGCCACGTTGGATCTCGGCATTGAGTTCATCGCCGACGGTGGCATCGACGAAGGAGTTGACGACGTTGACGTTGTCGATGACCATGACGTCAGACATAATGGGTGCACCGATGCCGTACTCGGTCAGCCTCTGCAACACGTTGATGGGTCCCTGGTTGAGCAGCCTATCCCAAGTGTTCAGCTCATCCTGTGCACCGTCGACGGTGGGTGCCTCGTCGCTGCCCACGTCGGCGGGTTGCAATTGTTGCCAGTACGAACCCCAGAAGTCGAAGCGCACGACAGGCGACTTCAACAACCAACCGTTGGGAGTTGCTCGGTTGACGTCGTGAACGCACAGCGCTGCGCTCCCACCCGGAGAAGCAGTGCCACCACAACCCACCGTGATCAGCGCCAGTGACGTTGCCAGTACAATCGACTTCATGGAGCGACGACCCTCTTAGATCTGATCCTACCCCAAGTCAGTTCAAGTTTTCACTCCCAGCTCGGCAAACAGGGCCCGATTATACGCAGCGAACGGCGAGTGGGCATCATTGCACAACAGGCTCGGGTGCACCCACCTGATGACGCCCGATTCGCTGGTGTTGATCTGGCCGTCAACTTCACAGGCAAATGTTGTCGTTGTGAACCCCTGCCTGTCGCGCATAGTGAAGACCGGGTGCAGCGCCGTCGCTGTCAGGCCCACTTCTTCCGTCAACTCTCGACCCGCAGCAGTCTCGTCGTCTTCGCCGGGATCAACCTTCCCTCCCGGCATGCCCCAAGCGGTGGGATCATCCTTCCGTGACACGCACAGCACTGTCCCATCGTGGCCCACGATTAAACAGCACGCCGCCCGCTGTGTGCTCTGTTCGTCGTGCTGTTCGTCGGCATCCTCATCATCGAGGATGTTGCCGTTCTGCTTCAACACACCCGCACCGCCCGTCGTCAGGCCCGTGTTGAAGACGTTGCCCGCAACGCCGTCCTTGCCGAGCGTCTTGGTGTTGAAGTCGGTGAGAACTTCGCGGATCAATTGCCGCAACAGGTCACGGTCACTTGCCACTCGGCGCCACCTTGCAGCCCGGGCCGGTGCAGCTGGTGCCCGCCGTCTGTGGGCCCGGACAGGTGCTCAGTTGGTCACACGAAGTGATCTTGGCCGCACACGTGGGGTCGAGCCACACGCCGGTGTTCTCCGTCGCGGTGCAGAAGTTGACGCAGGTGACCATGCAGGTGAAGGCGACGGAGCACGTCTGATATTCATCGTGGACGCCTGTCACTCCCAAGCAGTCGGCGTCGACCTTACACGTCTGGTGAGTGTCGATGGGCGTGCCTTCCACGCAACCCAGTGCCACGAGGTTGCCACACGCCTGTGCACATGCCGATTGATCGGTGATGGTCGGCGGGTTGGTGGGCACGATGAGCACCCCGGTGCTGTGACACGACGTGCACGTGGCCAGTGCCAGCGTCACCGTGCCGGCGACGGCTGCCCACGCCGCGATCTGTATGAGAGGCCGTGCACTGCTAGTGTAGTGTCGCAAGATCTTGATGCCCATCTTAGTCTCCCGTCCTCAGGTCAACGTACTTGGTATTGAGCAAGTTGGAAAGCGTTTGTTGCGCCGCCTGTTCATCGCCCTTGAAACGTGCGCGGAGGCCTGCCCACCGCCGCTCGACGAACTTGCGGACGCCTGCCTTGATAGCGGGTCGCAGGGGCCGACCCAGCTCTAATTCCACGTCGCGCAGCCAATCATCCGCCAGTCGTCGCGCTTCAAAGCCTTCCTTCGACCCGGGCTCGCCCAACCCAGAAGTCCGCAGGTGGGTGATGAACTTGTGGTCACGGCGCAGCTCGTGGAGCAATGCCTCGTGGATGAAGGTGCGCAGCAGGTGTGTCACGCCCGCTGGCCCGGTGCCAGCGTCGGCACCCAGATGTCGTCGACGCCGGACGCACCCAAGTAGGCATAGGGCACGTAGCAGTATCCCCCGTCGCCCCAACCAGTGCCCCAGCTGTTCTTGACGATCCATCGCTGTAGGTTGTCGTTGTAGCCACAGATCATCTGTGCGTGGCCACCGGGACTGATGCGCTTCGATGCCGGCATCGCCACCATGCCGTCGCGACCCGTGTTGTCGTAACCTTCATCAACGGTCATGCCGAAGACGACCGGGTGGATCGCCTGCAGTGCTTGCTTGATGGAGGCCGTCAACGAATTGGGATTGATGATGTTGTTCGCCGCGATCAACAGCTGGCTGATCGAGTAGAAGTTGGTGACCTTGTTGGGATACGCCTCGCGGTAGCTCTCCCACGACGGGCGGGTGAAGATCATTGAGGTGTCATAGGCCCACGTGGACTCAGGACAGGTGCCCAGCGACGCGAGAGTGCTAAAGGCCAACCTGATGTAGGTGCCTGCATCGTTGGCGGTGTCCTGCGTCTGCAATCGAGCGTTGTAGTACATGAACAGGCGTGACAGCTTGACGAAGGGCAGGCCATTGCGGATCTGACAGAACTCCAACGCCGAACACGTGGCATCGGCAACGCAGTCGGACACTTGGTACTGGTTGTCAATTGGTGGGCACAGGGGCCTGAGGTCGAGGATGCCACCCTGTTCCACGATCTGATTGGGCACAGCAGCGCCCGCCGCCAGCACCGAGGCGAGGTTAGCCGCCCCGAGTGGCAGGTCGTGGAATGCGGCTTGGCCTGCGGGCAGTGGTTGGGTGCTATCAGGTCGCCACGTCTTGCGGTATGTCTGCGTCATCACTTGCCTCCGGTGAACAGTCTCAAGATCATCGCAAAGAAGTCGGCGAATGCATTGGTGGGCGCGGGTGGAGGCGCCACGGGGACCGCAGGAATACTCGGCGGCACGGGAGGGGTGGGAACAGGCGGCGCGGGCGGGGGAGCGACGTGGGCCGCATCGGGGGTCAAGAACAGTGCAGCTTCACGCTTGCGCCGGCCGAGGATCTCGGCATTGGGCACGCCGTCGACCTTGTCCCAGGCCGGAAATTGGGCGGCCGCACCGGCGAAGTCACCCTTGTTGAGGAGCTTGAGGAGTGTAGAGGAGGCGAGTGCGCCGGTGCCCAGGTTGTACGTAAAGCTGGCGAGCGCGTCGAACATGTGTTGGGTGATCGTCACCTTGACGCCGCCGCTGATGGCGGCCTCGAACCGGGCAAGGTCGTTCGCGAGCATGGCCTGTGCCTGTGCAAGGGTGATGCCGTTGGGATACGACTCACCCGGGCCGAGCAGGTGGCCAATTCCGATCGTTGCTTTCCCACCGACATCATTGTAAGTGTGGAGCACGACGCCTTCTTCATGCGTTATAAATTGTATGCCTGCAGCTGACGTCCTCACGACGCCTTCCCCTGTGCGGTTTTGACCTTGGTCACCGCGGCACGGAGCAACGCCTCGATCTGCGTCTTGAGATCAGCGGCCTCGCGCTTGACGACGTCACCCGGGTACTGTTGGCTCAGCTTGGCCTCGAAGGTGCCGACGAGATCGCTCAGTAGCTTGCCGATGCCCGCGCCTGCGACGGGGGCCTGTGCGAGCTCTTCCTTGATGATGTGCTTGAGGCGGTCAGGTGTCAGGGCAATGCGGGCCATGCCGCTAAATACCCTCAGTCTGAAGACCTCAGGCCGAAATAGGCCGATCAGTCGCCTTTCGCGGGGTGATGGTGTGCCCGTAGCTTCTCGTAGGCACCCTCAACGTCAATGAGCTGACCCGCGGCTCGACGTGCCTCGACGGCGAACGGGTGCGAGAAGTGGGGGTTCGACCGCGGGCACGCCGCCTTCATCGCTGCCCACACTACGGCATAGGCGACCGGGTACAGCGGGCCCAACGTCATCGCCTGCCTGATGCAGTCCTGCTCGTGGTGCAGTGCCAATTGACCCGTGTGGGTGGCGAGGTTGACATTGAGGACAGCGACGTTACCCAGTGATTGGCCCGCTCGTAGGTGCCAGTGGCGTGCCAACCACGGCGGCAAACAGTGCGGTTTGGGTTCCCAAGCCAGTGCATCGCCGAAGGTGCCCAGGTGCCGGTACCAGCCCAACAAGGTGAAGAGGTTGACGTAGATGAGACCGAGCAGCGTCAACGGTGCTGCCCAAACGTAGCCCGCTACTTGCGTGACCTTGGACATGGGACACACCTCCTGCGATATGTAGGCCCGCCGAGCGCGTCAGAGGTCAGAAGTAAACGTGTCCATCACTCCGGAGTGATGTCAGTTGGCGCCGCGTCAGGTTGAAGTGCCGCTTCAAGTTCGTCTTTCGAAACTTCGCGACAGAATACGCCCGTGGGACCACTTCCGTCGCTGACGATCATGATCCGATCATCAGCTGCAACCCAAGCAATCGGTGGTTCATGAACTGTGCTATTGTTGTCATAAAAACAAACTTTGGGAATTTCTGTTTCTGCCATGTCTTCGAGATAGCGTTCACACTCTTTTCCCGAAGAAGGTTCGAAATCGTATCTCTTTGCCCATTGTGACAACAGATCAACAGCAGATGCCATCGAAGCCTCCCTGATGAGTCGTTTCAACGTACCGAGTTTTAATCGCATCCTCATAAGTATCAACCCAGAGGGTGTCGACGATGACCTTCTGTTGGCGCCGGTACCAACCCAACAGGGTGAAGAGGTTGACGTAGAGCAGGCCACACGCCGTCAACGGCGCTGCCCATAACCAGCCGATCGCACGCTGCCACTGTCGCATCGTCCACTCCGTTGAGGGTAGGTGGGCTCGACGTCACCCCCACAGGGGTTCAAACGTCGCCACAAATTTGTCCCAGGTGCCGTCCTTGGTCAGCGACTTGAAGGCCCACTCATCAAACTTGGCCTTCACCGCGTCCCAGTCGCGGGTGGGCGCAGACGACTGCGTCTGCATCGCCTCGGCATCCGTCAACGTGCACAAGGCGATGAGCTTATAGTTGCGCTCGAACTGTTCGGCGAAGGCCGGCATCAGGCGCATTCCCTCAAGCGACTCAGGATCATGAACCAGCTCCAGTGCCTTCGCTTCAGTGACCAGTGCCGGGATGTTGTCACAGCCATCGCCTCGTAGTGCTTTCCACAGCACGTAAGAATAATCGACGGGTGCCTCGACGAACTTCTTGGTCACCGGGTTGTAGAGGCGCACGTTGCCGACGCCATTCTGCAACATCTGTGTGAAGTCGCTGTCGGTCGACACAATGATGAACTCAGCACTTGACGACGAACGGTTCACGATAGACATGATCACGTCGTCCCCCTCAAAATCGGGATGACGGATGACGCTGATGGGAAAGTGTGCGGACACCAGCTCAACGATCAGCGCAGACTGCCGGCGAAAGTCGACGAGTGACGCCTGCTTCTTGGCACCCTCGTCAGTGGTGACGTCGATGATGCGGTGGGCCTTGTACTCCGGGAGCAGCGCCAGTTGCCGCTTGGGTGCCCCCTCGAGTGTCATATAGACCCTCGTAGGTTTGAATTGGTCGACCAACGGGCGTAGCTGGCGGAAGAAGTTGTAGACGGTTGCGAAGTCACCCAATTGAAAGCCACTGCGGGCGCGGTGTAGCAAATTTGCGCCGTCGAGAACGAGGATGCTCATGTTGAACCTCTCTTCACTAGAATCAGATCACTCAACATGGTGTCGCTTGTCGGCATTGTCGACCCAATCTCATCGTCCCAATCGACGAAGACTAAGTCTGGCATCGGATCACACAAGTCACAACCCAATTGTGTTACGGTGCCTTCGCTCTTTGCTGCCCTTCGTCCTGTTCGAACGCGTGGCGACTCGGGCGAAATCATCACCCGATCGCCGACCATGGGTACGTCACCTGACCTATAGTGAATCATGTTAGTCCCACCTTTCGCTTGAAGTCCTGCCACGCAGCGAAGGCCTGTTCAACCGTCGAGCCCGTGCGTACCTCGAACGAGACGCCGCGGGTCGAGGCGAAGGCACGCCAATCGTCGCCCTCCCAGACCCAATTGCGAACAGATGACCCCTGCCAACAGAACTTCTGCCTGCCCAGGCGCGCCTTCAGGAACTTGACGGCACCGCCCTCATCGTACGACAAGTGATGCATCTGTGACAATTCACGTGACCATTGTTCGTCAAGTGCCGCGCCGGTGAAGGCATAGTTGAGGACGCCGTCGGAGTCCCAGGTGAAGCGATCGGTCATCACGGCTCCTCATCGTTCAAGTAGATAGTGTTGCCCGGTGGAGGCCAGCAATTGACGACGGCAACTCGACGGAAGCACTTGCTGCACTCATAACCCAACCGCGTCTCGGTCGCGCCTGCAGCACCACGCAGTGACAGGTTGCCACCGAGCGGCATCACCTTGCCACAGCGCGTCAGCTCAATGCCGACCTGTTCTTCAAAGCGTTGCTTACTCATGTCAGTCCACCGTCACCCACCAGCCCACGACTTCAGTGTCATCGGGTGTGGTGATCACTTCGAGACGGTAGTTGTCGGCGAGCTGGTTGTTGGGCACGAACGTGCGATAGATGCACTTCTGTGCCGCTTTCAGGTCATTGAAGAACTTGGTGACCAGCTCCGGGTTGTGCTCGCCCATCAGGTCGCACGGGAACGATTCGACAGTGCGACGTGCCTGCTGGTTGCCAGGCAGACCCTTTTTCCACTCGCCGATGTACTCCACCTGTGTGAAGGTGTCCTCGGCCTCGTCCTTCAACTGGCGCTTCTCACAGCGCTTCCACTGCGAACCATCGCACCACATGTGCCAGATGAACTCCTCGAGCTGCACCAACGTTGAGTCGAGTGGTGCACCGTACAGTCGGCACACGTATTGTAGCCGCGTCACTTCAACGTCGCCATTGGCCCAATCCACCGTCATCTCGTCGGGATTGTCGAGGTCGGAGTGGTGCTTCAGGTCATGTCGGGCCGCATCGGTCGCCAGCCAGGTGCCGATCAATTCCTTCAGTTTCTCCGTTGACAGCTTCGCGCTCATGTGTTGTCGTCCTCAGGTTCGTAGGTGATTGTGACGGTGACCTTGCCTTGAAACTCGCCCGGGATGTCCTTCATCGCCGGGTTGAAGTCGGCATCGACTGCTTCGTGCACGTCACGAAAGTAGTCGGCAAAGGCCTCGAATCCGTGATATACCTGGGTGAAGAGCAGCTTGGTGGCCATCGAGTACTACTCTATCACACCGTCGGCAGCTGGTGAACAATAATGCCATGTGACCATCCTACCTCACACCACCGCACTTTTGCACCCTCACTGGTTCATGACGACGCAACCGGCGACCAACAGCACCGCGCCGATGACCTTCACCAGTGTGAACGTCTCGCCCAGTGTCACCCAACACATGATGAATGATAGGGCCGGGTAGACTTGAGTGTACGACAGCACTTCACTGGCGGGTCGTTGCTTGGTGGCGAACAGAAAGCCGAGGCCCGCCATGCCCGCTAGCACTGTCGACGCCAGCGTCCACAACACCCCGGGCACGTTGAAGCTGCCCACTTGAGCGTTCGATCGCATCCACACGTAGAGGATGGGCGCCAGCGCGCCACAGATGCAAACGTTGGTCAACTGCACTGACAACGGGTGCATGTAGCGAGTCGCCAGCGCCTGGGTGACGGGCCAACAACCCCAACCCACGATCGCCAGCACCAGCCAACCCGCGTCACGCATGTTCAGTTCAACTTCTTGGTCAATTCGACGGCGCGTTCGGCGGCAGTCACCCGAACATTACCGATGTTCCACGTGCAGCCTGCGGTGACTGACACCACCATGCTGGCCCACTTGGCCTTCAGTGTCCGCAACACGTCGGTGATCTCGGCGTGGATACCCGTCGCGGTGTAGTCTCGTTTCTCTTCTTCACTCACCGGATGACGGTGGATCGACAACGCAACGACGCTGACGGCATTATCTTCGTGTTCAGTGAACAACTTGCGGCCCATCGCCCCCACCACAAAGCCACGTTTGATCAGCTTGAGGCACAGTTGATCGACATAGCTGGTGTCGAAGGTCGTCAACCACACGTAGAAGAGCGTCGTCGCCGGCGTCGTGTTATCACTCAACGGGACTTCCTCACCTTCGTCGCTTTCGTCGCCATCTTCACCCACACGTCAAAGGGAACGCCTTTCAAGGCGTTCAGTGCCATCGATAGGTCGCCGAAGAGGCCATCGAGCCTTTCTTGGGTCGCTACATCACCTGATGCTACCGACGTGGTGATGATTTGTTGGAGGGCCTCACGCAGCGCTTCCTTTTTCAAGTAGTCGGGGTGCGCCGAGACCGCCTCAGCACAGAGGTTACGAAGCTTGCCGACTGTCGTCTTCATCCCGTCCCCACTTTCACCCACTTGTATTCCCAAGGTGGTCCATCGGTAAACCCACCCGGCTCATTGATGTGGAGCTCCCAATCAATGTTACGTTGTCGTGGGTCATCAGTGTTCCAACCGACCAAATAACCAGCGCCGACGGTGAACCTGACTGCTTCGGGAGGAGGATTGGTGAAGGCGATCGCTTCCCGAGTCACCACGGTACCGTGTGCATGTTTGTTGTGTACAAAGCGTGACAACCCCTTGATCGACTTGAACTGCGGAATGTCCATCGCTTCTGTGATGAACTGCTTCAACTTGCCCACTGTCGTCTTCATGTAGCTAACTATCGGCTCCCATCACATCGAGGCGGGTAGCTTGACGCGGGCGACAGTGCCGTCGGGCATCTGCACTGTGACGCCATCACCATCGACGGGTAATTCTTCAGTCACGGGCGGCACTTCTTCGCGCGCCTTGGTCGACTTGGCACCTCGCGCCTTGATCTGCGGCCCAGGCGCATGGATGCTCTTGTGAGGAGGTTCAGTATTGGACTTCCACCCCTCAGTCGTCGCTTCTGTTGCAGTCGGGTACCACTCCTTCGCCTTAGTGACGGCGTTGTTGACCAGCTGGTTGATGCCGTTGGTCGCCCGCTCGAGTAACATCCGCTTGACTTCGGCCGCCGACGTGAAGATCTCACCGTCTACCTTGTCGATCGGCAGTACCTGCGCGCCCGTACCTGAACCCCCGGCGACCATGTAGGTGATGCTGTCACCTTCCATCGTCTGCTTGCTGATGACCTCGGTGATCATCATCGGGTACACCGTGTTCTGGCCACGAAGAACCACATAGATCAGCTGGCCGATCTTGTAGGCGGTCACGGCTGCTTCGCCTTCTTTGGTGTACGTTGTCCGATCGGTTCACCGGTGGGCCATGACGGCGTGGCGCCCATGAACGGGTCGTCGTCACCCGGATCATCAACGTTCTCATCACCGGTCACGATGTTATCCAACACGCTCCCGGTTGGTGACTGATTCTCCTGACCCTCCTGCGGATCGTGCGCCAGCCTGAAGACGCCGACCGGGGGTGCCTGCGACGCCGCGCAGACGAAGTCAGGGGCCGCATCGTCAGTCGGCACTGCCGCCGCTTGACACAAGGTGGCGACCTTGCGCCACAGCTTGGCTTCGACGATCTCTCGATCCTCGACGGCGGCCAATCCCTGGCTCACCGTCTGCTTGACGTCGGTGGGCAACGTGATGCTAAACAGGTCGCGTAGGTGGAGGACCTCAAACCGGGTCAGCGTCAGGGCGTACGTCTGCTGGGGCGCGAACTTCGCTTGCCCGACATCCGTGCACACCACCGTCTTTTCCCGCTTCTTCTTCGACTTCTTCGCCATAGGGTAATCCTACCCCGTACGGGGTTGCATGTTCAGAGAACTGCTCGGCCTCAGTCGAGCCCTTCATCGCTAACGTCGACGAAGTACCGCCGGTGATGACACTAACGATCGCGTCGAAGTATGAGGTGCCGGCTTCGCGCTGGTGCTTGACGGCGGTGTAGCCCGCTTGTTCGAGCGTGAATTCCCGATCCTGCAACTTGACGTAGGCACCCATGCCACGCTGGTGATAATCGAGCGCCAGTTCGAAGACGCTGCTGGCATTGGCGTGCCAACCCGCGAGGGTTACAAAGAGGAAGACATAACCCATCGCGTGTAGGTCATCCTGAAACGAGGCGATCTGATCGTCCGTCAGGTGCTTGCGCCACTTGAACGACGGCGAACAATTGAAGGCCAACTGCTTGCCCGGGAACTGTGCGTGGATCGCCTCAGCGAATTGCTTGGCTTGCGCCAAATCGGGCGTTGACGTCTCGAACCACAGCAGGTCGGCGTAGGGCGCATAGGCGAGGCCACGAGCGATCGTCCGCTGCATGGGATCGCCCGTCAGGTGGTAGAAACCTTCCGAAGTGCGACTAGTTGGTGCAACGAACTGGCGATCTCGTTCGTCAATATCACTGGTTATCAATTGCGCACTCAGTGCATCGGTGCGAGCAATGATGACCGTCGGCACCTCGAGCACGTCGGCAGCGAGGCGGGCGGCGACGAGGTTGTTGATCGCTTGAGACGTCGGGATGAGCACTTTCCCATTTAAATGCCCGCATTTTTTCGCGCTCGACAGCTGATCCTCGAGGTGAATGCCTGCCGCACCGGCCTCGATCAACGCCTTGACAAGTTCATAGGTGTTGAGGTGACCGCCAAAGCCTGCCTCAGCATCTGCAACGATGGGCGCTAACCAGTGACGATGATTCTCGCTGCGTTGGCCATCTGCCTCTTCCATCGCATCGATCTGCTCGGCACGGAGCAGTGCATTGTTGATGCGCCTGACCAGGGTGGGCACGCTGTCGACGGGGTACAGTGACTGATCTGGGTAGGTCTGGCCTGACGTGTTGGCGTCGGCGGCAACTTGCCAACCTGACGCATATATGGCTTTCAATCCTGCCTTGACCATCTGCACCGCTTGGTTGCCAGTCTGCGCTCCCAACGCCCGCACGGATTGGTTCACCATCATAGCACGTAATCGACCGGCACCATTCTCGGCCAGCGAGTGTACGATTCGGGTGCGGCCCTGCAGGCGCTTGACGTCAGCGGGAGTGTAGGGTCGTTTGATGTCATCCATGTCGCACCTCTCTGTTTACAGCATGTCGTAGGCGGGCAGCGTCAGAAAGTCGGTGAACTCGTGCGGGTCGCATGCAACCTTCATGAACAACCTGATCGCATCGTCGATCCGCGCGCCCACCAGTGGCATTGTTTCTTGGCTGATGATGTCCGCCAACCTGACGTAGGTCAGTGGGCGCCCGCCGACGATCGCACCGTGGTGTAGTTGCTGCCATATTTGGGCACGTGAGATCTCGGCCGTCGCCGCGTCCTCCATCAGGTTGTACAGGGGCACGCAGCCATTGCCGCTCAACCACGCCTCGAGGTATTGGATGCCAACCCTGATGTTGTGGCGCAGGCCTTCCTCGGTGCAGGGACCTGACGGCACCAACAACAGCTCGTCGCGAGTGATGGGTCGATTGGTGCGTGGCCGATCGATCTGATTGGGCCCGCAGTCCTTGAAGGCCTCACGAGCGATCTGGATCAGACCCGGGTGGGCGACCCAAGTGCCGTCGTGGCCCATCGCTGCTTCACGCAACTTGTCGGTGTGTACCTTCTCCATGGCGACGTCATTGGCCTCGGCATTGCCCTTGATCGGGATCTGCGCCGCCATGCCGCCCATCGCGTGGATGCCGCGCTTGTGGCACGTCTGCACCAACAGCTCATCGTAGGCGTTGAGGAATGCCTTGTCCATCGTCAACAGCGAGCGATCGGGTAACACCGCGCTCGGGTCATCGTGGCGCTTCTTGATGAAGGAGAAGATGTAGTCCCAGCGCCCGCAGTTGAGGCCCACGATGCGGTCGCGGAGGGCGTAGATGATGCGGTCCATACAGAAGGCGGCAGGCAGCGTCTCGATCAGGCACGTCGTGCGAATGGCGCCCATGGGCAGGTTGAGTACCTGCTCTGCGTAGGAACAGACATCGTCCCACAGCTTCGCCTCGTGGTGACTCTCCATCTTGGGCAGGTACAGATACGGGCCTGACCCACGTGACAACAGTTCGTGTGCATTGTTGAAGACATAGAGACCGAAGTCGACCAGGGCCGCAGGCACGGGCTTGCCATCGAGCCTGACGTGCTTCTCCTTGAGGTGCCAGCCCCGGGGCCTGACCATCAACACCGCTGGCTTGTCATTGAGCGAGTAGTGTTTGCCCGTCGTAGGATCGTCGTAGGTAATGGTGCGACGAACGGCATTGAAGAGATTGACCTGACCACTGATCAGGTTGTCCCACGTCGGTGAGCATGAGTCCTCAAAGTCGGCCATGAAGACGTCAGCGCCCGAATTGAGAGCATTGATGACGCCCTTGCGGGTGGGCGGCCCGGTGATCTCGACGCGGCGATCGATGAGGTCGGCAGGTGGGGGTGCCGCACGCCATGATGAGTCGAGCTCCTCGGGTGAACGAGCGAAGTCGCAGTCAACGATGCTGCGGTGCTTGCGGGCATCGAGACACGTGTCAACGCTAGCGCCGTACCGCTCGACCAATCCCTTGATGAACGACATGACTGGCAAAGCAAGGAGATGTTCATTGTCAGCGTTCAAGATCACCGATTTATCCCACTCAATATCGGCACTCATTTGTAGTCGCTGCCTTCCTGTCCGGGCGCATTGGAGCCGGTGCACTTGTTGTCGTGGTAGGTTGCCTTGGGACACCGCTTGTTGCCACACGTCGGACACAGGAACATGCGATTCAACTCAGGTTCAAGAAGAGTGGCGCGCACCCCACGTGCGGCGACCTTGATCTCTGCACACCTGATGCAGTCATTGCAGGCGGTGCCGCGGTTCATTGGGCCGGATCGCCGAGGACTTCCATGAACAAGTCATAGGCATCCTTGTGCGCAATGCTGTTCTGGAGCTTGATGACCTTCAGCGCAGTCTGCAACGTCTTCATATCGAGCTTGTCTTTGAAGGACTCGATGACTTCTTTGCGATCCCCCTTCAGGGTCTCAATCTCGTTGTCGATCGAACTCACTTGGCCCATGAAGTCGTTGACCACGGCGCGCAAGGCGGTGATCTCGTCGGGCATCATCTCTGCGACTGCTTTTGCGGGTGCTGTCTTTGCCATGCGGTCACTCTATACCGTCACCGCACACTTGGTCACTCTATCAGAGCGTCTCCCACTTCACCGGCGGGAGACAGACGCCCTCATGGGCCACGACCAACCGACAGTGCTCGGGCTTTGTACCATCAGTGTGGTGCAGTTCCTTGTCACACCGCGGTCCCTTGTTGGTCGATTGATTGTCGATGTAGACAGTGGGCTGTGACAGGTCGGTCTCACCACCGTGGGTGATTGCCGCGTGCGAGACGCTGTGACCCGCATTGCGCAGCGCCTTGACGAACTCGGCGGCCATGCGGTCGGCGTCGCCCAGGTAGTCCATGTTGTGATGACAGCCCACGCCCTTGATCACGATCGTCCAATTGCCCATGTGAGTGCTCCTCAGGTAATCCTACACCGATCACAGTGCTTTGATTTTGCTGATGACGCGCCGGTAGTCACTGATATAAGGCGAGTCGTCGGGCACTCCCTGGTCGAGCGCCTGCTTCACCTGACCCTCGAGGTTTTTCGTGTAGAATTCACGCATCGACTTTTTCGCCGCCGCCAAGATCTGCTGTTCCGCCGCCTGACGCTCCTGTTGTGGGACGCCCTTCATCTTGTCGAGGCCCTTGAGCGGTCTATGCACCAACTGTTGCAATTGCTCCAGCGACTTGGCACCCAACACCCCCTTGGCCTGCTTGTAGACCTTCTCCAGGGTGCCGCGCGTGATCTCCGTCCCACGTTGCTGCAACTTCTTGGTCACCGGCGCATCGGCGACACGGGCCCTCACCTTGTCGCTGGTCAGCACCTGCTCAATGGGTGGGTGGTTACCCCCATCCTCATGCAGGGTGCTCTCCATGGGCCCACTGTCACCACCGTGCACCGGCTTGTTGGCACCTGATGGGCCACCCTCGACACCGAAGGCGTTCTTCACCTTATCGAGCCACGTGTCGAGGGTGCCGCCCGTCAGCACGCTGATCATCTTGATGACGACCTTGGGTGATTGCTTGGCCAATCGCGACGTGATGAACGACGCCGGCGCATGGAGGAATGCGGCCAGCAACGCATCGTGGTCTTCGAAGGCATCCCAAGTGGCCTGAAAGACGTCGTGGTAGTCACGACGAATCTTGTCGAGTTCCTCTTTCTCCTTCTCGAAGATCTCGCCGTAGGAGTCGCGGAGGATGGGCACCAGCGTCGTGGCCACGGCCTCGAAGGCAACGCGTACCAGGGTTTGACCCTTCTGTGACAGGGCCTTGGTCTTGCCCGCGGCCACGCCCACCACGTCGGTGAAGGGTTTGACGAAGGTGTTGTAGAGGTCGTCGTTGGAGCCGAACGACATGCCGTAGGGACTGCCCGTAGCATCTGCCATTGATAAGTCAGCGTATTCACCCCCACCTTCGCCCTCCTCAGTGAGCAGCACCACCTCACTGATGAACTCACGTAGCAGTTTGTCGGACGCCATCGCTGATAAGTATGCCACGCACACCAAAGTTACAGGCACATCACCACAGCTTGCGGATGCGATCGTTGTCACCGTGTTGACTGATCTTGTCGATCCACACCGCGCGCGGTGCTGACGTCACGATCAGCACAGACTCCTTGGTCAAGGCCACCACTAAACACAGCTCGCGGGTGTTTAGTCTACCCAACGCCTTTGATGCGCCGGTCCCCGCAGATTTACTCCACATCGTGGCACCGTGTGGGCAGTAAAACACGCTGCCGGGTTTTAGGTCAACGAGGTTCACGGCGATGGCACGTAGCTGTTGAGATCAACTTTGATCGCCTCGATGCCGTGTTTGACAATGGTGCGCTGGTAGTTGTGAATCATGGGCAGTGCATCGATGTTGAACCAACGCGCATCGGCGACTTCACTGTCGGGGTTGTCGTGATAGGGTTCAACGTCGGCAGTGGGCAGCGCTAGCCACAGCACCACCGTCTTTTCCTCACCACGGTGCACCGTCGTGATGTCAGGCAGGCGCTCGGTCAGCCCAACGTCGATGCCAGTCTCCTCACGAATTTCTCGCCGTGCGCAGTCCTCCAGCGATTCACCGGGTTTGAGGTGACCCTTAGGCACGCCCCAGTTGTCACTGTGTGAAAATTGCTTGACTAACAGCACCTGCACTCGACCCAGGTGAACTCGCCACGGTAGACCGCCACATGAAGTCGCCTTCCGGCGAACCTTGTTCTTGTCGTCCATGGTACTTACCTTATAACGGACAGGAGCACACTATCACTTGGCAAAGATCGGCATCATCGCGGGATCATTCAAGCCCTGGCAGGCTGGCCATAGTGCCCTTGTCAACATCGCCGCGCGCAACAACGATGAAGTGCACCTCTACGTGTCGTTGAGCGATCGGGCGCGGCCGGGTGAGGTGCCCATCGTCGGCGCCGACATGAAGAAGCTGTGGGACGAGACGATCGAGCCCAGTCTACCCGCCAACGTCACCGTCACCTACGGTGGCTCACCCATCGGCCACGTCTACAAAGAATTGGGCGATGCCGACACAGCAGGTTCCACTGACACCTTCAACATCTACTCCGACCCCGACGACCTGAAGGCCAACTACGCCACCTTGAGCAAGTATGCAGGCAACCTTCTCGCCCACGGGCAGATTAAACTCCGGCCCATCGAGCGGTCACAGACCGTCAACGTGTCGGGCACCCAGATGCGGCAATGGCTCGGAGCGGGTGACAAGGCCAACTTCACCAAGCACCTGCCCAAAGCCATCGACCGCGACCTAGTGTGGAACGTATTGTCGGCCCGAGCGAAAGACCCGCCCAAGGACATCAAGACGACCGACAGGGCTCGCAAGCCCCGCGCCGAGGCGCTGCTACGCCACTACGTCAAGTTGCTGCTCGGACGATGAGATCAGCAACTTAATGACGACATAGTCAATGTTCAGTGCATAGCGTGGTCGGCCCTTGGAGATGCCTGTTAAACGCCAGGCATTGAGGTCATCGGCAGGCACTACGATGTAACCGAAATTGAAGGCACAGTAGATGTCACCGTAACCCGCCAGCACCTTTGCCGGCAAGACTGCCATGCATAGCTCACGGTGAACGTTGAGAGGTAGCACGTCGATCATCCTTTTGGGCACTTCACCGTCCTTGAGCGCCTGCCTGACAGTGGGGTCAAGACCCCTGAACAGGCCCGCTTCCGCCTGTTCAAAGATGAAGGCGCCCCATGCTTTCTGACCGCACAGCGACACCTGCATCGCCTGTAATGAGCCTTTACCATTGTCGAGCCACTTGATCTCGCCATTGGGCAGGTCTCTGCCAGTAGACGATGATAGCGTTAGACCCAACCGCATCTTGATCGCCTTCTCGCCCGGGCCCTCGTGCAATGCGCGCGGTTCTCCCAACGTGGCGCATTCGGCAGGTGACCACAACCGACCTTCAAGCTCCGCCAGTATCCTGATTAGCTCGTATGCCTTGAAGTACGATAGGTCACCCATCTCCAGCTTGTGAGCCCACTTATGCCTCTTCTTCAGGCGATTCTTGACGCTCAACAGGACGTTTTTTTGTGTCTTCGTGCGCAGGTTGGACTTGATGCCGGCTAGCTGCGACTTTTGGGCCTCAAGGTCCTCAATCTCAGCATTCAAGTCCATGACCGCGCTGGTGTACCAAACGGTGTCTCGATAGTGCATGATTGCACCTCCGAGAGCAGTCTACCACATAGTGCGGTGAAGTACAGATCTTAGCCGCGCTTGCGGGCCTTCAGTGACTTAGCCAGTGCAGTGAAGGGATTGACCTTAGAGGTCGGCAGCATGGCCGAGAATGGGCTCGGATCGTGCTTCCACATCTTCACTGACACTTGTACCTCATAGCGCGCGCTGCGATCGGCAATGCGAACCGCCAGCCGACCCATGCCCCTGAGGACGGGGATCTGCCCATCGTTGACCAGGTTCAAGTCCAATGGATCTGCACTACCCATGAGGTAGAAGTCGTCGCCTGCCTGTACGTAGTGAGCAGGTTCCTTCTTGGCGACGGCATAGTGCTGTGTGGCCAACGCGGCGGCATCGACGCTGTCAAGCTCAGCGATGTTCTTGTTGGGTCGTTTGGCTAAGAACGCCTTGATCTGCGGCAACGTTACCGACCCGGGCTTCTTGCCTTGTAACCTGACGGTGTCAGTCTTCAGGAACGCCTTGAGGTCATTGATGAAGGCCTGCGCTTCGGGTGACTCATTCATGAACTCTACTGCATAGGCTGCCAGCGGCGAACCACTGTCGCCGGCAACGATCCACTGATTACCATCGTATTGCAGGCGTGGGTTGCCAAGGTTGTCACCTGACGTCAGCTTCACTTCGAGGAATGATGACCCAATGCCCGGGATGTCAATGCGGATGTCAGAGTACTCAGAAGAGCCAGCGTGTTCAATCTTGGCACCTGTCCCAGAAAGGGCGGCCTTTACGGCTGATGCAACGTGCTTCTCAAATGCGTTTGAGGCGGGCGACTCCGTCAGAATGGCGCGTATCTGCTCTCTCAACAAGCCCAACCTAACCCTCATCTGTGTCTCCCATTGGCGACCAACCGAGCGACCGCGTGCCTTAAATAGGCCTCTTGAACGGGGATCTTTACGCCCTTGCGCCCGTACTTGAACAGGCCGAGGATCTGGTTGGCAGGCGCAAACCCACCCGTGAACTTATATGAGTTGCCCTTCCACGTGAAGACAACGCCCTCCATCGCGCTGCTGACATTCTCGATGCTACCCAACTTCGTCATCTGCTTCTGCAACACGTCCATCGCCGTGGCGTCGCCGCTGGCTTCAATCGCCTTGACGGCCCGGGCGACCTCACCCCGCAGGCGCTGCACCTCGGCGTCGTTGTTGCCGATGAGCGTGGAGTGCATGCCACGCAGGGCCTCAATCGCAAACTCATGGACGGCACGCTCGATGGGCTCAATGAACTTCTTCAGCAGGCCCGGCGATGCCTTGACAAAGTGATTGACGGCGGCATATTGGTCGGGCGAGACGAGCTTCTTCAGGTTGAGCAACGACGGTGCGCCCGGGTTGCCCACCGCCCGAGCCGTCACCGCTTTGGCGACCTTGGGTGGCAGGTCGAGCCCCGCGACTTCATCAGTCATCCGCGCCGCGAGGTAATCGCCGAGGGTATCATCGTCACCCACTCCGGCGATCGACTGTGCCTGACCGATCATGGTGAAGGCACGTTTGACGGCGTTGCCGTCGCTCAGCTTCTTGAGGCGAACCAGAGCCGGGCCCCTGACCTGCCAACTACGCTGCGTCAGGGCACGCTGCATGTTGTCGACGTGCTTCTCCAACAAGGCCACGCCGGGAGCAGAGTCGAGCTTCTTGACCTCGCCGGCGCGTGAGACGTGGAAGACGGGACTGGCGTGGAAGACAACGTAGTTGGCGTCATAGTTGATGACGTTGGGATTCTTGGAGTAGATGACCTCAATCGAGTACCAGGTGCGGCCGTCGTTGAAGACCTTGGCTCGGACGGCGTCGCTCAGCGAGCCCACCGCGTCGCGGAGCACCTTGAAGGCACCGTTGAAGGCGTCGGCCAGGTTGCCGCGCCCCTGAAACTTGGTCGCCAGACCTACAGCGTCCATGCCGCCGCTCTTGATGTCACCGCCCGAGCGGGCTACTTTCAGTTGATCACCCGCCCACGTGAAGACTAGGTTGATCCCGTCGAGTTTTTCACTGGTGCGCTCGAGCTTGCCATCGGCCGCCGACGACAACACATCCTTCAACTCCCCGAACGTCAGGTCGAGGTTGTCGTGCAAATGTCGAAGATGCCCGCTCGCACCTCCCACGTTCAGTCGTCCTTCTTCGCCGACGCGCGTTTAGCGCTGGCAAGTTCACCCTTCAGGCGTTGAATGAGGCGACTATAGTTGGCACGCGCTTCCGACCCACGCTTCTGTCGGTCTCGCCACGTGGTCAGCGACCTGATCCGCGTCTCCAGATCTTTGACGTGCTTGCTGGAGCCGTGGGGCACCCGCGAGCCGTCTGACACGTCAGCTTCCCTTACGCGTCTTTCGACCACGAGGTTTACCAGCGTCCTTAGCAGGCGCCTTGACTCGCTTTGCCTTCTTCTTGCTTCGCTTGGGTTCGACGACATCCTTGTTGACCTCAGCTTCGGCCTTGGTGACGGCCGTGTCCATTGCACCGTATAAGTACATCCTGATCTGATCATCATCCACGGGTTGTTGTGCCAGTAGCCCAAAGTGGGCGCGCAGGCGATCGAGAAACGGCTGCGTCACCTTGACTTCGAGGGTGCCGCCCATGGGCAGCGGGATGTAGCGGATGTCGACGAATTGCGGGTCAGTCATGCGCTAATCTTATACCATCCACGTTGTGTGGTCAACGCCGCTTCGCCTGAATTGGTGCGCTGATCGGCGCGTCGGTGTTCTCCTCATCGGTGCCGTGCGATTTTTTCTGTGGGCTCGTGGCGCCCGAGTGCTTGCTGCCTGCGGGCTTGTCGCCCCCAGCACCCTTAATAACATTGGGACGCACTTCCTTAGTGTGTGGTTCGTTGGTCTTGTCCATCTTGATGTCGGCCGGGTGCTTGCCGGGCTCCTCAGCCTGCTTGGCGGGCACTTCACCGGTGACGATCTGGGCGATGCCGCGGACGAAGGCGAACAGCGCAACGCGCTCAGTCTTCGACAGGCTGTTGATCCACTCGTCCATCGCCCCTTTGACGGCGCTGTCCTTGAACGACTTGCCGCTCCTGATCGAGTTCAGCTTGTCGACGATGTCCTTGGGCTCGACGTCGGCGTCCTTCAGCTTGCTGTTCTCGTCGTCCATCGTCTTCGATGAACTGGGTTTGTCGGTGTGGTCGTCGGTGCCTTGATCGCTGCCGCCCTGATCATCGCCACCACTGCCCGCACCGAACAGGTCATCGTTGGCGTTGGTTGAACCCCCGCCCGTGCCCTGCTTGTCCTTCTCGGCCAACGCCTTCTGGTGCAGGGTGCTCTTGATGCCCTCGGCGAAGACGTTGTCAATGTAGGCGAACAGCGACTTGGCGTCGGTCAACTTGACGTGCTTTGTCATCACGTGCCCCGCTTGACGAACCGGGTGCGGCCCATGGGTCGTTCTTGGTAGTTCTTGGCCAGGCGCCGCATCGGGTTGTTCTCCGGGAGATCGACCTTACGGACGCGTGCCTCGTCGATGACAATGCGATCCATGAACAGATCGAACTCTGTCGACTCAGTCTTTATGGGAGGGGTCGGCGTAGGTGGGGTCGACGACGGCGTGCTCGACGGTGGTGGAGTCGACGAGGGTTTGGTCGGCGGCGTGGTCGTCGGAGGCGGCGTTGACGTCGGGGGCGCAGTTGACGGAGGCGGGGGCGGCCCGGCCTCGTCCATGTCGTCGTCATCCATCGTCTCGCTCATGTGAGGCGCGAGAGCACCGCCACCTGAGGCAAAATCGTCGTCGTCTTCACGTGAGACCTTGCCGTCAGGCAAGTCAAGCCACTCGTGCTCATCACCACGTGGCGACTTCTCATCGTCGGCAGAGCCTTCGTCCATGTCATCATCCATCGTCTCGTTCATCGGTTTCGTCATCTGTCTGCTCTCCTGTTGTCGATCCGGTACCCGATCCACGTAGGTATCGGCGTCGGCACTCGACATCGATAGATATGCCGTCATAAAGTTCATCAGGTCGCCGTAGTTGCCTTCAAAGGTGACGTCGTGTGAATGACCCACCGTCGCTTGCGTCGCCCGCAGGTTCCACTGCTTGGCGCTCTTCACTGCCTCGTCGGGTTTAGCGACGGTGACGGTCGCTTCGTAGCGTTCGGTGTCTATATCATCCTCTTCCGTCATCGACATGTCGATGGGCGGGTTGGCATCCTCAAGTTGCTTGTGACTCGCTCGCCAGACACTAACACAAGCTGCAACGTCGTCGATGTCAAAGTTTTCAAGTTCTTGTGAATAGGTACACAAGTCAATGGCAGCGTTTTCGGGAGACATGCTGGCAAGCTCGGTGTAACCATTGTCCCGGACGGCAATGTCCATGTTTCGATCGACAATTGATTGTAGGTCCATGCTGTCCATGCAGTCATCTTCCGTCGTCGACATGTCGATCAGCGTCTCTTCACCCGTGCGAGGTACCATGCCACTCATGGCAAATAACTAGGCGGTCACGGTGCGAATCGTGCGTTCGAGGCCCAAACACAGCACGCACAATTGTTCAACAACGTTGATGTCATCGATCCGGGCACCCTTGACGATGAAGGGGCCTTCAACAGCGACGGCGCAGGTGGCGCCGTGGTGCAGCTCAAAGCCTTGAAACAACAACGACTTGGCGGCGACGAAGTCGAGGGCATCGGAGAGCTGCACCTTGAACTCCAGCTCTGGCGTGTCCGTGTCGAACAGCGCGCTCCTCAGCAGGCCCACGATCGCCGTCTGCTTGTCACCCACCTTGATGACGGCAACGACGGTCACCGCAAGGACGGGTGGTGTATCCTCACCCACGACCCCGTCATCGTCGGTCAGGCGACCCTTCAGGGCCTCGCTCATCATCAGCGTGGGTGACTGTGCCTTGAGCTCCATAGCACGATCCTACAACGTGTCAGCGTCTTGGTCATCACCCGACGACGTCACCGTAGTTGGGCGCGAGACGAGGTCCTTGTACAACACGTCGGCATAGCGAGCCGCTTCCTTATCGAGTTCAGTGATGCGCTGGGTGTCGCGGGTCTGGAGGCGGAGGCTGACCTCACCCTCGTCGAGGGTCAAACGGGCGTGGTGCTGCGTCTGGTGCTCGTAGGCCAACCACGAGACGATGAACTCGTTGCGGTGCTCGGATTCCCGAAAGCGGTACGTCTTGTGCAGGGCACCGTCGATCGCCTGCCACCGATCCATGGGCACCACGGGGGACTGGGCCTGCTGCGCAGTGATGGGTAACCGACCGAAGTCCATGGGTCGCTCGGACTGGGCAATGAAGTTCTCGTGAAGGCGAGACAGCTGGCTCATGATCTAAGTAGGTCGTGGGTGGTACGCTGTCAGGATTCCGCGAACTTTCAACATGCTCGGATTGAGAATTCATCGCGAATTAGTGGACAACAATTGCACTGACTTAGTTAAGTATTCGATGGAGAAATACCATGCAATTCAAGTCAATTCTATTCTCACTACTCGCCGCGTCGACGGTGGCAATCGGTTGCCAAGCACCCGTTCAGTCCACGCCAGAACCCGTGCCGGCGCCACAACAGGTGTTCGTGCCCGCAGCCCCGCCCGTTGTTGTTGACAACACCGAGCGCGATCGTCAGTTTCAGATTCAGCAGGAACAACAGCGACAGAACAGCGCTCAGCAAGCGCTGCAACGTCAGGAACAAGCGAATCAGGCAGAGCGCCTTCGCCAGCAGCGTGTGCAAGAAGACAAGCAGAAACAAGAAGAGGCGCGCAAGCACGAAGAACGTGACCAACAAGACCGTAATTTTCAGGAGCAACAGAGGCAAGAGCAACAGAACAAAGAGCGACAGGACAAAGAGCGCCAAGAGCAGGATCGTCAGCACTCACAAGAACACCAAGGCCCTCAGGGGCTAGAAGTCCACATTCGGTAAGCGGTGATCAATTGACGGCCTGACTGGGCTTAATCAACCCGCTCAGGCGCCAGACATTATCCCAACACCACCACGCCGCCCACGACGGCAGCTTCTGTGAAACTGGAGCCATTGGTCCAGATGCGGCGGTCACGGTCAATGATCGCCGAGCCTCCCTTGTAACTCATGTCGCGTTCCTCGCCCACCCGATTGCTGACGATGACGTTGGCACGCGTCTGCTCGACCAACTCGACCCACTCACTGGCGGGATATGAGAAGGCGCTGCCCCAATTGACCGGGCACGCAATGACGTCGACCTGACCGGGCTTGTAGAAACGCTGGCCGGGTTGGTGAAAGACGTAGCTCTCGCGCATGCGATTGCTGATGTCACGGCAGATCAGCACACCGACGCGCCCCGCGGGGGTCAGCACGATGGGTGGTGTTTGTTCGCTTGGCTGCGCCCACAAATTATCCCCGCCGAAAAGATTGTGCTTCTGCCAGTTACCCACCAACCCTGTCGGTCCTACCATCGCCGCCGAGTTGTAGAACTTGCCCTCACACCACTGGGTGTAGCCGAAGACAATGTGGGCGTTGAATCGTTGGGCAATGGGCACGAAGGCCTGCGTCTGCCACCCGTCGGCCTCTTGGCATACCTTGAAAGCCTCGTCGGTCGACCTCAGCACCGCCCCACCGATGCACAGCTCGGGCAGCACGATGAGCTTGGCGCCTTTCGCTGCCGCTTCATAGCACAGTTGCTTGGCGACCTCGATGTTGGCGCGAGGCTGCATCAGGCGCACCTCGTATTGTACCGCGGCGACGACCTGCGTCTTGGGCACGTATGTGGTGATGCCGTCCATCGACGTTTAGCCCTTCATGCCCTTCAATGTCCACTGTTCCCCGTTGGGCATCTCCACCAATGACACGCCCTTGCTGGCCCGCTGGTGCACTCGCACCTTGGTGCCCGCGGCGTACTGCGTCTTGTTGGGATCACGCGGGCGGGCTTCGCGGCCCTCGATGACGATGTAGGGGCCTCGCATGTCGGCCTGCACCACGGCGTGGTTGCCGATGACCTCGGTCAACGTGGTGACCAAGCGTTTGGCGGACTCGTTGAGCTGGTTGACCTCGTCGGCCTCCGTCCCCTCGCCGAAGGCGTTGATTTTCTTGCCGGGCTTGCGTGCCTTGGTGATGACGTCGTGCAGGTACTCGCGGAAACCGTCGAGCTCGGTGACGATCGTCGGGTGATCCTTCATCAGTTGAATGTCGGGCGCCGTCAGCTCGCCCGATTGCGCCAGCGTCTTGATGTAGTCGTTGGCGGTGGTGAGGATCAGGATGTCACGGTCGTCTTCGGGCAGGCGGTGCAGCCACTTCAACTTCTCCAGTGACTTGTCGACGAGCTGCTTGGCACCGGCGACCGACATGCCCACTTCCTTGGCAATGGCCTCAAACGACTGACCGCCGACGTCCTGCATGCCCCCCAACGCGCCGGGCTTGTATGCCTTGTTGCGCCCTTTAGGTGCATTACCGCCATCGGCAACAGCATCAAGTTCTTCTTGATCAGGCTTATCGAGTTCAGCCGCCGCGGTGCCCAACGACTTCTTGAGGCCGGCCTTCGTCTTCTCGACCCGATCGTTGAATTCCTTGCCGTGGACACCGATCGGGATCTTCTTGACCGGGGGCAGGGGTGCCTCAGCCAGCGCCTTGCGGACGGCCTTGCGGATCACCGCCTCAGCTTGCTTCTTCTTCGCGTCATCGATCGCTTCTTGAGAACCGCCTTGCACTGCCTTCTTGTCCATCGCTTGTTCCTCTTCTTTTTCAGTCCGCTGGTCTAGCGTCTTCTTGACGACGCCATACAGGTCGGGCATCTCGGTGTCGGGTAGGTTCCTGACTAGCTGATTGATCGCCACGCCGAACTCGGTCTTGGTCTGGGGCGTGAAGTTGGGGTTGACGGGGTCGGTGACGGCCTTCGACGGATCGACGACGGGGTTGACGTTGGCAGTGCCCGCGTCCTCATTGCTCCAGCCCGTGTTGGAGAGCGCCTCGCGCACCATCTCGCGGAGGGCATCGTCGGTGACAATGGTCGTCATGTCGTGACCCCGGGGTTCGTTCCTGGCACCACTGGCATCGTCGTGGTCGTCGACGTTGCATCAGTCGTCGCGGTGACGGTGTTACCGCTGCCTGATTGGGTCGTGGTGACGGTCGCCGACGAATCATCGGTGACGACTTGACCATTGACGTACTTGGTCGTCACCCAATGGTGGCCCACGAAGGCGGCCATCACGCTCCCGAAATAAGCACCACACGCCGCGACGTCGAAGGGCCTGATTGACACGGTGCCGATGCGATCGAACAGCGACATCACGTAGCCCACTGTCACCGCCACAAACGACACCGCGACCAGTGTCACAATGACGCTGGGATCGCCGTTCTGATCCTTGATCCACAAGTTTGCCATGAGCACGACCTCACCAACGTAAATAGGTCGCTGGTCAGAGCTTACCCACGGCAAACGCGGTCACTACCGTCAAGACGATGCCACCGACGACGCCGAGACCGATCCACGTGCCCGCGCCTGGGCCCGATGACTCACGTTTCAGCTCGTCCTGCAGGATCAAGTTCTGCTTCTGTGCGTCGGTCAATTGCGCGCTAAAGATGCTCTTGTCAGTGGTGCACGTCGTCGCCGCGGCATCAAGGGCAAACTTCTGTTGATCTGCGTCGATCGTCGCCTGGTGCTGCACCGACAACTGCAACGTGGCCATCGCCGTGTCCTGCTGGGCAATGATCTGGCCTACAGCGCTGGGAGAAAATAGCACACCCGGGTACGGAGCTACCTGCCCAAGCTTGAGCGGCGTAATTACTGGGGGCGGCGTGGTGACCACCGGTGCAGGGGCAGTGAGCGCTACGGTGACCCGAGCGCTAGCTGCGTTGGAGGCTGCATCCGATGCTGCATGGTTCGCTGCGAGCACGGCGTCGTCGGCCCAAGCGGGCACCGACGTTGCAGCGATCAGGGCGACGACTGTCACCGTGGCGATGATGCGAGGTGAATTCATGAGCGACCTCACTGGCCCGCCGGGGGTTGCACGGCGAAACCGAACTTGGCGCTCAACAGCGTCGCTAGCCCAACGGGATCATTGGCGTACTGCTTGGCGATCTTCGTTTGTTCGGCGGCCTGCTTCACTGCCAGTGCAGCGGTGGCCTGCTCAAACTGTTGTTGGGCCTGAGCCAGCGACGCCTGCAGGGCCTGCTGCTCCTGCGCGTGCTGTGCTTCCTCGTCGGCACGGGCCTTGTTGATTGCGGTGATCTCGACTTGGTGGGCGGTGTTGAGCTGTGCAAGTGCAGCGACGTTGAGCGCATTCTGGTGGTGGAACCAGCCATAACCCACCGCCACGAGGCCGACCAGCGCGATCGCGCCCCAGTGTGCCTTGAGAAAGTTGAGGACGACGCCGAAGACAGAGAGGCTCATAGAATCGGATCCGTCCCCGGGATGACGTGACCCTGGGTGCCCTTGTCAGGCGATGACTTCTTCTTGTCGACCATGGTGTTCTCCTCGTGAATTCAATTGGGCTTGTTCTTGTCGTCAATGACGCCGTCGCCGAGTGCGGGCAGCGTGGTGTCGAGCTTGTGTTCCATCATGCGACCGATGATCTGCTGCTGTTGAGCGTGCAGGTGTTCGAGAACGCGCTGGTGATAAGTCTGGGTACGAATCAGCGATGCCGTGTGCTGCGCTAGTTCATGCAGCGTGTCCACGCATGACTTGAGGGCATTGACTAACTCCACGATGGGTGGAGCCAACATCAGCGCCTTGTTGAAGGCCTTATCAAGCAGCTTCATGGTGATGTCCTTGCGTCATGGGTGGTTCTTCATCGTCATTGGGCGATTCCGAATCATCCTCGTCGTCGCTGATCAAATCATACAACGTGTCTGCGTCGAGTTCACTGACAGGACCAGGCGCCTTCAACTTGCGCTTCAGGTCGATCGGCTTGATGCCCACCGACAACAACTCGTCTTTCAACTTCCGGCGGACTTCGCGGATGACGATGTTGATTGCAGGTTGCCAACCGTCGGCGACGGCCTCGGCGAAGGCCTCAAAGGCACGCTGCATCGGCACGTCGTGCTCCAACAGGCGCATCTTGAAGGCAGTGTGCGTCTCCCGGGTCAGCTTGACGTGTATGTTCTTTCTCCTGAGGACGCCGTTTCTCTTCACGGAGCGCCTCCCCCTCCGGGGCCCGCTTCGGCGCTGCCACTGGCACGGTCGGCGGCGGGCGCTGGGTACTTGTCGGCGTTGAGCTCGCCCTTGTTGGCACCGGGCTCCATGCCGTGGTCATCGCGCAGCACGTCGTCGTAGGTCTTGCAGACCTCATCATCGTAGGTCTTGGCCAAGAATGCCTTGGCGCGGCGCATCAGGGTATTGCGCACCTCGAGCAGGCTGTCGTAGTTCTCGATCAGGCGGACGACGTTGCTGGCGAACTTCTCGACGTCGAGGCTGTCAACACCGAGCTTGGCGGGCGCGCCGGCGTCCTCGGTGCCATCGGCATCGGGGTCAGGCTTGGCGGGCTTGTCGGCGGCGTCATCATCGCCTGCCTCATTCAGAATGCCACGGCAGATGTCGCGCCAGTCAGCCGACTCCATCTGGCCCACCGTACCCCCGGGGACTTCACCGTCGGTCTTCTTGGAGTCGTTCTCGTACTGCATCAGGTACTTGTCGACCTGATTGTCGAGCGACTCACCGCTACCACCTTCGGTGTGGGCAGCCGAATCGCCCTCCTCGGTCAACAGGATGCGGTGATAGGTCGTCAGTTGGCCACGCTGGGCCTCGACAAGGATGCGCTTGAGGTCGCCGACGCGGAGTTTCACTTGACCACCTCGGCAATCGATTCAGCCTTGGTGAACCGCTCTTCGATGACGTTCCAGTTGAGCTGGCGCATCATCGCTACGAGGTAGCTCTTCTTGTCAGTCAGGTAGTCCTTGAAGTACGCGTGAGCATGCATGTCGATGACGATGATCGGGTACAGCCCCAACATCACGTCGTGGCTGTTGTCGGTGACCATGACGTTGACGTAGCGTTTGAGGAACATGTTGTAGGCGGTGATCATCCAGCCCTCACCGCAGGCCAGCGCACATGCCATCATGTCCTGCTGTGCGTCCTCAAAGGTGCCGAAGTCACGTTCCAGGCGGATGTACGCCATGGAATTCATGTAGCACTCACTATGAACGTCAAAGCAGTTGGCGAAGTAAAGTTCATGTAGCCAAACCGCGTTCAGCAACCGCGTCTCATCAAGCTTCAGGCTCCTGAAGTCGGAGTGGTTGCTGTTGGCTTCCGACTTCGAAGCAGTGTCGAGTTCAGCAGACACCCGGTTCAACGTCTCGACGTACTTCTGGTACAGCGACGTGTGGGCGTCCTTCGTCTTCTGGGACACGAACTCCGTCACCTGCGAGTAGGGCTTGGGCTGCGCCACGTAGGCCTCGTCGATGGGGGCAGCGACAGCACCACCCTTCTGCAACGCGCCATTGACGATGCCCTTGATGTCGACGCCCTTGAGGAGATCGGTCAACTGGTCTTCTTTATCGTGCTGTGCCATTCGTATTGATCTCCCAATTTCAGTCAAGCTTGTAGGACTGCTCTAGCTCAGCAGCATCGACGAGCATCGCAGTGTCACTAATTGATCCATTTGGGTCTCCATCGGGCGGCCTGATCAGCACATCACGTGGGCCGACGGACATGACGGTGTACAAAATCCCACTTTGTTTATGTTTTATCTTTAATCCCGGCGAGAGCACCCCCACCGTGCTACCATCCTTCACCTTGGAGTTCATGACGACGTCAACCTCCTCGGCAAGGGTCTTGACCTTCGCTGACCATTCCTCGCGCATGATGCGAATGACGTCGACTTCCTGTAGCTTCTTCATCACTTTGGCATAAGTATCACGCCCGTGCCGTAAGGGCCACGGCTTCTGCCTCGGAGTAAACCTCTATTCCCGCTGCTCGCAGCAGGTCGAGGCCCGACGCGTCGCGGTACAGCTCTCCATAGACCACGCGCGACACGTTGGCGTTGATCAGGAGCTTGGCACAGGCCCTGCATGAACTGTGGGTGATGTACATGTGTTTCTTGAGTGGAAAGTGGAATGGTGCCTTAATGAGGCAATTTTGTTCAGCGTGAATCGCACCTGATTGGCCGGGAACAAGTGACTCGACTTCATTGGGCATGCCCTTCGCATTCCCATTGTACCCAAAAGCCATGATTCCCGTATTGTCCTCGGGCACCATGATTGCACAGACCTTCAGTCTTGGGTCATAAGAACACTCACTGGCTAGCAAGCGAGCGACATTCATCCACCGCGTAGGCCAAGGTGATCGACCGACCTTGGGCTCATCAGCACCTTCGTGCAGCTCCCATCCCATGCGAACCTGCTCCAGGGCGTCGGCGCCGTACTGGTAGCCCTGTTTCTCCTTCTCGGCCCATGCTTCCTCGAATGTCTTCTTCATAGCAACCCCTTGAAAATCTCGGTCTCACGTCGTTCAATCTCAGCGCCAAGCGCCTGCTTAGCAAAACCATCCTTCATCACGTCGCCGCCCTTGACGGGCGCCGCGCGCAGGTAGTCGTTGAAGGCCCTGACCAACGCAGTGACGGGCAGGCCCCGCAGGCGATAGTAGTCCTGCAGCACCTCAGCGCTCATCGAGCACGCCAAGAAGGCCTTGCGCAGCTTGAAGGCACTCGACACCTCGAGGTCGCGGTACCTCAACAGGAACGTCGTCCGCGAGATCTCGTGAGCGCTGTACTTCAGCGCGGCCAAACGCTCGTCGATGCCACACGGTCGCTGGTGATCGAGCAGCACTGCTAGTGCGACCTCAGGCACGCGTGAGGTGATGCCTTCGGCCAACTGGTACGACACGTTGAGGCCCGGCAGCACGTGAGGCCACAGGTCAAAGTAGTTCAGGTGCTGCATCAGTGCCGGCACGTGTTTCGCCGTCGCCACGGCACGAGTGAACTCGTCGTGAATGCGCTCAGGCGACACGCCGTGAAGGTTGGGGTCGTGCTTGATCGCCTGCGCAGTCATCCCTTCGATGTCAAAGCCCAACTTGCAGGCGAACCTGACGGCGCGCAGGATGCGGAGGCGATCTTCGGCAAAGCGTGCGAATGGGTCGCCCACCGTCCTGACGAGCTTGGCGTCGAGGTCAGCCAACCCGCCCACCAGATCGACGAGTTCGCTGCGTTCGATGTCGAAGAACAGCGCGTTGATCGTTAAATCACGGCGCTTGACGTCCTCGTCGATCGTGGTAAAGACGACGCTTTCAGGCCTTCGCCCTGCACCCACGTCCTGGCGGAACGTGGCGATCTCGAGTTCATTGCGCGCGGCGTAGAACTGCACCTTGACGACGCCGAATGACTTGCCGACGGCATTGATCTTGCACCCGCCAGGCAGTGTCTTCAGCAGCTTCACCACTTGGTCTGGTGTCGCCCCCGTCGCCACGTCAAAGTCCTTGGGTGATTGCCCCAACACCGCATCGCGAACGGCACCGCCGACCACGTAGAGCTCATGACCCACCTGATTGAAGAGGCTCGATAGGGTCAACACTTCAGCGGGCAGTTTCATTGTGAATGGGCGGCGAATGGGTATCACCTACTGATCATACCACGGTGGATCATCGATTACACCGTCGGCCTCACCGCACCGCGCCCGAAGACACGTGCGTAACAACCCTTGCCGGCAGGACGTTCCGCCCTTAGGCACAGCACATCGCGCTCGGCGGCTCGCAACAAGCCCTTGTGAGCTGCACGTAGAGACAGCCACGTCAATATCCCATCGGCGCGTCCGATCAGCAGGTGGATGCCCCCAATGGGCACAAAACGATTGAACACCGATGACCACAAATATTCACTGTGAACAACGACACAATTATCAACCCTATACGCCCACTCGATGAGGTCGCCTGGCTTCATGTCAGGCTCACGTGTACGTAGATGACGTCGTCGCCTGCAATGCCGGCTTCGGTGTCGTTCTCGTCCGCACTAAACAACTCGTTGCAGTTTGCACCCAAAGGCAACCATGTCAATATTCCATCGACATAGCTGATCAACAGGTGAATGCCCCCAATGGGCACGTAATCGCCCGTCACCGATGATAACAATTCTTCTCTACGAAGTGCTGTAACGCCGTCAGATTCGTACACCCGCGCGATGAGATCGCCGGGTTTCATGGCTCATTGAGCTTGGGCCGCAGATCGATCGCGACGTGATGGCGGCTACAACGCGGCTCGTACATCTCGGCACCACCGACTTCAATCTCATCGTCGGTCGACACCTGCTTCTTGTGGGTGTAGAAGGCGTCACGGCCACACTGGGTGCAGACGGCCGAGCACTTCTCGATGTGCGTGGCCCACGGCAACAACTTCTCGACCTCGGGAAAGGGCTTGCCCGTCGCCGAAATGTCGAGCGTGGAGACGACGACGTCGACGCCGGTGCGGTACAACCACGTCAACACCCCTGCGACACCCGGGATCATGAAGGCCTCGTCGACGGCAATCGCATCAGGTGCCACGTCGGCCTCAGCCAGTGCCTCGAGGATGTCGGCGCCGCCTTGCACCGTCGTCGCCGGGTGCCGCCAACCCAAGTGGCTGACGATTTCGCTGGCGCTGTACCTGACGTCGAGCGAGGGCTTGAAGACGGCAACGCGCTTGTGCTGGTACTTGAGGCGCTCGAGGGCCATCAACAGCTTCGACGTCTTGCCCGACATCATGGGCCCACAGAAGACGATCAGAGAGGCGTTGGTGTCGGCCATCTCAGCACATCAACCTGACGTTGGGATCGAACGTGGGACCGCGCTGGTCGAGGACGGAGACGTTCACGCGTTTGGGTCTAATGGGTTGCTTGGCAGTCGCATCGTCGTCGTGGATGTCCTGCAGCTCGTCACGGTGAGCCTCATCACCCATGCTCGGGTCAATCTCGTGCTTGAACACCATCGCCAGGTGACGCTTGATGCAGTCGAGCTGTTCGTGGGTCAGCGAGATGTTCGTACCCGAGTAACCTGCATCGCGGAGCTCCAAGAAGCCCTGGAGCCAGTAGCAGAAGTCTCTCGATGTCATGTTCACTCCTCACTTTCAGGCGGGTCGTCTTCTTCAATAGAATTTGGGATCAGAATTTTCAGTGGTGAAGGCTCGCCTCGCAAGTATTCGGCATCGGACTTTGAAATCCTAGTGATGCCCCTGGGCTCATAACCACACGCGCGCAGCGCCGTCTCCAGATCGTCAGCAAACTCGGCATCAACTGCGCGGCGACGCTGCGCGTACTCCCACAGCAGGTCTTGTGCCGTCGGATCCTTGACGCTCAATGGCACCTTTCCCCGGGGACACGTCGGATATTTGTCGCTTTGAAACTCACCATTGATCAGGTGTGCGCCCATGGTGTTCTCCTACTTTGCCTCGTCAACAACAGGAGGTTCGAGCTTCAGGATGTGAAAGGGTGGCCTGACGCCGGCGCTAAACTCTGCGGCCGCCTGCAGCGCCAACATCAATCGCTCTTCAGGCTTCATCTTCAGCTTCTTGGTCGCGTACATGGCACCCAAGGCCATGTCAGCTCCACAACCGATCGCGGCATAGTTGTCGATGGGTCGACCCACCTGGTAGTCGCTCTCGATGACATAGAGGTGACCTCGATACCCGACGATGAACGAGGCCTCGTGCTGTTCAAGTTCGTCCTTCTTCTCTCGCGCGCCTTTGTCGTGCTGCATTGCGCGCACGGCGTCGATGAAGTCGGTGACCATGTAGGCCATGTCATCCATGCGGCCCGGTTGATCAGGGGTGACGAGGGCATAGCGCAGCAGCTGACCGATGCGGAAAGAGCCCGCAAAGCCCATGATGAAGTCGCCGTCATCGGTGACGAAGACCTTCTCGTCGGCGCGGCCGACGATGCTCAACGAGTGAGAGTCGATGCCCGCACTGTCCGCACCGACGTAGATGATGCCGTGATCTTCCAACCCAACGACGCAGGTCATGCTTACAGCCACTTCCTTTTCTGCTTGACACTGACGATGACAAAGGGTGGGGCGACGCCCGCATTGCCCTTTGTCGCGCACTCGAGGGCGTTGAGGATCCGCTTGCGGGGACTGCCCTTGCCATTCGACGCATGGAGGGCGCCCTTGGCGAAGGGCGAGCCCGAGCCGACCGAGGCAAAGCCTTCAGCGCAGGTACACAGTTGAAAATTGCCCTGCAACTCATAGATGACACCTCGGTAGCCGATCAACATGCCTCCCATGAAGACGGTGCCGAATTGCGGGTCTTTGGCGGTACAATCAAGGCGCTTGAGCCCCGCGCGGAGGGCCGGCACCAGCTCATTGACCAGAAAGGTCCGATCGCTTGTATCACCTTGTTGCTGGGGCATTTCGATGCCATGGGCCACGGCGTCCATCACCTTAGGTAGGCCGCAGACGCCGAAGGCTAGCTCGCCGCGGACGAAGACCTTGGGATCCTTGATGATGGTGCGATTCATGTTCCCGCCCGTCGCGGCACTATCGCCGCCCAACCAGACCGTGTTGCCCTTCGCGACGCCAACGATGCATGTCATTTTCGGTGTTGCTCCTTCACTCATTATACGGCGACGTGGGATACAGTTCACGGTACTGCGCCTTGGTGATGTTGACTTCACGCGTCTTGATGAAGTGATCGACGAGGTAGAAGTCACGTTGGTAGACATGGAGCGACCCCACCTGCCACATCAGCACGCCCGCTGGTACTCCCACCGCATCAGCGACGGCGTTGAGCGTCAATCGCTGCCATTCGCGATCGTTCTTATATCCGATGTGTGAATCTTGTGAGCGCATATTCACCACAGCACTCACCGAACCGTCGCGGATCAGGTACTGCACCGTGTTGGTGCAGACGAAGTCAGAGCGCCCACCCTTATTGTAGTCGACCCACATCGACGGCCGGGTGTAGATCATCACCGCTCGGCGGGACTCCGGGTTCCTTCGTAACTCGTTAACGACGTGGTCGAACTGATAACCATTGTCGGAGTGACGGATGAGGTAGCCGTAGTTTGAGTTGACCAGTCCATCCCTCGAGGCGATTGCCTCCCACACCGCGGGGGCGCCACCCGGAAAGTCATCAACGCTGCACGACATTGACTGGTACCACTGTTCCTCACGCTTGAGGTAATCGTGGTTCAGCTTGCCGAACAGCACTTCTTGGTCGGCGATGAAGTTGACACCACACAGTTCGATCGTCTTGGCGCCGACCAGCGACGTCATTGACGCCTCACGGTTGACGCTGGTGAAGCGCTGGTCAGCGAGGTGACGTGCCAGCTCCAGTCGCATGTCAGAGACGGTGTTAGTAATCATGTTGCGAATCGTACCCTTCCCAAATCACCCTGTTCAAGTTGATAATCGATGTATGCGACGCTATCCTTCATGTGTTCGATGCCGATCAATTTTTGACGCATCTGTTCGAGCTGTTGACGTGTTTGTGGGATATCTACGAACTCGCCTTCAGGCGTTGACTCAATGAGCACTTTGAGTGCTTCAATTGCGTGATTTGCATGGTAATCTGCGACTGACCTGACATTGCTCATGCGTCCACCACGGCTTCAACGCGGTCCGTCATGTCGTTGACGTAGCCGTGCGAGGCGTCGAATTCCTCCTGCGGCGTCAGTTGACGACGGTGCAGTTGCACCGCCAGAGTTGCACCCCGCAAATTTTCGTACTTGCTGCGGACGTACATCGCGCAGGCCTCGCGCACTTCATCGGCCGTCAAGGTGATCTTCATCACAGGCTCCTGATCTGTTCCCACTCACGCTCGTACCACATCATCGTCTTGATGAGGCCCGGCCAGAACTTGACCAGCGGCACGTAGCCCAACTGTTGCTGGGCCTTCGACACGTCGGCCATGGTGTGCATCACGTCGCCCCGTCGAGCCGGCGCATTGACGACGGTCGCCTCTGGGTAATGGGCCCGCAACACCGCCAAGATGTCGTTGTTGGAGACATTGTCGCCGCAGGCCACGTTGTAACACGCTCCCATCAGGGGTACCTTGCTCTGCACCGCCTTGGCACAGGCATCAGTGACGTTGTCGACGTAGCACATGTCGCGGCTTTGAAAGCCGTCACCGTCGCTGCGCATGGGCTCGCCGCGCTTGATCGCTGTCAGCCACGCCGCGATCGCCGTCGCATAGGGATTGCTACCCAACTGGCCCGGGCCGAAGACGTTGAAGAACCGCAGGCAAGCGCTGTCGAGGCCGTAGAGGTTGCTGTACAACTTCAGGTAGTCCTCAATGATCGACTTCTGGAGTGCATAGGGCGACTTGGGTTCCTTGGGTGCCGTCTCGGGAGTGGGCAGCTCCAGCGCGCCACCATAGACGGCACTGGAGCTGGCGAAGACGAAGCGTTTGACGTTGCCCGTGCAGGCGTCGAGCAACTTCAGCGTCTTGGTGACGTTGTTGTCGTGCGTTTCCAGCGGGTGTTCGACGGAATAGCTGACGCGGGGCGTCGCCGCCAGGTGAATGACGACGTCGAAGGCCTGTGCCCTGATCGAGTTGAGGACGAAATCAGCGGCAAAGTCGCCGATCAACAGGCTACCAGTATTAAAGGCGGGGTGCAGCAGTTCTCGGTGGCCACTGCTCATGTCGTCGACGCCGCGGACGACCCACCCTTCGGCCAGGCACCGGGTGACCAGGTTTGAGCCGATGAAACCCGCCGCGCCCGTGATCAATACCCGTTCGGTCATGGGTTAGACTGTACCACATGAGAGATCAGTGTTCAGGTGTGGTACAGGCGTGGGTACAATCGGCGACGTCTCGGCACGCCTACCGTATCAGCCTCGCGCGCGTGGAGCAACCGACTTCGTCGTCGCACCACTCGCCGTACAGGTCGGTATCAGCCTCGCGCGCGTGGAGCAACCGCTCGTCGCGAACGACCGGCCCGACCTGGCCATCGTATCAGCCTCGCGCGCGTGGAGCAACCCCTTACAATTCTCACCCAGAGGCAGCCATGTCAGGGTGCCGTCAACATTGCTGACGAACAGGTGTAGGCCGCCGATGGGCACGTAGCGTTTCTCGATCGATGACCACAATTCTTCATGGGGGTGAACGACTTTGCCGTCCGACTTGTACGCCCACTCGATGAGGTCACCGGGTTTCATGTCACAGCAGGCCCATGCGACGCATGGCCGCGGGGGTAATCTGTTCAGGCGTCAGGCTCTGCACACGAATGAGCCGCATGCCACGTTCGGCGAAGTACGCATCCTGAGCGATGTCAGTCAGCATCTTCTTGTGAATCGAGACGTCTCGAGGCACCTTGTGTTCAGCGACCTCAATGATTGCGCGTCCGACGCCATGCCAATAACTGTCGTACTGTACGTAGGTGTCAATGCTCTTGGCGTAGAAGTCAATTGGCCACTTGTATACGAGCGTCTGGCGGTCGACGTCGTCTATATCAAACATCTCACACAGAACTTGATAGAGACGGTCTTCAGGCTTTGAAGTCCTGTATGTGCCATTACGCTTCATGGTCTCATGGCGTTTGAGTAGCGCTTGGGGTGAGTGTGCTCTTGACTTCGCTTCATCTGTGTGGAATGGAAACGCAACTCCATAACGTTCAATGTTGGTCTGATGTTGTTTAGCGAGAATGATTGCTGATTGTGCTGCCCACGGTGCACCATGTCGTTCTACCATAGTTGCGTTGAATTGCTCTCGAATATCATCATCGAGCAACACACCACCACCAAACTTGGTATCACACGTCAACTTGACTTTCGCTCTGACGTTCGCGTCACTTGTTGCTGCAGGTCCGCCATACATAGAAAGACACGTGTTAAGTCGTTTAGCTTCAACTTCAGGTGATTGTGAGGATGCCTTATATCCATACTTTCTAAGATTTGTCTCTTCCTGTTTGTGCTTTCCTAAATCAGTCGCTGATGCGTACTTTGCGCCATATCGCTCTACGTTCGTCGCCGTGATACTTGCATAAAGCGCACCACCACGAGATCGTAGTTTTGTATCACACTCAGGTGAACAGACGCGTTTTCGAGTCTCCCACATTCCGTTGATGTATGGTAGCTGTTCACGTTTGCCGCACGCATCACACGCAACAATCGCTAACAATCGTCGTTTACCACGATTCTTGTATCGAGGCGTCTTGATCCATGTTTCGAGAACTTCAATTAGCATAGTAGACCCATCTTTTTCATCATTGTGGGAACAGTCTGTTCAAACGAACAGCGCCTACGTACAACTTCACGCAATCGTTCATTGTACTGTTTCAATGGCAAAGATGATGAACCCGCAAGACCAATGAGATTGTCTGCGACGTCTACTAAATCAGACAAGTCAGACTTGGCCAATAGGTGTTCAACTCTTGCTTCTCGAGCAAGGCTCAAATATTCATTGCAAGAAGGCCAGCATGGTACACACCCCAATTCAATGCATTCTCGAGAGGCCGTCCCACCGTACGCGTCACTCTTGGCATCATACAGCGCTACGACAATGTCACTGTGTGACGCAACGTACTTATACTCATCACGATTGAACGTGTGATCGTGCAGCTTAACATAACCATGAGGCCCACATAATTGAACGAGTTCATCATTCGACAGCTTCATGTTAGGATTACCGCACACCACGACATAGTCTTGGCGACGTTGTCGAAGTTTGGGCATGAACTCATGTGTGAACCACCAACCACGCGTGTAATCACTTGAACTCTGGCTAATGCGATTGGGAAAGAACAGTACCACCTTACCATTAGTCTTGGCACGCCACTCAGCGTCCGTAAACCGTAGATTAGCTTGGCATATGGGCGAAGTGATCTCCGCAATCGAATACCCGTCATCAGACGCTTGCGATTTAGCCCGCACGTCGTCGACCACGTCCTGCACGAACCACTTGCCCATGCTGTCGAAGAACTGGTTCATCGCCGACTCGCACTGCCAGAAGTTGTAGTCAGCCTTCAGCGTGGCCTCGCACTGGCCCAGCCACAGCGACGCTTCGGCTGGGAACTTGGGGACCTCGGGGACGTCGACGAAGTGTGAGTGCACGAAGAACTTGGGTTGGTAGCCCCCGACGACGTGGAACATGGCCTTGAAGGCGCGGAGCTGCATGGGATCATTCACATAGACGGCGTCATAGCGCTGGGTGACATCAGCCTTGTGTTCCTCGAGGCCCATTGAGTCGGCGATCTCCGACCACTTGAAGTCATAGCGGGTGATCAGCGCGCTGGTGACGATTGGGTGCTCAATGTACCGCAATCGTGGCACGTCGATCTCGCCGTACATCGCAACCAGATCAGGATTGACGTCGGCGGGGTGCTGCACCAACTGATCCTCATTGGGTCCCATGATGTCGACGTAGAGGTTGGGGTTCAATCGTAGCATCTCGCGGATGCGGTTGATGCACATTTGCCACCCGCTATCGCAAGCGAGATCTGCTTTACCGTCGACAAAGTTGCTCAACTGCGTCGTCACCAGTAGTCGCTTCATGCTCTTCATTTTACTCCCGCACACGCCCATCTACACCCCTATTTACGGTGATGAGGCTCAACATCCACGAGGTCAGGCGCCTGATCCAAGAGGCCCTGCTCAACGCCTATGATATCCTCGGGGTGCCCAAGGGTGCGTCGGAGGATCAGATCAAGGCGGCATGGAAGAAGTTGGCCCTCCAGCACCACCCCGACCGCAACGCAGGCGATCCCAACGCCCACGGCAAGATGGTCGACATCAACAATGCCAAGGATCGGCTGCTCAACCCCACCAACAAGTTCAGGTTCGGCGCCGAATTCAAGGGTTATGAAGATCCCAAGGCGGCGAAGGCCCATGCGGCACCACCCAAGGCAGCACCTCCCCCGCCACAAGACGGATGGAATTCCAGCAAACGCGACGAGCGCGATGCATGGTGGAAAAAGCAGCCACCCCCACCAGCATCGGCCGGTGGAACATACAATGACCAGGCCTCGGCGAAGAAAGCGCAGGAGGAGCAACGAAAGAGCGGGTTCAGAGAGCCTCGCTACTTCGAATTCGTGGGTGGTTCATCGAGCAAGTTCTGGGAGATCAGCGTTAGTGGTAATAAACTCACCAAGCGATGGGGCCGCATCGGTTCAGCGGGTCAAACCACTACCGAGGATTACAGTGCAAACGGCATGGCGGTCCACGTGGCGCAGGCACAGATCAATGACAAGCGCAAGAAGGGCTATGTCGAAAAACCTCGACCCGGTCGCCCACCCCCGCCCAAGGCAGAACAACCTTATTGGGCCAAGCCACCCAGCGCTGGTACATATGACCGTCCCAAGGCAGAACAGCCCGATTGGGCCAAGAAACCCAAGGCTGACCCGGCCAACAGCGTCCGTACCCCCGGCGCGTCGAAGGACACCTACCGCATCTACGGCCGCAAGAACAACCGTCCCGTCCACACCCGCTACAAGGGCAAGGCCTACGGTCCCGGGCCCACCACCAACACGCGGTTCAACCCAGGCCAGGATGCCAAGGTCACCCGTGACCCCGACGGCAAGTTGAAGGTCAAGAAGCTGGGCTTTGATCACACGCAGACGTGGGATCCCATTGACGAGGCCAGGCAGATCATCGATGAGCTGGTGTACGAGCACCTGTCAAGACTGGCTGACTGATCAACACTCACTTGCACCTGACGATCGCGTTGGCGTCCTGTGGCGCGCGTTCACTGTTTCGCATGTCAATGCTGACAACGTCGTAACCGTTGGGGCACGTTGTGGTCATGCACAGCACCCAGTTACCACCCTCACACACCGCCGCGACCTTAGTTCCATCCTTCGACAGGACCTGTGCGGTCTGCGAACACCCGCACAGCGCCAACAACCCAACGAAGATGAGGCCGAGCTTCACTTCATCACCGGCGCATAGCTCAAGTTCGCCGTCAGCCACTCCTTGCAGGCCTTGGCGTGGTCAACGCTCTCGATGATGTCGTCCTTGGCACGGTGCGCTTCGGCCTTCTTGAACTTGGGCATGCCCATCGATTGGCAGAACAACTTCAGTGCTGACACGTCATAGTGACGGTATGACAGATTCTTGTTGGTCAGCGGCATGTACACCTTGATGTACGAGTGGTCGAAGTGAATGCTCGACCCGGCCAGTGTGGCACGCTCGTCCTTGTCGTCGACCCACGCAATCAACGCAGCCAGTTCCTTGTCAACCTGCGCTAGCGACTTGGTATTCGGACCCTGACACTCGGCCAACAACCCGTTCTGGGTGTGCATGTTGACAATGAACGGGTTAAGCTGCTCGACGTGCGTGAGGAGCGGCAACACCGCGTGATAGATGTGCTTGACGTCGAAGGGGTTGAGCAAGTCAGCCTCGGCGACCGCCACTTCAAGAATCTCGGTGCTTGAGGGATCGAGACCCGTGGTTTCTAGATCAAGCCAGTAGAGTTTCATGTGCTGATTCTAGTGCCCACGCGAGCCATTGTACAAGTCACTGATCTTCGTGCGTGAAGCCGCAGATAACGCCCACTCACCGCGCTCCCACAGGTTACCCACCACACGGGAAACGCTTGATTGATTGATGAACCACGTCGCGTAACAACATTCGTACATTGTCACCGCGATGGTTCCGTCGGTGTAGATCAGCGCGTGCACCTGATCACGGGAGCGCAGCAATTCAGCAGGCGTGAGTAGCTTGCCATAGATCGCCAGCTGCACCTCGGCGCGCTCGAAGTCGGTGCCGTGGTACTCGACGGTGACGGGAAACTTGTAGTCCGGGTGGTCACCGTGCTCGTGTTCCAGCATGTCGCCGTTGTGCTTGATGCAGGCGATGCGCAGACCGTTGGGACACTTGACCTTGCCCCCAATGCGCTTGGCATCAGCGACGTGACAGTCCCAATCACAGTAGTTGTGACCCGGCTTCGTTGGCTTGGCGCAGAAGTGACAGGTATTAGGCACGTTGGGGCCTCGACTTGGTGAAGAGGTAACTGCACGATACGCAGCGGATGCCGGTGGTGCCGCCCGTGGGGGTGCAATCTGCCGTTAGAGCGAAGCCGCACCATGCCTTGGTGCCGATCGTTGGGCTGGCAATTGCCCACATGTGCCACACGTTCGCCACGCTGTCATAGAGCCACATGGATCACCTCACTTCTCCCATCCGATGAACTGCAGGATCTCATTGACTTCGCGGTCGAGGTCTTCATCGTCGACGTTGAGTTCTTTGAAGAAGCACCGCGTCCACGTGGTAAATTCCATGTATGCGTCATCAAGTTTTTGAAGTACGTCACCATTGATTGAAGAATCAAGATCGTCTGTAATGCCACTGTAGTTAGATCGACGACACACAATAATCAAAGTATTAAGAGATGACCACCAACGATCAATTTGTTCAAGCGCTGATTGATCGGTTTCACGGCACATTACGGTTGAATACGCACTTTCACAAGGGTATGCACGATCAAACACAACGCTTGTTCCAAGTTGTTCTCCTAATTGTTTCACAAAATCAAATGTACGCGGATCGGCAAACCGTAATTCATTCAAAAATCGATCTTTTTTCGTAAATGCCTTGGGTTCAAGAGTCTGTCGAGTGAGTTTACCATCACTATCTTTTGTCTCAGCAACCCAAAATCCAATATCATCTTGTCGAGCAATTTCGCGCACTTGATGGCGCACTAAATCAAGATTAGCACCGACTGCACCCCGATCTAAATCTCGACCTTGACGAAGACCTATGCTTTGTTGATATGCGGCATGTTCCCACGATGCTTTGAAGTACATCGCACCCATCTTTTTTGCAAGAGCTTGAGCAATTTGCGTTTTGCCACAACGATCTGGCCCAACAAACATGATAACTCGTTGCATCATTTTGACCTCTTGAAATACTTGAACGTCTCTTCTTTCCATGTCACATCGCTGTCTTGTCTCGCGATATCAAACATGATCTTTGGAAAATCTAACTCAGACATTACATAAAATTGTATGCCGCGTTGGTTGAAGTATACACGTGCTGCACTCCATTTTGCTTCATTGATGGGCGTCACACCTTTCATAGCATAAGCAGGTTTGACTTCATACACTGCATGACGACTTGGCACGTAAAAATCAACGCGATATGTCCGATCAGCACCATTGAACACATATGGAACAATGAAGCACTCATAATCAACATCAATGTTAAGCGATAACCCCTCACTCTCAAGATGTTTCATGAATGAATACTCGAGTAGACTACGAAAAAACTTGTCTTTGTAGTAACCCTTAATGCTCTTTCCACCTTTCGTATACACCTTGCCATACGCAGGATTATTTGACCCACGCGCATGTAATGACTTGTTCTCGCGCATTTTCCTTGCTAGATCAACGCCATGCACTTCTTCAAGTGTTTTACCAGTCTTTTCTTTGGCAAAACGTTTCAAACCGTGTACATGATCATGACGCCCATACATCGGATTATTTTCTCCCGACGTAGCTAGTGATGTTGCGTCGCGATGATGCTCTTTTCTACGAAGTGCTTCTTCTTCGCCGTATTTACTGACCCACCATTCCCACGTTGTTTTATCATTAAGAAAATTACGCCTAATATTGTTAGCATATTCATACTTCATTCTACATGACTTATTACAAAAAGTTGGTGAGGTATAAAGACCTTCAACCCAACGATCAATGTGTTGATGACAACCTAAACAATCAAACACTTGACGACGTTTAGTGCCATCAACACAACATCGACACCATCGACTTACAAATCTACCTTTTCCACTCAATGACCATGGGTCAAACGTAGATCCACAACCTCCGCACAGTGACATGAATCACCGCCTCTCCAGAGCTTGACCAAGGATGAAGCCGATGCTAAACACCGCGACCACGATCAGGACGGCGAGCCACATCAGCCCACCTCCCCTGCGTCGAGTGCCGTCAATAGCAACCTCCCAATGACATGCTTGCGAGCGTGTGGGTTGCCCAACCACGTCAGCGCCGCGGCGCGCAGTGTGACACGATCGGATGCAAAATTGCGCTCGATCGCCGTGGTAGTGATCAGCTCCTGTAGCTCCTTGAGGAGCGGAAGCAACGTAGAGTCATCTTGTGTTCCAGTAGCGACGGAAACCAACCGCCCGGCGGACGCCGGCGACTTGACGAGCCACGCCATCAAGTACGACAACATCGTCAGCTCGCGCTCGGTGAAGCCACCCATCAGCCCACCTTTGCCCGGGTCCCGCACCACGAACGTCACGCCGGGTGGCAGGGTGCTCGCCGCTCCGGCCTGTATGCCGGGATTGTTGACGTAGTCAATGTTGTGCTGTGCCAACGTCACGTTGGCAGGCACCTGTGATCCCACGACGGTGATGGGCGATTGACGCGCCTCGAGTTCATCGGCCGCCTTCGACGCTGCCAAGGCCAGCTCTCGCAGCTCGTCCTTCGTCATGTAGCGGGCCAGTCCCACTTCGGTCGGCGCGCCGGGCCTATGCTCAACGTTGAACTTGTCCGAGCGCAGCGTCAGCATCGCTGTCCCCGGGCCGAGCGCCAGCGTCACTTCGTCCCCCGAGGGACTCTTGGGCTTGTGGAACTTGGTGTCGAAGGCGATGAGCATGGAGCAACCTCTTGGAGCCTGCGTAGGCGTAGTAGCTCAATATTACTACGGCGCCGAGGTAAAAGAACACCTTGGCGATGGGCCGGGTTTCGTCGTTGACAAAGAACTCACCCAGCATCCAGGTGATGTTGGCGCTGATCCAACAACACACCGCGACATCGTGGACAAAGTCGGCCATCGAATGGCGACTGTCGTAGGCGATCTTGATGGCCAACCCCAACGTCGGCAGGATCGCCGCCATGCCCACCCAACGCCAATGGTTGACCCACGACATGTCCTTGAGGAGCCACATGACAATGTGGGCCTTCTCGATCCACTTGATGTCGCGCTTGCCTTCTTCGGTGTCGGGTACGTGGAACATGTCGAGAAAGTCCATGGAATTGACCCTAATTATTCACCCGCATCACCCGGCGATGAGCCTCAACTTGAAGGCCGCAGTTGAAAAGCCGAACTCATTGCGTTCCACCTCACCCGCATAGAGGACATAAGGTTCGAGCAGCTCCTTCTTGCCCCACACGTTGAGCCGCAGGGGCTTGCCGACCTGCCCGGTGACGAAGGCCTGCAGGTAGGCCTTGCCATTCTTCGTCTTCTTCATCACGCCGGCGACAGGTGACCCACCCTTTTTTGGTGCCGACAGCGTGGTGACCAACCAACACAGCGCCGTCGAGCCCACCTCGAGGTCTTCGATGGGCCCGACACCGTTACGGGTGAAGGCCTCAAAGTACTTGGGGTCAAACATCGTCATCACGTCGACGGTGCCGAAGTAGTCGGCCTTGAACTCGGCGAGCTGCTTCCGCGTCCACTCGTCACCGTGGGTGTCGGCCAGGCGCCGCGCCAGCTCGAAGAAGTTCTTGCGGCCCTCGTGGGGATCGCCCTTGTTCGACCGCTTGATCAGCGCGGCGTGCTCGCGGGTGATCTCGACGGTCTCCTCGACACCCTTGCGCTTGCGGGTCACCGTCTCAACGTACTCACCCATCAGCGTCTCGTGCATGTGGTGGTACGACTTGAAGACCTTGTCGGGGCCGATACAGCCCACGCTGTCGAGCGCCTGTACCTTGATCAGCGCCTCGAGGGCGCGACGGTTGAACTTGCTGGGGCGCCACGAACCGTCGTCGTTCCACAGCATCTGCTCGATCGACTCATAGGGACGCTGCGACATGATCTCCTCGACGGCGGAGTCACCCACCCCCTTGACCGACGTCATCGACGGCATCAGCTTCTTGCCGGGCAGCACCGTCCACCCCAACTGCGCGTGGTTGATGTCGATGGGCACGATCTGGTAGCCCAGGGCCTTGACCTCGCCGAAGGCCTTGGCGCGCTTGTCGGGGGTCGTCGACATCGCCTCGAGGTAGGCGCACAGCCACTGTTCCTCGTGGTGGGTCAGCATCCACGCGCACCAGTACGAGACAATGCTATACCCACACGCGTGGGCGCGATTGAACCCATAGCCGCTCATGAAACATATCGTCTCGTACATCTTGCGAGCTGTCGCTTCAGGCACGCCGTTCTTGACCGCGCCGGAGACAATGCTGTCCTCGAGCTCCTTCACCTTCTTCTTGGCGGCCTCACCTCCCGAGATGCTGCGCTTCATGATGGCACGGCGCACTTCGTCGGTCTCGGCCATGGGAAAGCCGGCGACCTTGTTGACGAGAGCCATCACAGATTCCTGAAAAACCAACAATCCTCGCGTTTCTTTCAGTGTCTCATTGATCAGCGGGTGACCCCAATCGTAGGGTGTGTGCTCGTGCTCCAACCACAGCTTGTCGACGTGGGCGGCCAATGGGCCGGGACGATAGATCGACGTCAAGGCGGCGATGTCGATGATCGACTTGGGCTTAGCCTTCTTGAACAGGCGTTGGGCGCCTTGACCCGTACATTGAAAGATGCCCGACCACTTGCCTTCGGCATAGACCTCGTAGACCTTCTGGTCGTTGAAGTCAATGACATCGGGTGCCATGTGGGCGTCGTACCACGCCTTGATGTCGGGAAAGGTGGGCTTGGGATTGCCTTCCTTGATCAGGATCAACTCAATTGCGCGCTCGATATAGCGCAAAGTTTCAAGACCCAAGAGATCGTACTTAAGAAACGCACCAATATATTCTAAATGTTTAAATCCCACGCCTTCTACCCAGGGCGATTGAGGTTCACCGTGACTAGCGACCAGCGGCATCTTGTTAGGCAGGTCATCAGTTATGAGAACACCTCCAGCATGACGTCCTAAACTACGATTTTGCTTGAACAGGATCTTGATGCTCTCGGCGACCTGCGGGTACTTGTCGATGAAGGCCTTGAACGACGGGCTATACAACATCGCATCATCAAAAGTCAGTGTGAAAAGGTTCTTGTCGTCGCTTTCCTTCATCGTTGCCTTGCGAACTTCGTCTTCCACTGTCCTTGTTGCTGCATTGGTCTCCTCGAAGGGCACGCTGTAGAACTTGCCGATGTCCTTGACCAGCGTCTTCAGCTTGAAGGTGTTGTAGTTGCTGATCGGGACGACGTTCTCAAAGCCGAAGAAGTTGCGTAGTTGCTCGAGCACCTTGTCGCGATCGGCGAGATCGCTGTCGATGTCCGGCGCACCTTTCCTGTAGATCGAGAGAAAGCGAGAAAATGGGAGCTCCCACCTCAACGGGTCGAGGTCAGTGATGTAGAGCACGTAGGCGACGAGACTTCCACCACCACTGCCTCTCCCAGGCCCACATAGTACCACTTTTCGCGCCAACTCCATGATTTTCTGGTATGACACGAAATAGTCGGCATTCTTCATCGCCTTGATGACGCCCAGCTCCTCCTTCAACCGCTCAACGTAGGCAGGCTTGTCCTGCAATCCCCTCTTGGTCAGGCCCTCCTTGCACAGTTTGACGAGGTGATCGAACGACTTGGTGCCCTTCGGGATCAGCCGCTCATTCGGAAACTTGGGTGACCGATCGGGCGGCACCGGGCCGATGACTTGGTGGGCGATGTCGTGAGTGCGTTCAATTGCATCAGCGACGAGATCGTCATCATAGAACGACGTCCCCACCTTCGAGCGCAGGTACTCATCCCACACCTGCGATGCGTTCTTCGGGTACAGCTCACACTTCAGCTCGTCCCTCGACTTGGGCAGCGAATCGGCGTCGATTCCCTTCGCATTCATCCAGCCGAGCTTCTTGTACAGCTCGCGCTCTTTCCACAGCTCTGGCCGTGGATAGTGGGAGTCGGCGGTGACGATAAGTTGCTTGGTGACGCCTGCTCGGCGAGCGAACTCGATGATGGCTCGATTGACGAGGTTCTGTGCGGGTAGTTTATTGAACTGCAATTCGAGGTAGTAATTGCCTTCGCCCAGCACCGACGTCATCAGGTCGTAAGTGTTACCGACACCAGTGATGCACTTCTCCAGTGTGGTAGGATCGTCGAGCAACGCCTGGTTTAGGTCGTCGAACTTCAGCTTCTGCACCTCTTGAAAGACGCTGTATGCAGGCTGACCCGCAATGCAGGCAGACGAGGCAATGATGTTGCCTTCCTTACAGGCTTCCCGCAGCATCTTGGCATCAAGCCTCGGGAAACGGTAAAATCCGGTCAAATAGCTCTGCGACACCAGACCGAAGATCTTCAGTAGACCAGCAGGGTTCTTGGGTAGTAGCACGAGGTGATGCCGACGATTGACAGGATTGAAGTGCTTGGTGCTCTTCGATTCTGACTCGTCCTCAAGCGTGAGGGCGTTGGAGACTTCAATTGACTCCGACTCGTCATCGCCGTCAGTATTGACGACGAGCTTGGTCTGCAGGATCTCGAGCTTGGTGCGTAGCTTCTTGGCGGCGGCCTTGTCGATGGTGGCTTGATCAGCGGCGGCCTTATCTCGAGACCATTGCGCCAAATCGGGATGAAAGTACGCCTCGACGCCGGGAATATACTTGAAGGGCTTGTCTTTGTGCTCAGTGTTCCACTTTTCTGCCCAGAGCATGGCATGCGCATAAGCAGAGCAGTTACCATGGTCCGTGATAGTATGCGCGTCCAAACCGTTTTCCATGCACCAGATGAAGTGTTCATCCGGATACCCAAGTCCATCGAAGGGACTAAACCCTGTATGAGCGTGTAGACCAACAAACTTCTTCGGAACGCGTGACATGTTTTATTGTACCTTAGACGTACGTTCAGCTCGTCGCTTCGCCCAATATTCAAGACGTTTGATACGCATCTTCTCAAGCGTTTCAGGCTTCTGTTTACGACCGTACATCGGGTTTCCTGATCCGGTCGTCCGTTCACTCTCCTGTTGTCGTTGTTCAGCGCTTTGCTTCCGACCAGTGGCTTTTAGAACGATTTTTTGTCTGACCTCTTCGGTCGGTGAAATACCACCTTTCCCACCCTCGTTCATATTGTAGCCCAGTTTAGTCGTATTCAACTCTCGGATCAACCGAGTTTCTTCGATAAACGCTTCCTCTTCAGTGGCGTGCTCACTGACGACCTGAAAGTCAAAATTCTCTTTTCCGTGTTTACGGATCGCGCGATGAATCGCATATTGTGACCCACTTGTAAATGCCGCCCTGACATGGGTTGCCCACCTTGTAGTTTGGTGGATCGTTTTCCCAACGTATCGTTTGCCATTGACGCGATTGGTAATGACGTAAACAACACAAGACATCAGTTCAGCTTGCTCGGCGGCTTGGTGGGAGCAGAACCCTCGGGCGAAGTCGCTGCACCCGGAATCTCGGGCAAGTCTTCGTTGTGCGTATCCTCATCGTGGTCGACGAAGCGCATGCCGCAGTCACGGCACCGCATCGAATCCTCGTCGATCAGGCCGCTATCCTCCAACGCCGACGCAGCGCTGTGCAGGGCGACGTTGAGGGAGGCTTGGCCCATCAGGTAGTAGGGATCTTGGTCGAGTTTAGACTTCGTCAATTCATCGGCGATCGTATTCCTGCCGACAATGAGCTCGGTGATCAACAGTTCGTAGAGGAGGTGGGTGCGGCGGAGGCCTGCGTCGGAGCCGTCGTCATTGGGCATGAGTAGACTGTACCACGGAAAGGCGGAGAAGGTCACTACTTCAGGTCACTGACGAGGACACCGCTGACACCGCCCCAGATGTTGTCGCGAATGTCGCCGCGAGTGAAGGTGCCCATGCGCCTCGCAAAAATGCACTCATCGTCGAGTTCCCAGGCCTCATAGTTCTCCGCGCGGGCACTGCGACGCTTCACAAACACGAAGCGATTGCCTGGCCTGATAACCTTGAGGTCAGTCCCATCGCGGGTGTCAATGCCTCCGTCATCGCCGACCACTTGTGCTTTCTCCCAGTGATCGTTCCACCAGGCCTCATCGCCTCGATTGCGGAGCTGTTCGACGATGAGGCCACGGTTGCAGTCACTTTCTACCGTCACGCGCGAGCGGTCCCCTGCACAGCCCCGACGGATGATGTTGGCGGCCATGATCTCCGCCTTGCGGCGTGCGTTTTCACGTTCTGCGTCAGTCACGACCAAGTAATCGCTGGGCATGGGTGGGATCGTACAATGGAGAGGTGGAGAAGATCACTTCGCACAAACATCATTGAATGATCATCACTGTGTGCACCCGTATCACGGAAAGCGGATTGTTGCATGAGTGAATACGTATCAATGTGAATGGTTATCTGTGCCCACAAACCGCCCACAGAAAATTCGTGAACATGACGAGGCATCCCAACATGTATTATACGACAACCATCACCTATTTACGATCTGTGAAGGCAATAGTTCCCCACAAACGCATCAGGTCAACGGCACCATCCGTTGACCTGATATTTCTCCCACCTTCGAGAAAGGAGACACACCGTGATTCACAACCTACAGACACTACTGGTTTTGATCATCGTGCTGCGCGCTCTGCTTAAGCGCTAGCCACGACCATCTAACCAGATCTATGGGGTGCCCAAGAAATTGTGCGCCCCGTAGGTCGTTAATTTTTCGTCAGCGCCGTGAAGTTTGTTTCATATGCCCCACGGGCGCAAGATCAACATCCTTTGACACGCACTCCCATGAAGTTGTGTATGATGTCTTTCCTTCCGTCACAGTGATGCCGCACCTTGCGACACACTTATACACGCGATGTTCAGTGTCTTCATAGAAGTCACCTTGTTGCGCATCAACATCTGATATGTAACTTTTCGTCATGTATTTTCTCCTCACTTTTCCTGTTCATACCACATTGAGACAACGCCGACTGTGTCAATACCCAGAAAGTCGCACTGGCCAATAGTCTTCGCCCTACTCAGTCCAATTTCAGATTGAGGATGATGAAGGTGAAATTCATTGTGCGCAACAGCACAGAAATTACGCAGTTTGTCACCAATCAACCACTTTCCAGTGATTCGATCGGGAGTAGAGCTAGAATCAATTTCCATCACAATGCCATAAGCTGCACCAATGCCGGCGGGAAACATATTACTTTCAAACTCATGACCACGTTCGATGCTTAGGCTCATTGTACATAGTACAACACTCTACGCCCTTAACGTCGAATGGTCTCTTTCGAGACCACACAACAACAAACTCTCTACGTAAGAACTTATGCCTTCGGCGGCGTCACCACGACAGTGGCGGTGCCCGTGACACCCGTAGCAACAGTCGCCGGCATCGGTGCGCCTTCACCCACGGGCATTGCGTGGGCGTCTTTCGTCGCTTGGGCAGCGTCGGCGGTGTCAGATGCGGCAGATTTAATCGCAGCGATTTTCGCGGCGGTCACCTGCTGCGGCGTAAGTTCAGCCTCAGCGACGCCCGGGACGAGCAAGGCGAGTGAAGCGATCAACGCTGTCGATAGCGATCCCGTCGTGGCAGTATGGCCGAAGTAGACGGCAACCTGCGGAAGATCCAACACGAGGATCGGGAAGGCGACAGCGAGCCACCGCGGCAGTTTTTGCCACAGTGGTTGAAACGCACTAAACAACTTCGTCGCAGCGAGTGCGCCAGCGGTAACATACGCGGCTACTTGAACCGGATCGATCGTCATGGTGATGAATTCCTTCGTGGTTAAGTATCACCCACGTGCGGAGAACTCACCTGACGACGCGCCGAAAGTAGCCTATCGTTCGATCTAGGCCCTCGTCGAGCCCAACCCGTGGCTCCCACCCGAGCAGCTCTTTGGCCCGCGTGATGTCGGGGCACCTCTGCGTCGGGTCGTCGATGGGCATGGGCTTGTGGATGATTTGATCGCCGCGCAAGCGGTGCCGTTCAAGTGCACCGACCTTCTCAAGCACCCTCGTCGCCAGCTCAATCACCCTGTATTCATTAGGGTTGCCGAGGTTGATGGGTCCCTGCGGGTTCGCAGGCAGGTCACCCACCGCGACGATGCCACGCACCAAGTCATCAACGTAGCAGAACGACCGCCCCTGCTGGCCGTGCCCATACACCGTCAGTGGTTCACCCTGCAACGCTTGCCTGATGAAGTTGCTGATGACACGGCCGTCGTGCTGATCGAGGTGCGGCCCATAAGTGTTGAACACCCGAACCACACGCGCATCGACGCCGTACATGTGCAAGTAGTCGTAGCACAGCGCTTCGGCAGCACGTTTACCCTCGTCGTAACAAGCCCGAGGCCCATACGGATTTACATTTCCTCTATAGTCTTCGCGTTGCGGTGACACCAGCGGCTCACCGTACACCTCACTGGTCGATGCGTGGACGACGACGGCACCGTGTTCATCTGCCAGGTCGAGCACGTTTGCGGTACCCTGTGTGCACGTCATCATCGTCAAAACCGGCATGTCTTGGTATGACGGAGGAGAGGCGGGACACGCGAAATTTAAGATGAGGTCGAACTTGACATTATCCATGTTAAATTCAAAGATTGAAAACCAGTCTTGGTGATCATCGGTAACATCAGCCATGGAGAAAGTGAAGTTCGAGTGGGCCTTCAGTGCCGCCAAGTGTTCAGAGTGCTCGTCTGACGAGCAGAAGTTGTCGATGCCCCAGACTCTGTCACCCGCATCGAGGTAGTGTTTGCACAGGTGACTGCCGACAAACCCCGCTGCACCCGTGATCAAGACATTGCGGCTCATGTCACAGATCATACACCTGATTCAGGGCTCGTATCAGCCACGGGTGCCGTCTTCTTCTTAGACGCGGGGTACGATGCCACGTGCTCAGCCAATAACACTCGGGCCAAGTCAAGGGCCTTCGCCCCGTCGACGATGGTGCCGAACCACAGTTCGAAGACGTCCCTGATGATGTGGAGGGTCACTGCCAGCGCATCCTCAGCCGACGCACCTGACGCCGCATCGAGCATCTGTGTCTCCGTCATCCGGGCGACGATGCTCAGCGCCTCGCTCTCGTACTCGTCAGTGGGACAGCCCAAGCCCGTCAAACCCATCAGGTCGTGAGCAAAGAGGATCGTGGTGAAGTCCTTGACCAACAGGTGACGGGGCCGATAACCCTTACGCTTTGCCATGGGTCAATTCTATCATCACCCGCGCCCGTGTTCAGAGATGCGTGCCCACATGGGCACGACGTGAATACTTAACGACATGCCTCGCCAACCCCTCAGTGAACACGCCGTTGCCAAGATCATGAAGTCACTGCTCGAGAGGTTCGGTGAACCCATCACGGAGAGTTATGACTCACACGGGGGAGGGGCGATCCTCGCACCAGGAACACCCGTCATGGTCAAGCGCAACGGTGCACGCGTTGCTGGTCAGGTCACCTCACACATGTTCGGCCCCGGCCGGCCGGGGGGCAAGAAACAACGCAGTCAGCTCTGGTACAAGGTGTCGACCGCGGCGGGGGACATCGAGGTACGCGAAGAAGATGTGCGAGCGACTGGTGCGATCGCCGAAGACCTGACGCCCGGACCCATCAACAAGCCCACCTGCGAATCGTGCGGGGGCCTGATGGGCATGGACGAGTCGACGTGCACCCAGTGCGGACGGATGGGGACGCCGCCCGACATGGCCGAAGGCAAATACGGCGTTGCCACGTACGAACCCGACGAAGACGTGTGTCCGACGTGTAACGGTGGTGGGTTCGCTCCATCAAACAAGCCGGGAAACACCAAGAAGTGCCCGAAGTGCGGTGGCTCAGGCGAAAAACCCAAGCGCGCCAAGCGCGCCGTCAAGGAAAGCGACGGCCCCGCACGCCACCCGGGCCATGCCGCCGGCTGCACCTGCCCAGACTGTGCGCGACCGAAGGCGGACGCCAAGTTGACGGACGAGAGTTCGTCAATCGTCTACGGTGCCGAGGACTTCACGTCGAACATGCCCGCAGGCACTTCTCACCCCAAACACAAGCGGTCGAAGGTCGACGAAGTGGCGCCGCCCGGAGGCAAGAAGGTCGTCAAGGCCCTCAAGAAGCAGAAAGGCGTCGAGAACCCGTATGCCGTGGCGTGGAACATGAAGAAGCACGGCGAGATCTGATGCGGACGACAGTCAAACACCTGCGCTCATTGATCCATGAGAGCATTGACATCGAGCGGGTGCCGTCGCCCGACGAAGTGCGGACGACGTGGGAAGACCTCTACGTCAGCTCGCTGCGCAACAAGCGCAAGACGGATCCCAAGGGGGTGACACCGGGCAAGGTGTCGTTCGATGAGCTGGTCAGCTGGCTGGGTGCGAGCGAGCACGCCATCGGGCTGGCACTCGACAAGGCGGGGCTGGTCGTCGACCGGGACGGCAACGTCGTCGATCGCTTCAACTAACGCACTTCACTTGGATCGTCGAACGACTACAACTAGATCACCCGGAGAGTGATGTTCAATGCGTTGAGTAACGCTCCAAAACACTCCGATGTCATTATCGCTAACCGAAATAACAGTTCCAAAATCATCACTAAGCTCTTCGACCCACTCTCCGTTCACCTTTGTCATTCCCAACTTGTACCGAATAATGTCACCAAGATCAGGTCGCATGTTCGGCCAACGCATTGAAGATCTGATCAGCAACTTCACCGAACACGCAAACCTCAACACCATTGACTGCCAACACCACGAATTGATCACGAAGCGCCAGGTGAGCACGTACTTTTTGTGGATTTAGACTACGCCCGTTGGGCGCATTCAACACCTGTTCAAGCGTCACTTTGTACAGCGGTTGCTGTTGAATGGCATCGAGCGTGGGGTTCTTCTTCCACGCGTCAGTCACCCACGAGACTGTGTGTTCCTCGAGCAGGTCATAGACGCGCTTGTACGCATCACTCTCGGGCGACAACCTCGCCTGTGACAATTCATTGATCATGTGCTGCCCTCCCCACGTTCATGATCTTACACACACTGCACGTGATGTTCAACCCTAACGCGACTGCCCGCGTTGCAGCTTGGCCTTGACCTGCAGGATGATGTCGTTGGGCACACCCTTATCAGTCAACTGATCGCCGATGTAACCGATGAAGGCGGGATCCTTGATGTCGTCGACACCGAGGTCAGAGGCAACGCCCGCAAACTCGTCCATGACGGCCCACATGACGTCCTTGAGATCGTGCACTGCAGGATCGAACTTGGCGGGCCTGAGACCACCGCCTCCCGACGACAGGCCGAACTGCGGCTTGCGCATGCCGGATCCAACGGGTACCTCGACCAACAGGTGCTCGTTGATCAACTGCTTCAGCTTGCTGATTGTCGTCTTCATCTTCGTGTCTCCGTCGGTTCAAGTGGGCCCCTGTGGGCCATCGGGTCGACGCCGAACAGCTTCACCATCTGCTTGCGCGCCTGCAGTGCTTTGTCGTCCTCGCGGCCTTCACCCGTCGCCGCCAGCTTGAAGACAGGCACATTGCCGTGGTTCTCAAACGTCTCCCACGGGTGCGACGACAGGATCGCGGTGTAGGCATAGCGGGTGCCGCCGGGATCGCGCAGGCGACTGTTCTTGACCTTCTTGTAGGTGATGTGTGAGCTAAACGTCAGGTACACCTTGCCCAACTCGGGGTCTTCGGCAACCCAACAACTAGCGACGCCCACGCTGGGCTGTGAATAATCTCGGGGCACCGTCGCCCACTGGCCCACCATGTAGGGCTTCTTGCCAGCAGCAACGGCACGCAGGCGATTGAGCACCTGGTTGGCCTCAAGCACCTCGCTGATCACGTACTTCAGCTTGCCGAGCGTCGTCTGCATCTCAAGATCTTACTTCAGGGTGACGGTAAAGTTGACCTTCGATGCATCGCCCTGGTGAGGTCCCCAGTTGAGGACGAAGGGCTCGCCGACCAGCGCTTGGCCGTCGTTCCACGACTCACAGAACTTGTCGAGGGCACGCTCGTCGACGGCGCGGAAACCGTGCTGGTGCGGCAGGCTACCCAGGCACGGCACCAACGTCACCCGCAGGTTGGCCTCACCCAGGCAGTACTTGCGGATGCCCTTGGGCAGCTCCGACCGCTTGACGTTGAACAGCTTCAGCGCCTCGGCGACGTACTGTTCCTGCGACAGGTTGGCCTCCAGCAGTGCACGGACGGGATCGATGATCTCGTGGAATTCAGGCAGTGCCGACTCATTGATGTCCTGCGCACCCAACCACGCCAGGGTCTCCTTCATCGCGTCGCGTTCCAGCGTCCGATCGTCCTTCTCTTCCATCAGGTCGTTGACGTGCTTCAGCAACTTCTCTGCATCGATCTCAACGTGCGCCGTCGCCTTGGTGCTGGCACAGAAGCGGCGGACGACGAGCGATGCCCACCCCCGATCGAGCAACCGGGCATGCTGATCATTGGCCTCGGCTCGAGCGTAGTCGTGAATGAAGAGGCGGGCCTGTTCGTCGTACCATGCATCGCTCAATTCGGGGCCTTCGGCCGTCCGGGCCACGTCGCCCATTCGCTCTGCACCGTCGACAGGGTCATGGCCCAGGGGTTCTGCCTTGGGTGGGCTGATGCCCGCCTCGTGCAGCGCCTGCTTGCGTTGGCGATAGATGGCACGTAGTTGGTCGTCGTGCTTGAAGCGCTTCATCATCTCGCGAACCGCGGGCATGGGCACCCGCATGGCGACGGCGGCGCGGACGGCGGCGTCCTTGTCGGTCACCATCTTGGGCAAGAAACGTTCCGGGATGATGCGCGCCGCAAAGCGTCGAACCTCGGGGTGCTTGTGGTCGATGAAGGTCGTGGTGATGTTGGAGAGAAAGTCAAGTTGCCCGTCGCGGCCCGTGCGGTGCAGGACGTCGAGGCGATCATTGGCCTCGGCCACGACGTGTTCTAGCCGACCCTCAGTGATGACGACCGGGCCCAAGACGCGGCGGATTTCACCCTTCAGGGCATCAACGGCCCTCTCTTCGTCAATTGTTCGCTCCACGACTCGCTGCAACTCAGTCAGGTTCAATCGCATGCGCACAGGCTCCTGAGCGATAAGTATCAGCGACGCGTCGGTCAGCGTTCCTTCGGGAGGAATGTATCCCACGACGGGTGGTAACAATCGGTCTTGGCGGCGTCCCAGAAGTGCAGTGCCGTCGGACTGGCGGGCTTCTTCAACAGCTTCATGCCCACTTCGTCGGGCGTCCTGTTGCCCTTGCGCTTGTTGCAGTCCCTGCACGCAGACACGCAGTTGAGCCACGTCGTCGGCCCACCACGTGACAACGGCACCACGTGCTCGATCTCGACCGTCTTCCACGACAACTTGGTGCCGCAATACTGGCACGTCCAATCATCACGGTTGAACAACACTTGGCTGCGAAAACGCGGTGGCTTCCACTTCTTGTGGATCTTGCGGTACATCCGCAACGTCGCCGGGATGGCGACCGATCGCAGTGGATCAGTGGGCATCAATCCGGGCGAAGTGAAGGCCTCGTCATCCCACACCGACGGCAGACCCGTCTGAAAGTCAATGACGATCTCGGCGCGAGAGAGCATCACCAGGCGAATGGCACGCCAATCGCTGATGAAATGGAGGGGTGTGTAATCGGCATTGAGGAGCAGGGCGCGCTTCACGGGATCATCCTTCGTCAGAGTTCATCCTATACTTACACCGCACACGCTTGCACAGCCCACGGCACCACACTCAAAAATTCGACTGACAAGATCACAGTCCAATCCTAATGCGGAACGCGGGGGTGTTCAGGCCATCGAGAAGTCAAAGGACACTTCACCCGTATCTGCATCCATCGTACACTGTGCTCCCACCGGGACGGGAATTGTCCAATCGCCGTGAGAGAAGGATGCCCCATACATACACGGGGGCCCGTTCGACAGGTACTGCAGGATGACGTCCTCGATCGACGGCACGTCGGGTTCCAACTTCGTCGGCACCTCGGCAAACTCACCGACGACGATGCCAGCCACCTTGTCAAGGACGCCAGCGAGGCGCAGTTGGCTAAACATGCGGGCCACTTTTTCGCCGTCCTTGCGCACGTCCTCAATGAACAGAATAGCATCCTGGGCGTCGGGAAAGAAGGGGGTGCCCAGCAAGCAACAGAACGTCTCCAAGTTCATGCCGATGACGTGGCCGCTGGCCCGCCCGGGCGACACCGTCCGGGGCAGGAACTGGTTGACTGCAAAGGGACGTACGTCCCACGGCTGGTCGCTCATCATCAATTCCAAGCCAAACTTCAGCGACTCACAGTCGAGCTTCTTGATGCGCTCACCCTTGTCGAGCCTGATCGCCGGGTACTGGCCATTGATGCTGATGAGGCCCGCGCCCGTCAACAGGCCATTGTTGAGGGCCGAGATGTCGCTCAGGCCTAGCAGCGGGCGCCTTGAGGCCCTGATCTTGTCAAAGTCGAGGTAGGGCAACGTCTCGGCGCTGCCGTAGCCACCCAACGCACAGATGACACCGCTGATCGTCGGGTCGGTGAAGGCCCACATCAGTTCTTCAGCGCGGTCGACCAGCGGTGCGGCGTGGATGTCAACCGTCCGCAGTGACCTGACGTTGGGGCCCAGCACGGGCTCAAGGCCACACTCGCGGACGACGTCGAGGCCCACCACCAGCTCTTCAGGGCGAAAGGGTGAAGCAGGGGCGATGATGGCAACGCGGGCTCCGGGTCGAAGCCGCTTGGGCGCGAGGTACATGTCAGCGATAACTAGGCAGTGCTGATGCATCTTATGCATCACACCTCACCCGACGGGCATGCGCCTGTGAATTTCCTTCATGGCGTAGTCGTACGCGGGTTCCGTCCCACACAGCGCCGACAACGTCAGCAATTGCTCTGCAGTGAAACTGGCCAGCAGGGGCTTCAACACCCACTGCTTCCTACCCTCTCTACACCCGACCATGTACCTCAACAGTGTGTTACGCTGCAATTCGAGGTGGAGGTGAGCGGGAGGAGCCTTGCGAGTCACCATGCGAGCGTGTTCGATCTCAAAGCGCACCGACTTGACCTGCTCCAGCGTCTTGCACACCTCACTGTGTAGGTAAGCCGCAGTCAACGGTGTCAGTGTACTGTAGCCCTTAGTGTTGACATACTTGAAGACACGGCCGACTGTCCACGGCCCGGCCCACGTCGTCACGTGCAGCATCATGGCTCGCTCGAGCGCTTCCCACTGCTCCGCCATCACCAACACTTCATTCGTCACGCCCGCCATGGAGTTGTAGATGTCAAAGCTGGTCATGTGCTCCTTCATCGGCCTCGCCCACCGGGTGATGACCTGCACCTTGACATCTCCATCGACGATGTGATCCAACCCAGCGCCCGTCACCGTCGGCGTGACGTTCAAGTCGACGATCGACCGACGTGGATCGTTGAGAAAGCCGTCGAGTTGTTGCTGTGACGAGAAGAAGACGTCGATGTCACCGTGGCGACGAAACGCATGCGACCACCCAGCGACCTTGATCGGGCCTCCCGTGTGATTGACGACATCACGGTAAAAGTCTGCCGCTGGTGTGCACATGACCACGTGGCGGGCGACCAACGCCGCAAAACCGCCAGCGATGTAGCCACCGTGCTCGAAGACGAGCCCAAGCAGTTCCAACGTGCCACGGTTGAAGAGCTGGCCTTCGTGCAGCATCGTCAACAGGGGCTTGTTCAGCTTGACTTCATTGAAGTTCACGACGTCGGTCACGGTAATCTCCAATCAGTGGGCACGTCCTTCAATCGTCGCTGCATCACTTCAATCGCCTGTGGGTTGGTGTCGGCAAGGACGAACGAACGGCCGTGCTTGTGTGCGGCTTCGCCTGTGGTGCCAGAACCCGCGAAGACGTCCATGACCAGACCCCCGGGTGGCGAGCTGGCGGTGATGATGCGTTCGACGAGCTTTAGGGGCTTTTGTGTGGGATACCCCGTGCGTTCCTTGGCGTTCGTCCCGATGATGCTCATCTCCCAAACGTCGGTCGGCACCTGCCCACGTGCGATGCGAGCCTCAGCGTCTTCAGGTGTCCTGCCCACTCGCTGCATGTCGGGAGCTTTGTAGGGCACGCGGTCAATGTCATCGTAGTTGAAGACGTGCTGACCAGCGTGCTTGGCATAGACGAGAATGTTATCATGCTTACGTGCCCATGTCGTCTTGCCACGGCCCCCAAAATTGTAGCTCCAGATAATCTCGTTGAGAAAGTTGTCTGTACCGAAGATCTGATCGCAGTCGAGACGAGCGATGTGCACGTGTCGCCAGTCGAGGTGCAGGTACAGGGTACCCGTGGGTTTCAGGACGCGGTGAAATTCAACGAGGTGCTGGCTCAAGAAGGCGCCGTACTCCAGTGTGACGTCGTTGTATGCCATACCGTGAGACGACTGCACAACGCCGGTGCCAAAAGGCGGATCGGAGTACACAAGATCGACGCTGTTGTCAGGCGTCGCCTTCAGCACCGACAACGCAGTGGCTTGGTGAATGGTATTCATGGCGTGTTGGTGACAGGTCCCGAAGTGCCCTGCCCGTTGGTGACCTGCTGCAACCTGAAGTTGAGCTGGTCGAGCGCGCTGACCGACTGATCGAACTCCTGCTTCGACGCCATCAACTTGCGCACCATCTTGGCCTTCTTGGCCGCGTCCCAAGACTTGGCGACGGGACGCTGCATCAGCTCCTCGGCACGTTCACGGCGAATTGACGCACAGCGCTGTACGTGAGTGTAGTACGCAATCTGCCGCTGCAACGTGGCGGGATCCTCGCGTACGGGTTCAGTCGACGTCGGTGTCTGACCGATCAGTGGCTGCTTGGTGTCCATGGTCAGACTCTACACTTGGGCCGTGCCCGTTTACAATGGCACTTTCGTGTAGTCTAGCGACCATCTCATCGAACGTCTTTTCATCGTTCTCGATGACGACGAACTTGCGGCCCAACTTGCGGGCGGCCAGGGCCGTGGTGCCCGAACCCGCGAATGGGTCAATGACGTACTCACCGGGCTGCGTGTGCACCTCGATCGGGATCTCGATGACACGTTGGGCCTTCTGCGCCGAGTGCACCTTGCCGCGCATGACTTCGGTGATGTCAGTCCACACGTTGGTGCGACGGTAAAAATCAGATTTTGCCGGGTATTTTTTGTTATAGCCTTTGTACCCACGCAATGTCTCGAGCAATGGGATGTTAAAACAACGAGGTTTCTTGATGTCATCACCCTTGATGAAGTAAGCCAGCTCTTCACGTGTGAACAAGTAGTTGTGCTTGACGCCGTAGGCCCGCTTTTTCGACCAGGTGATCAGATTGGCGAGTTTCAGGCCGACTGCACTACGTGGATCACCCGTGCCAGTAAACTGATCCTCAACCTTGATGATGTAGCGAAAGAAGGGCCTGAAGTCAGGTTTCCCCGTTCCCCCCCAGACGTAAAAAGCTGCGTTGGGCAGCAACAATTGTGACCACTTGTATGTCCACTCCAACATCCACTGCGCGAACTCGCTGGCGTTGGAGAGTTCGATCGGGTTGTCCCAAGCGTCTGATAGGATGTGCCCGTAAGGCGGATCCGCAATGATTAATGGGATCGCACCCGTCAGTTCACGGACTGCGTTGACGGTCTCGACTGTGGTGCAGTCAGCGCAGATGGCGTAGCCGTCGGTGAAGGTCTCAACCCTCACTGGTGAATGCCCAACATGGCGCGCAGTTCCCGTTTGGCTTCGGTCTTCCCGGCTTCAAACGCCTGTTCGAGTAACTGTATGACTGTCTCAGCTTGGCGCTTACCAAAGCTGTGATCAATCTTCTCTTCGCACGAGAGTACCTCGTCTCCCTCCATGCACTTGAGCGCCCAGGCGTTTGGGACCTGAAGAAAGTGAACCCCGTTCGCGTACTGTGAAAGGCCGGGCCCAACGAACTTGTGCTCAATGCCGAGAGCGGTCTCCCCCATGACGATCTTGAAGTTCATGCGACGTCGACCAGCCCCTGCAGTTCGGGTTTGCCGTAGGTCGCGGCGCCCACGTGGACAGACAAATTCGGCGTGATTTTCAAGTCGACCTTCCCGTGTGTGTGACCGGCGAAGACGTTGAAATTGACGTTCGGGTACGCCTTCGATGCCGCCATCAGCATGTCACCGCACATCTTGCTGGTGAAGAATGGCATGACGCTCTGTTCGCCCGGGTGACCTTCGTGCACGTGGGCCTCGGCAAAGGGCGGGTAGTGGGTGAGGACGACGATGTGCTTGTGGTACTTGACGGCCTGCTTGATGCCGTTCTGCATGTGGAGGACGCCCTCGTGGGCCAATTTACGGGCCAGCCCGACGATCGTCGACTTGGCACCGTTGACGGGCAAGAAGTCGTGAATTGCAGTCCAATCAGTCATGTTGAACGAGCTGTTCTGCCAGTCACCGATGTAGCCGTCGTACCAGCCATCATGGCCGACGATGCCCGTTGCCTGCGTCAGGGAAAAGTAGGGCATCGTCGGCATGTAGCGGATGAAGGGACTGACGTTGGTCAGCTCTCGCATCATCTTGCGGACGTGCTCAATCGAACTCCCGTAGTAATCGTGGTTGCCCAACACGACATAGATGGGTCGCTGCACCACCTTCTCGATCGCCGACAGGTGAAAGACCAGCTTGCGCGCGACGGAGATGTCGCCTGTCAAGAAGACGCCCGTCGGGTTGCTCTTGATCAGCGACTCGGCGAACTTGATCAAGTGTTGATTGTCGTCACCCAAGTGATCGAGATGGCAATCAGTTGCCCACGCGAATTGTGTCATGTTACAATCGTACACCACGCGGCGATGTTGTTCAGCGGTTGACAGTCGTATCGCGTGAGGGCGGCGGGTAGAACGATGCCAGCAGCTCCTTCAGCTTGTCGACGCTATCAACGCCGTACCGCCTGAAATAGTGCTCGAACTTGTTGATCACCTTCGGATCAGGTATTGCTAACTCATCGAGGTGAGCATGCAGCTCAGCGACGTCGGCGAACAACAGCTCGTAGTAGTCGGCCTGCGAACAGATCGCCTCACGCAGGTGCGGCATCAACGTCACCATGTCGAGGTAACACTGGCGGTAGAACATGGCGTCGCGCCTGAGGCACGTGGCCGTGAAGAGGGCGTCGACTGCGAACCCGGCGGCCTCAGCCTTTGCCTGCACCAGGTCGGGATCAGCCAGAGTGCAATAGATGCGTACGTAATTGAACTTGCTCTTGTATTGCTCAACGCTGATCGTCGACACCGGGCCAAGGTGGCGGCTATTACAGCGTGGCAGCACGTGCTGCAGGCGCGCGCCGATGAACGCGGCGGCGATCGAGAGCAACTTCGGGTCAACTTCAGCGATCATGTGAGCAACTCCTCTCAATGCAACCACAGTCGTACAGGTCAGGAAAATCTCGGTGCCGTGACGTACGATTCGCAGGTCCCGGTTCTCGCTTGCCGCACGCAAAGCAGGTGTCTCGCTTCAGGCGGCCCAAGTGCAGGCGACCGAAGAAGACTTCGACGCGCCGGCAGAACGTCCTGTAACGACCCAATAGGGTACGTCGAGGACGGGGCACCGACGACGGCTGCAGCGCATAGCGATAGGGACACATCTAGCTACATCCTACCACGAGGCACCAACACTTTACACTCACTCACGCGTGGAGCAATCCGCCACGATGCCTCGAAGTCCGACGCGCTCACTAGATCATCCTCGTGCGCGCGGAGCAACCCCTTACATTGTGCCCCCAAAGTGAGGAAGGTCAGCTCACCGTTGACGATGCTGACCAACAGGTGGGTGCCCCCGATGGGCACGTAGCGCTGCTCAATCGACGACCACAACGTTTCACGAGGATGAACGACGTCGCCGTTCAACTTGTAAAACCACTCGATGAGGTCACCGGGTTTCATGTTGTCACTGCGTTCGTGTGCGTCAGCGTTTATCAGCGAACGTCCTGAACACTTTATCCCAGGTGAAACTCACGATGCCGAAGTTTGTCTTCATGTCGACGTGATGCAGGTAGTGCAGTTTCCGCATGTTACGGTACCACCTGTGCTTCATCAGCGGGTACTGCCTGATGTGCATGGTGTCGTGGGCCGCATCGTTGAAGAGGCCGAAGCCAATCAAGACGATGCCAAAGACGACCAACGTCCACCACGGCGCACCCAGCAACCACAACAGCCCACCCGCCGTCGCCAGAATAATGAGGAGTGGCGGCGTAAAGAGCAAGGCCCCGCGGTGGTACCAGCGTGGTAGGCGGTACTTGTCGGACGACAGGCGACCGGGAGGGTACAAATCACAATGATGTTCCATGTGGGCCCGATTGAAGACCCGCGACCAGCGTTGGTGCAGGGCCCAGTGAATCGCGTGGCCGAAGAATGTCGCAGTGAGCAGTGACACGGCAAAGACGACAATGAACAACATCTGATCACACAGTACACCGGTGTGGGGCCGTGTTTAACCGTGCAGCGTCAGGTAGCGATCGGTCATGTCGACGATGCACCTATCGAGGTAGGCTCGGTTGGGTTCACGAGGTAGCGACGACGTCTGGTACAACTCATCGCACTCGACCTCGAGGCGATCGGCCTGCTCAATCAACTCATCGTAGCTGACGTCACCATTGCGGACACGCAATAGGTCTTCGCGATCTGGCCGCTTAACTAGCACCCTGCCCGTCATCAAGATCTCCTTGCACATGCGCATCAGCCTCCAAAGGTGCATGCCGTGCTTGGTATCGTACCCGAACTTGGCCTCGAGTTCGGCCCGCTTTGGGTTACGTGCCTTTTTCCACGTGAGGTACTGCTCCCAGTGGGCTAGTGCCGCTCGGTACGCCTTCTCCCGGGTGAACAGGGTGATGACGTCCTTGGGTAGCTCGACATTGAGGACGCTGCGTGCAGTCTCAACGATCTCACCGATGCGCTCGGCCGACGTGGCTTCATCATCGACGGTGTGCAGGTTGAATAGCGAGTCGAAGGCGCCGATCTCAGACTTGCTGACTTTCGTCAGCTCCGTCAGACCGAACTGTTCACGTGTAGGCGGTGCAGACGGCGGGTTCAAGAGCCACACACGGTGGGACTTGATGCGCTTCAACTGCGCAAAGGCGTAGCCGCTAAATGTGTGCCGCGCTTTCTTCGACAAGAAGTCCGCGCGCAGGCCACGCAGCTCATCACCGAAGGCATCTGACTTCAGCACGTCGCTGTCGTCGACCCACAGGATCTCGATGATGTTCGGGTTGCAGTCGGCGGCCAGTGCGGCGAACTTGTCGAGCGAGAAGGTGACCTTATCGACGCCATCACTGGCGTCCTTACCACCTATGTGCTCCTGCTGCTCGAAGCGCTGCGTGAAACCGAGGTACGCGCTCTTGGGCTTGACGCAAACACCCTTGATGTCGAGGTCGGACGTGGGGGTGTTGAGGCCGTAGGCGTGTGAGCCGTGCCGAACCTGCAGGATCGTCCGTGCGTCAATGTCGAAGTTCATCGTTCAATCCACCTCTCGGCCGCCGCGATGATCTTCGGATGAGCGTTTACCAACACCTCGCGCCACGGTGCATGGTGTAGTGGTTGCAGGTTCAGCTTGATCAACATGCTGTACCGCTCAGGGCGACCCTCGGCTAGCAACATCGGGTTGAGGATGAACAGTCGCATCGACTCAGCGAAGACCTCGTACGGGTTGGGTTCATAGCCAGACACTGGTGGTTCAATCGCGTAAACTGCACGCACTTTGCCCAGCACGTGTTCGCCACGCACGCGGTCGAGCTCAAAGTGCACGTGGTGACCGACCTCGTGGGCCAGCACTCCGGGTGTGGTGAGGTCGGCCTTGTAACCCGTATAAGACCATTGAAAGCCGGGCACCTTGACGGGCGTCCGCGTCTTCTTTAGGTTGACGAAGACGGTGCCGAACCAGTACCAACCGCGATCGTGCCACGGGTTCTTCCCAGGTGGCTTCTTGGCGTCATCGGGCTCCGTCAGGTACTCGGTGACGGGTGCGATGCCGTTGAGGTCGAGGAAGGCCTTGACGTAGACCAACGCAGCGTCGAAGGCCTGCCGCTTGTCGTAGGTCGCCGGGTCGACGATGAAGGGCTGCATCACTTGATGTCGATGGGAATTGGCTTCACGGTAACAAAAGGAGATGCCGTGAAAACACGGATGTGGAGTTGGCCTAACTTCGCTTCCGCCGTCGCTGCGAACGTACTATAACCGATGTCGAGCCGATAACGTGCGGTGAAAGAGGCGTTCTTGCCGCCGACTTTCTTGCCACTGACGACGATGACGCTCTCACCTTCGGCCCACACCTCGAGTCCCGTGGGATCGACACCGGGCAGGTCAATGACCAACGTCATGCCCGTCGCGTCTTTCGTGGTGTGGTAGCCAGGACCATTGCGATAGGTGCCCGGCGTGTTGTCCTCTTCAGTCGTCTCCGTCACCGTCGTTGACATCTTAGACTGTGAAAACATGTTGTTGAACGACTCAGCCATGTCGCCCAACCAGTCGTAGTTGAAAGAACCTTTGCTCGGTGCCATTCCTCAATGGTAACACCGGTGCGGTCACAAGTTCACCTTCAGTTGGCGTCACCTAATATCCGCGCATGATACGTTCAACATTGACTTCACCTTTTTTCATGTAGGCGTCAGCCAACTCTTCAATCGAGATGCCGCTGGCAATGACAAGCTCGAAGTACAGGTGGAGGGCGTCGACAAGTTCTTCCTTGTAGGCTTCACGGTCGACTTCAGGCACCTCAGTCGCCCGGTGGGCCTTGGCGTTCTTCAGGTGCTGACCCGCCTCGAACAATTCATCCATGATGTGATGGCGGATGTCGTGCAACAGCGTCTGCCCCTGCTTCGTCGAGATGTCAACTGGGAATTGAGGCCAGTTGCGCTTCTCCTGCAGCAGGCGCATGAAGGCCAACTGTTGCTCCCAGAGGACACGCATGTCGATGGGGGCGCTCATGTCAGTTGTTACCGTCGTTGCCACCCGGCACGATGAACTTGTTGCCCGCCTGCACAGATTGCAGCTCGCGAGCGTGTTCCAACATCTTGTCGTGCATCTCCTTGACCTGCTGTTGATACGCTGATGTCAGCACCAAGTCACCCGCATCACCCACGGTGACGCGGATCTGGCGGAGGAGATCGGCGCAGTCGACGCCGGACAGTAGCGCCTCCTGAACGATCTGCACGAGGCGGTGAAACACTTCGTCTGCGAACTTGAACTCATTTTCCATATTCTATCTCTACTACACCTTGCGTTGATGTGTAAGCCACGTGTGTGATTTTTCTCTAAACGCCTTGACTTTGCGTATAACCCATATTGCTGTCATCTTTGCGCTCTTTATGCGTTTGACCTCAGGACGACTATTGATTTCACGCGCGGCTTGTACACGTCGTTCTCTAGCGCCGGGAGCCTGAGCAGCCAATTGTATTGCCTTACCATGACGTTCTCGTTCAGCAGGATCGCTCCAACGTCGAGCATTGCCCGCCTCATGCTTTTGCCGCGTCTCTTCATTTTCCCAACTCTTCGTTGTAGCCGCTCTTTTCTTCGCCAACGTTTCAGGGGTGTTCGCTTGAGCCTTAATACCACGAACATGCGCTTGCTTACGTTCATCGTCTGACCAGTGATCCTTCTGCAATGCACTTTGCCCTTGACGAAGTTCAGGCGATTCATATGTAACTTTCAAACTTGCGCGCCGTTTACGACGTTCTTCATCTGTTTGAGGACGTCCTACAACGCCCCCACCACCCTTCGTGAAATTGCATCCGATGTCATTGGGATCATCATGTGAGTGGTTGGTTGAGAAAGTGTTCTCCTTAGCAATCCACTCAATCTCCCAAGCACATGCCTCTTCATTGGTCACCGGGCCGATGCAGACCTCAACACGGAGACCAAGGCGTTTGACCATGGCGTGCCACTTGTGATTACGCCCACGGTCAACGTCAGAACGACCTATAACACCCTTGCCCACGTTGAAACAACGCGGCACTGCCTCAAGCGTCCAGTGCTTGTAGCCATAGAAGCGAACGCCGTCAAACTTCTTCAATCGTTGGTCCTTCATGATCGAGAACTACATATCTAGGCAGATAATCTGCGGCAAACACGATTGTTGATGCCAGCGCAACTTTCACGCTGTCGCCCCTCGCGATGGCGTATTTATACACGATTGCGTACAGATTTACGTCTGATCCAATGAAACCAACATTCGACTCTAACACAGTGTTAGGTAGAACGGTGTAGAGCTTACCTTTGTGTCCCACTAGATAGGTGTTATTGGCACGTACAGGTTGAACTTTATTAAATCTAGCAAGTAATTCATTCCGGCGCTCGTCAAGCGTTTTCCCAATTAGCGGTGTTTTTTCAATGGCATTAAGTGTTGCCATTGCAGGGTCAATAAACCCTGCAAAACCACATATGAATTCACCCGACTTTAAGACCTTTTTGCAACCATTCATGGTATGATGATCCGTCTGCATATAGGAATGATCACCCATCATCACGACTTTATCACCATCAACAGCACTGACTACACATGTCATCCTGCATCTCCTGTGCGCGTGCCCAATGGCGCGGTTGGTGGGCGGGTATGTAGCTCTTTGCGGACGGCGGCCTGCAGGTCCCTCGATAATGCGTCCAGTCTCACGTAACCGATGATTTCAAAACCAATCGCGGGTTGTCCATGCTGTGACGTCGGCACCGTCCCCGACACCGGCATCAAGAAGAACGTCATGATGGGCTTCTCGCTGTCACACGTCTTGATGAGAGGCGCGCTCAACGTCGTCAAGGTGTCGCCGTCACGATCATCGTACATCGTGCTCGTGCGCTTTGAGTAATCTCGTTTCATGTGCAGATCTTACAGCGCTGTGAGCTTTTGTATAGCGTCGCGAATGTCGAGGCCGTCAATTCCATCGCCCACGCACGTCCAATTGAGCAGCGAGCGCCGGGCGAACAGTTCCAACCTCTGAGCGTCAGGCCACATTTTCTCGAGGCGCAGTTGCAGCTCATCGGGCTTCTGGCTATGGCCCATGTTGGGCGCAAAGATGACCGACCGCTGCGAGTGATCCTGCATCGTCGGATAGACGCTCTTACCCGCGGTGCCGATCAGCGCCAGCTCGTGCGATTGCCTGAACGTCCGCCCCATGCCGAAGGCCAGGCCGTCACCCGTCGCCACGTCGATGGGCTGCGCCTTCTTTGACGTCTTGACCCAGATGACGGTGCTCTTGGGAGAGAACCCCCAAGCCTGCATCACCCGGAGCCCGTCGAGCAGCAGCGTTGACGGCACCCACAGCGCCAGCACACAACCGGCAGGATTGATCAGGTCCTGCACCTTCAGTGCTGCAATGTCGGCCAGCGACAACGTCGAGTACTGCGATGCGGCGCCGCGGCGAGTGGGCGACTTCATCCGCGCCAACTTGTCGTCAAAGGCCCAAGGCGGGTCGGCGACGAGACAATCGAAGATCACTTCACACCACGTATCAAGCCGCGTTGAAGGAGTCGAGTGATGATGTCGCTGTGAATGCCATTGACATCCTTGAACTGATTGTTGATCAACGTGTGATCAAACGGGTGTTCCATCGCCCAGTCAACGTACCCCTGCGCGACGCGCTGTTGAAAGCCGCCGTCCTTCTCGTAGGAATCGTCGACCGACGCCCGCTTGAAAGGCGCACCGTGAAAAACAACAGTGATGTCGGGCTTCTTCAACAGGGAGAACAGCGCGCGTGAGAACCAGCGATTGGCACCGTCGACGGTACCGTACACCGTCGCCGACAGCGCCCAACGATCGAGGATGACGATGTCACACCACTTCAACATGATGGGCAAGTACAGCAATTGAAACAGCAACTTGTTGAGAAAGTGCACCAGTTGAAACAGGTGTGGCACCTTGCGTGCCCAACCGTTGGCCAACATGGCGTAGATCAAGCGGTGCGTCCGAGTGCAGGAATCGGTGGGTACCTTGACGAGGATGGCCTTGTACCCAGCGGCAAGGCATGCCTCGTGCAGCAACTTGGCCTGCGTCGATTTTCCGTGCCGATCGGGCCCTTCAAATGCCAGCGTTATTGCATTTTTCATCAATGTATTCCTTTGCTCCTTTATTCCATGTAACGTCTGTCATTAGCGCAAGTTGTTCATATGTTAACAAATTATATTTCAGGACCCTCTAAAACGATAATCAAACTGACGGACGTGCAGAGAAGTCGGCCTCGTGTTGCAGTTCCTTGCGCGCTTGTACCCACCCTCTGTAATTGCCACAGAACACCTGCTTGATGTCGATGTAGTGACGAGCGGGTAAATCAACACTGGCGCATACCAACCGCTCAGCGTCTTCACGCGTCATCGGCCTAGCGACGTGCTCGAGCGGACTCATGTGGCCCGAGCTCACCAACCTATCGCACAGTTCAATGTCGGCCTTCGGATCTCTTATCCCAGCATGAGTCAGGTACGACACCCGGGCACACCTACCCGCAGACACCTTGACGACGTCGTCGAGCGACATGCCGTTGACCTGCAGGTCGAAGGCCTCGGCGTGGCGCACGAGCGGCAGGTGCCAGTCGCCATAGTTGACGGGAAAGGGTTCCGATGCATCGTACTCGGCGCGCATCAAGTCGGCGGCCTTCCTGATCTCGGGCTGCGCGGCGGGGTGACAGCGCAAGCCCCAGAAATTGCCCCACTCGGTGGCACTTATGATTGCAGTATGATAAAGAAAGGGTTCTAGTAGCCGATTAGCGATCTGTTTGTGAAGGTTGATGTCGGGCGACTGAAGACGTTCCACCGTTTTCACAGCGTTATCACGAGCCAACAACCACTGTTCTAGTGCTAGCGCTTGTGCTTCAGGTGTCAACTCTTCATTCGCCTGCATCCCGCTTTGATTGCGCCCCCAATAAATGGGGATGAAAGGATCATCCTGTACTCTTTGCAACATCTTTGCAATCGGGATTGCACGGGATGATGCGCTGTTACGGGAAAATGCCCTATGCGTATTTATCTCAGCGAGGACACATCTCGCGAATGTCACCTCCATCGTGATGAGTCGCACGCCATCAGGACTCAGGCTATCACACAGCACCTTTGCATTGTAGGCCATTGGAGAACCTATCCTTTCAACACGGGTTTATTCTGCAGTGAACCAAGGGCCGCGGCGGCCGAGCGGGCACGGTCAAAGGCCTCGGCGCGATCGAGCAGCGCATGCAACCGCGCGAAGTCGGCTGATTTCAGCACCGTGACGTCATAGTGGCCATAGGCCTGTTGCAGACCGAAGGCATAGCGCAGTGCAATCCACGCACGCTTGTACCAGGGTCGCCACTGGCGCAACTGCACCTCCAACCACAGGTCGCCGTCGTCGGGGTCAAAGACGAAGCGAAAGACGTGGTTGAAGTCACTGCAGGCGCAGGCTACGTAGTGCTCTTCAAGGTCCATCGCCACACCCTATACCGGGTGGGCGAGATGGTCAAGGCAATTAGTTGGCGCGGTGGCCGACGCCGATGCTGTGGTTGAGGCCCAGGTCAGTGCAGCCGGCGAACTGCGCCAAAAGGACGATCGCGACCAGCGCGATGAAAATGTAGAAGATGGTACGGAGCCAGGGCATCTTTGCAGGCACCGGCACGATGCTGGCAATCCAAATGAAAAGTGCAAAGATGAGGACGGCGGCGAACAGCATTAGGAGGGTCATACTGATAACTAGGCTGTTCACTGACGATTATGAACGTACCTCAAACTCGCCGCGTGAAGTCGAAGAGACTATTTTCCAGTTGGTCATAGAGTTTCATCTCGAGTTCATCACAGACGTCGTTCATGGCGTTGATGGCCTCACGCTGGTCTGACGAGCTCTGGCTCTTGTTCAGCAGGATGAACTGCTTGATGCGGACGCGGATCTGGTCAACGTAGTCGGTGGTATCTTGGCGGAGCTGCCACTCGGGCACGCCGTTGAGGTAGGCCTCGTGCAGCACGCGCGGAGGTGCCTCTTCAAAGAGGATGCGGCGCAGCTGGCCCACCGTGGATTTCAATGGATCACAGCCTCCCAGCGTGTTCAAGTTCACTAGTGAATTCGTCGATGTAGGGATCGTAATAGTCAGCAGCGAACGCATCACGATCCATCGCCAGTGCTACGGCTTCTTCAGGTGACTTGCCCTTATCGAAGAAGTCGCCCCACATCTTCTCCAGAGCAAGTTGTCCCATGTCCTCATCAACGACGTCGAAGATCGGCAGATCCTCTTGGTTGACACCTGCATCGGCTAGCGCTACGCCCCATGCAACCATCCATGTGCCCCACCTCATGTGCCGAGAAGGGGTCTTCAGACCTTCACCGGCTTCACGAATGAGATTCCGCAGTTGTTTCACTGACAACTTTACCATCACTTACCTCCGAGTGCCTGAATGAGCACTTCGTCGACTTCATCGATGGCACTTTTAAGCGCATCGAGTGCACTGGAGATCTCGGATGTCGTATTGCCATATCCAATGCCTTGTTGAATAGCACCCATCCGCCCAAGAGAGCGTTTAATGTCTTGTAGGTGATGGGTCATTGCACGCACTTCGCCGGTACTAATCCCTTCCTTGATGAGATTCCTGAGCTGCTCCTGCGTTAGCTTGATTACCTTTGCCATCACGCCACCTTCTTCTGTACGGTTGCTTTGTCGGCGCTGCCCACGCCCTTCATCGCCTCGGCCCACGACGCCTGCACCGCCTTGTGGGCGCGAGCCAGCATCAACTCAGTCGCCTTCGCCGCCACGTCCTTGATCCTCGCGTATTCGGCATCGTCGAGCTCCCGCGTCTCCTCGTCGTAGCTGTCACGGGCATCGAGGACGAGGTTGGTCTCCAACCCAGTCTTGAAGGGCTGCTCCAACGCCGTCAGTGCCTGCGCGATGTTGGGCCGATCCATGGGATCCTGCACCACGTGGTTGTTCTTGAAGACGGAGGGCGACAGCGCCACTTCACGGATGATCTTCTTCAGTGCGCGGTAACTGACCCTCATGCGCGTGCTCCTGAGCGATAAGTATCGGTCAGCTCAGCACTTGCTCCACGTGCACGCCGTTCCATTGGGCAACATGCCACCCACACACTGCACACATCCCTGTTGGTAGACCAGCGTTGCACCGCCACAGTTGGGGCATGCCTTGTCAGTCGTCGTCGCTGCACCGTCCTTAATGTAGCCCTTCAACACCCGAGCGATGACGGCGCTGAACGAGGTGATGTCGCTGTGCTTGTCCTTGCGCAGTTGTTCGACCAGGTACTGGACGGGCACGCCGTGACGCAGCGCCAGGCTCAACGTCCGGGTGAAGGCGCCGTGCAGTGCATTGTCGAACAGCGACACCACGTCCCTCAATAACAGTTGGTCATCATCACCCAATGGAATGCGCAGGTTGTAGGTGGCCAACCCATCCTTCTTACCGTTCTTGATCAGGGTGCCTCGCTTGGCCTTCTTGGGCACCTCGACCTGCTCCGACAGGCCCGCGAAGATCTCATAAGGCGAGCCGTTCAACAGGCCCACCAGGACGAGGTGTTGCTCACCCTTGACGGCGACCCGGTGCACGTCGCACTCCAGTTCCTTGGGCCGCTTGGGCGCGTGGGTCTCGGTGACGACCAGCGGTTGTCCTCCCGCGTTTGCCGACGCTTCATCAACGATGACGGCGGCTCGGCTGTTCTTGCGGTAGATGGTGACGCCCTTGCACCCAGTCTCCCACGCGCGGAGGCACAGGGCCTCGACGCTGCCCACCGTGACGTCTTCGGGCAGGTTAGTGGTATTGCTGATGGCGTGACAGATCCACTTCTGTGCAGCGGCCTGCACGGCGATCTTCTTCAGGGGATCGATCGACTCGACCGTCGCACCGTGGTAGGGCGACTTGGTGATGTCGGTCTCGCCCGTCACTCGCATCCACTCTGTCAACCCTGCATGAAACAGGTCATAGTGCTGCCACTGGTCACCCAACGCATCGGTCTCATCGACGCGGGCCTGCTTGTCAGCGGCGGTGATCTTGCGCTTGCGACGGCTCTTCAGGAACAACACGGGCTCACAGCCCGACGTTGTCCGCGTCAGGATCGACACGCTGCCTGCTGGGGCCGTCGTGGTGTTGGCGATGTTGCGGCGGCCGTATTGTTCATAGTCACGACGAAGGGAGTAATCCTCGGCCATGATGCGCTGGATGAATGGATTGCCCCGTTCCACGTCATGAGAAAAGATCGGAAAGGCACCGCGTTCCTTGGCCATGGCGACGGACGAGCGATAGCTCGACAGTGCCAGCGTCCGATAGACGGCGTCAGTCACCGCGATCGACTCGTCACTGCCATAGTGCATGTTGAGGCCGGCGATGCAATCGCCCAGTGCGGTGATGCCCAGACCAGTGCGACGGCCATTGGCGCCTGCGTTCCTGATCTTGTGCCACAATTCGACCTCAGTGCGTTTGACACCGGCGGGTTCGGGGTCAGCGTCGAGCTTGGCCAAGATCCTATCGATGGCCTCGAGCTCCAGATCGACGAGATCGTCCATCAGCCGTTGAGCTATGTAAGTCGATGCCTCGAAAGCGGCGAAGTCAAACTTGGCTCGAGGAGTGAAGGGCTCACGGACAAACTTCCACAAGTTCATCAGCATCAACCGACAACTGTCGTAGCACGAGAGGGGAATTTCGCCGCACGGGTTGGTGCTCACCGATCCATAGCCGAACTGTGCGTAGGCATCTGCCGGGCCCATCCGTTGCACGGTGTCCCAGAATAGCATGCCGGGCTCGCTGCAGTCACGCATCGCCGCGATGATGTTGTACCACACTTCGCGGGCGCTGACCCACTGCTCGGTGACCAATTTACCGGGTGGGCCGTCGACGGGAAAGCGCTGCTGGTACTGTTTATCATTGATGACGGCGTTCATGAAGTCGTCGGTCACCCGCACCGACACGTTGGCACCCGTCACCTTCAAGGTGTTGCGCTTGATGTTGGCGAAGGTCAGTACTTCGGGATGGTGAACGCTGATCGTCAGCATCAGTGCCCCACGACGGCCACCTTGGGCCACTTCGCGACAGGTGTTGCTGTATCGCTCCATGAAGATGCCAATGCCGTCGGTCGTCCGGGCCGCGTTCGCAGCAGGTAGGCCTTGCGGACGAATCGTCGACATGTCAAAACCCACGCCGCCGCGGCGCTTCATGATCTGCACCTGCTCCTGGTCAGCCTTCATGATGCCGCCATAGCTGTCATAGGGTGACTCAATGACGAAGCAATTGCTCAACGACTGCACCTGGTAGGGGTTGCCTATCGCCGACATGGGTCCGCCTTGCATGACGACTTCCCACGATGACAACAGGCGTTGAATCTCCCTCTTGGACAGTGGGTTCGCGTAGTTGGCCTCGATGCGAGCAAACTCTCGGGCAGCGCGGGCGTGCATGTCATCGGGCGTGCGCTCGAACAGCGTGCCCTTCAAGTCCTGCAGCGCATACTTGCCAACGAAAACGTCAGACGCCAGCTCATCGCCGTCAAAGTAAGTAAGCGAGGCGTCACGCGCCTCATCATAGGTGTACGTCGTCGTCAATTTGCCCTCTCCTGTGAGACCAAGTGGAATATCAGGGGGCTAACTTGCGGTGCCCGATGACACGTTACCAGGGTCATAACTATCACGCAACTTGCCCGGGTTTAGGGTTTGCGCAAAGTTCGGGTGATGATCAGCATCAGCTTTCACTCGGCGTTGCAGTGGGCTTGAGCGATTCATTGAATGCTGGTTCTCGCTTGAGTTCGAGCCACTTCTCCCGGATCTGTCGCTTCTTCTCCTTTTCATCGTCGTCAGTCGCCTTTTGAAAGCCCATCACTCCGCCCGTTATGGCAAACTTACTCCGCGCGGTGTCAATCAGCACCGGATAAACCAGCCCATCTCTGCCCGACCTGTTCTTGGCCACGCAGAGGCGCCCCTCACCAGATGACTTCTCGTGTGTGCGCCGACTCAGGCTCAACACAACATCTGCAGTCATCGCTTTCCCGTACGCTTCGCTCATGTTATTGAGGTCAACGACATCCTGCGTGCTGCCTTCGCGATTGCTCTGACTGGCGGTCCATACTGGGATCCTCTTCTCCATTGAGAAGCTACGTAATTCCTCATAGATCAACTTCAGTTCATGGCGCAGCGAGTCGTATTGACGCGTTGACCGCATGATGTCGGCGTAGTCAATGATCAGCATGCCCGGGCTGAAGCCCTTGAGATCGAGCCGCTCCATGTGTGCACGAAGAGTGTAGATCGTCGCCGTGTTGGCAGGAAATTCCTTGATCATCAGCCGACCCATCTTCGCCGTCCGATACGTCTCGATGACCTTGTCCTTGTTCTCGATGACGGTGTTGGAGTCAATGTCACAGAGGTTGGAGTCGTAACGTAGACCCGTCGCCGCCTCAGACAGCTCGAAGGTGTAGTGCAGCACGTCGACGCCTCGACGGAGCGCGTGACAACCCAACCACGTCAAGAAGTGCGATTTGCCGACCCCAGTCGGAGCGACAATGACGCCGAGTTCACCACCACCCAAACCTCCATTGAGGATGTCCTTGCGGTCGAGCTCGTCGAGGCCCGTGGCCACGCAGTTACGCTGCAGCCGGGTGAAGCGGGCCTCATAGTCCTGAAAGAAGTCATGGCCCAAGGCGGGTGTAGTGCCCACGCAGACGGCCTTCTTGATGCCCTCGACGATCTGCTCGTACTTGCCGTCCTGCATCTGTTCGACGGCCTCACCCAACGCCTGCTTCAGTGCCTGCTTACGACAGAAGTCGAGCGACTTTTCCTTGACGTACTGCAGGTCACCCATGTCGGGGCTGGTGCGCATCCGCGTCAAGTACTCGATGATCTGATCGCGGAGCACGGTGTCAGTGCCCACCTTCAGTTCGTCACGGATGATGGTGATGAGCAGTTGCAACGACGGAAACACCTTGTACTTCTTGGCGTAGTTGAAGTAGTGCTCGGCGAGGAACGTCAGGTAGCGTAGGTCAAAGTACGAAGTGTCGATGACTTCCTGCATCTGCTCGGCCCACGGGCGGTCGGTGAGCAGGGCCTGTATGACCTTCTCTTGGAACGCTTTCCCATAAGTCCCGAATGAAACTGTCGAAGCTATCGCCATCACTCGTCTCCCGTCTTGTGTTGCGTGTTCTCAATGCAATTGAACGCACCAAAAAAGTCCTCAACGGCAAAGTCACCGATGCCCTCATTGATGAGGCGCCTGACCAACCCAATCCTATCAGGCCTAGGCACGAAGTTCTGCAATCGCTGGTCTATCGCCGCCTGCTGTGTCGCCGACAACATGCTGCCGTCTAAGAACACTAGTCTCCAATTGCGCCTCACATCGTCCGCTTGTTCGACGATGCGTTGAAAGATCTTCGACTCATCGACGTGGGTATGAGCGTAGTCGATGATGTCCTGCAACAACAAGTCATCATCGAGGCCCAACATTGGGAACAGCTTGGCCACCGTCTTGAAACCCAAGCCCTTGATGCCAGGCACGTTGTCACCATTGTCACCGCACAGTGCCTTGGCCAACGCGAAGTGCTTTGACTGTACTCTAAATTCCTCCATGACATCGGCCTTAGTGACGTAGGTCTTCTTGTGAAGGCTGTACAACTTCGTCCGATCGTCGAGCAGCTGGTAGAGGTCCTTATCGGACGACACGATGACCTTGTCGTCGCCGCGCAGGGGCCCGCAACACAGGTAGGCGACGAGGTCATCTCCCTCACAGTCCTGCACGAATAACTGGCAGAAGGGCGCACACTTTGACATGTAGACCAGTGCCTCGAGTTGGTGGCGCCTGTTCTCTTCGGTGTCAGGAATGTCGTCTTCATAGAAGCGATTGAGCTTACCAGGTTTGCGGTTGAGCTTGTATTCGGCGAACAACTTGCGACGGCGTGAGCTACCTCCTGACTCCCAACAGACATAGACGGCCCGGGGCTGCACTTCATTGACAATGCGCTTCAACGTCTTCAGAAAGCCGATGCAACCGCCCATCTGGTATCCATGGCTCGACATGGTCGGATAAGCGGCCCAACTCCTGACGAACAGATTCATTGCATCCACAATCAGGATAGGACGATCACTTGACATGTCTATCACTGTACCCCTCACGGGCACACAGTTCAGGCCGGCTGCTTCGGTTGATCTTCTTTCGACATCAGGCCCACGATCTCCCTGACCAGTTTGGCAGGGTCGTGCTCCAGGTCTGCAGCGTTGAGGATGAACGTGGAACACGGCGCTGTGTTGACCAAGGCCACCATCAACTTGCCACGGTGCAGGGTCAACGAGTGGGCATGACGGGCCAGTGGCGGGAACTGCTTGGTCAATAGCTCCAGAAAGATCAGTGCATTCTTCATGGCGTCGTTCCGTCTGTCAGTGCAATATTGCCGAAAAAGAGCTGATCGCGGTCGTCACCCACTCCAAGTTCCATGATCAACCTGATGTCGCGCTCACCCATGATCGGGTGGGTGTGCAGTTGAAAGGAGTCAAATGTGGCGACACGCTCCGACAACTCAACCTGTTCCTCACCCGTCCGCTTGTTGATGACGGCGGGTAGTGGGTCAGCACCGATCCACGCCTCACTCAGGCGTAGCAATTCAACGACCTTGGGATCTGCATAGGCATCGCACGCCACGACGGTGACGCGAGACTTGTTGTGCTTACGCTTGGCAATGTCGATCAACTGCTTTCTACAATCGGTGATCACCTTGACCAAGCCCTCAACATCGGCAGAGATCGCCCACTGCACGTGAGTGTCCATCAGTTACACTCCTTCATCAACGCCATTAATCTCTCCGCACTCAATGACTTGATGTCACTCTCCCATAACATAAGAACGGTGAACCCCATGTTTCTCAATGCATGTACCCTATGTACATCACGCTCCCAAATAGACGCTGCTGACGAGCGTGACGGACCAATGAGATCGTCTGGTGCATGCTTTGTTGGGTTAGCGTGCCAGTAATCACCGTTCGCTTCAATGATAAGGTTCAACGCGGGAACATACACATCACACCTGTAGTGAAGCACGGCAAACTGTGTCAGATACATGTGTCCCAACTCATCTAGTAGATCACGCACACGAAGTTCTATCTTCGTGTCCCTTGACGACGTGGGCAGTACATTGTTCTTCTGCCATTCCTGCTGACGAATAACAGCTTCGGAGTACCCATGATCGATCACCCACCTATCGAAGTTCGACATGCGCATGCGATCCGTGACTGGCTTGTTTCTCAGGTGTGCTGCGTATGTTTCATTCATGAGAACTACTGATTTCATTGTGTCAGAGTGGCGCTTGAGTAGATCAACATTCTTCCACGCAGTCTTTACGCTAGCCTTCCGACGCGTTTGCAACTCTTCATCTTGGCCGATGTGAACCAGTAGATCACGAGCGTATTGCTTGTTCTTCTCACTATTGCGCCAGGTCTCAAGCCATGGCGTGCTTCCTAGTGTGACACCCGGGAATTTCTTCCTGTATTCGTCGACCGACAGTGCATGACGCTTCAAATGTGTATTGGTCACCATCGTCATGGTTCGATGACACACCATGCGCTCTACCATCAGGCCGCCTCTTCATCGTCAACAGGCGTCTCACCTTCTTCGGCTTTCTCACCAGAAACAGTCATGTAAGTTGCCTCGATCACCTTATCAATGAATGGTTTATACTGCGAGTCCTTCATTAGGTCACCGAAGTCACTCTTATAGAACTTCTTCTCGAGGATGACCTCACCAGTCTTAGCATCGCTGACAATAAGTTCCTTCCATGAACTCGCTCCAGAGATCTTGATCTCTACTTGCTTGTCACCTGACGCTGCAAACACCTTGTTGTCAGCACAGTATGCTCTGACTTCATCAAAGATGTACTCGTGTTCAACGATCCCAACACCAAAGATGATGTCGAACTCATGCTTCCTAAAAGGTGGTGCAACCTTGTTCTTCTTGATTGTGGCAATGACGTGGATGCCGATCGTGTTGCCTTTGCTGTCCTTGACTTGCGTGCCAGAGCTAAGTCGTATACGAACTGATGCATGAAATGGCACTGCTTTTCCCCCGGGTGTCACCTGAGGATCACCATGGATCACGCCTATGGCATCACGTAGCTGATTCAAGCACAACAACGTCACATTGTTTTGCCCTATGACGCCAGTGATCTTCCTCATCCCCTTACTGATGACGCGTGCTTGCAACCCTATGGTATTGTCCTCATACTCACCGTTCAATTCGGCTAGCGGCGATGTGGCAGCAATCGAATCCCAAATCACGACAATCGGGATGTCCTTGGTCGCGGGCAACGTCTTTGCCTTAAGGATGATCGATTCAATGATCTTGAAGACGTTCTCCGTTGCATGCTCATCACAATACACGAAACGCTTACGAACGTCAATCCCCATGTGTTTCAGCTTGTCAACGGGGGTTGCGTTCTCGGTGTCAATGTAGACGACCAATCCGCCCATCGCCTGCACGTTGGCGGCGACGTGGTAGGCCAAGTGCGACTTTCCGACAGACGGCGTCCCTGCAATCTCAATGATGCGACCTTCAGGATAACCACCGCCAGCACAATTCCTGATCGCATAATCGAGTTGAAGTGAGCCAGTCGGGATCCACCTTTTGACGATCGTCGGTGCCGTAGCCTCATTGAGGTTATAGGCCACACGAAGACCCATTTCCTTATTGATGTCTTTGATCAATTGCGACGTGAAGTCGTCGACGTCAGCACTGCTAGCTTTGGGATCTTGAGCCTCGACTTTTTTCGCCATATGGCACTGCCTTTCTTCGAGCGAAACCCTAGGCATTGAACCTAGCCCTGCCGGCGGGTAGCCGACTGTGCACCTTTACACCTGGCTCGCAAGGCGAGGAAGGACCCTCGCCGATCTGTTGTTACTCGTCGTTGTCGTTGATCAACGATGCAAAGGCATCATCGAGCGACACTTTTTCAGCGGGAGCGTCGTCATCAACTTCGGCCTTCTTGGCAGGGGCCTTCTTCGCGGCGGGCGCTGCCTTTGGCGCCTTCGCTGCTTCGGTCGCGGGCGCCTTGACTTCGGCCTTGACATCATCGGCCAACTTGTCGAGTTCGTCCTGAGGTTTAGTGCCACGGCTTGAACCGTCAGCGTCAGGTGAATCACCCGACAGGTAAGCGTTGAGCGCCGCTTCAATCTCGGCCGTCGTCTTGGTCGGGAACATGTCGTCGACGTTGGGGAGGTTGTCGAGCCACTTCTTGGCCTGCGCGTCGTCGTTCGACAACTTGCTCTGCTTGCGGACGGCGCCGATCTTGACGTCCATCACGTCACGCCCGTTGAACTTTTTGGGCGACTTGGTGATCGTCACCTTGAGATCAATGCCATCGACCGGGTCGAGAAAGTCAATGAGGCTGCCATCATCCGACAGTTCGGTATTGGTGAACAGCGCCAGCAGGTCCTTGTAGACGAGCTTGTTGAGCGACCACACCTGCACGCCCTTGTCCTCTTCACCGCGGACGATGAGGGGCATGTAGGCGACCATCTTGGGCATCAGCTTCTTGGCGTTCTCGCGGTCATCGGGGTTGCCAGAGCGGAACAGCTTGGTGATCAGCGAATTGATGGGATCGGGCTTGTTGAACTGGCGAGGGGCCAGGATCCGGGGTTGATCGCCCAAGTAGTAGAACTGGCGCTCAATGAAGGGGGAATCAGCGGTCGCGGTGCCGGGCTTCCACGGCAGTCCCCTGACCTTGTACTCGCCCGGGGCGGGCTTCCACAGCTGGACGTTTGAATTCTTGCGCTCGCCGTTGAGCTGCGCGACTTTGCGACGAATCGCCTCGAGATCTACCATGTTCCTATTCCTCTTTCCTATTACCGTTGAAGAAGAATCTGCTTCAGCGCATCTGACGCGGATCCCGTCTTCATCCACTCTTTCACTTGCTTGTCAGTAATCCTAATCAGACGTCGTCCATTGTTCACGAACCATTGATCTTGCTGTCTATCGTGATCATACGTCTTCTGTGCATCCGGATGCAGTTCATTATATGCCCTATCAAGCCCATGCCAATAGACGCCGTCTGATTGCACGTAGGTGTCAATTGACTTGACATAGAAGTCGATCAACCAAGGTTTTCGAACGCCGTGTTGCACCACAACTTGTTGATCAACATCTTCAACGCCGAACTGTTCAACCAATAGATCACGTAACTGAAGTTCAGGTTTCGATAAGAACCCTTCGCCACCCGCCTTAAGTCCTTGAGCACGATAGCTAACCTGTCCCCCTTTACTACAATCATCAGCGCTGCGAAAGGGTGATCCGAGACTAAAGGGACTTGGAACGCCGTAACGCTCCATGTTCGTCTCTATCACTTTTTGCTTCGTGGCGTCTAATTTAGCAGGCCATTCCTCACCATACCGTTCAAGTTTGGTATCACGAGACTTGGCACGCACATCAGTAGACTTGAACGTCTGATCAACACCATACCGCTCTTCAAGCGTCTTGCGACGTTTGGCATCAATCTCAGGCGATAACACAGGTGCTGAGACACCATAGCGCACCATGCACGTTTGCTTCGTCTGTTCCTTGATGAGAACTGATTTTGCTACGTTCGTGACACCGTACTTTGTAAGTGCTGTAGCTTCGGTCTTCCGTTGTAGAACACCACCAGCTTTCCGCGCTGAAGTCATGCATGCACGTGTACAGAATTGCAGTTCACCCATACGGTTGAATGAACGAACAATTTCTGTGCCACAAACATCACACGCACATAGTGCACGCGTGGCGGAAAGCTTGGTAATCAGCACCGATTAGTCCGTCGGCCACTTGTATCCGTCGTCTTGTAGGACGACAGGTTGATGCTCTTCCACATGAAGTTTGAGAGCTATTTTCCTGAGTGTCGCTGTTTCAAACTTACCACTTTTATGATCGAACCATGAACAAGTAGCTGCGGTGCCGTTGCAATAGTCAACCGTCATTACAGGTCCACCTGACAAGTGTTTAACTTGATCACCGGGATTGAATTCCTGTGCCATTTTCTATCCTCTTTCCTACTACCTCAGAATGAACCACTATGTGAGTGCATCAGTGCACCTACCATTGGATCATACCTTCGTCCGTTGCCTTGTTCAAGGGGTGGCGCAGATTGTTCTGCGCCACCGTTCCTGTTACCGCTTTGTGCTGAATTACTTGCGCTTCCGCTTGGATGCGTTCTTCCTACGTCCTAGTTTGTCTGGATCCATGCCGAGAGGTGCAGTGTAGCCTGCTATGCCGCCAACCACCGATGCCTCATCCACTTCAACCTGTTCGCCCTCATCACCCGAGTCACCGACCAATTGATTGGGTACCCGGGCATCATGTGCCTCTTGAACCATCAACCTGATGTACTTTTCGAGCAGTGAATTGCTCATGTTCTAAATAGGCTTGACGGGTGACTTTGACGCATCAATGACCACGAGATCATCGGTATACCACAGATCAATGACGTGGTCACAGGGTCGGCACCAGTAGCATGCAAAGCCCTTCAACTTAGTGGTAGGTCCCGCGCACTTGGGACACGCATAGGTCTTGTCATCAGGCAACTGCTTCATGTGCACTCCACAACTTCACCACTCGACCAGCAGTGATCCACCCGGCCATATGGCCACTAATGTGACCCGACATGATGAGAACGTAGAAGAAGAACTCGCTGCGAAGTATGCCGCTCCTCTTGTATGCGTCCTTGACCTCAAGGGTAGACACAACGAACAACACCCCATCATCACTTACGTCGGCGATAGCATCGATACCCGGTGTCGAATACAGGTGTTGACGCGACATACCCCCGCTTGTGCCTTTGAGGGAAACAACATCGCCGGGAACAATGAGTGAAGTCATCACTCTGCCTTTTCTCTCGTAAGCCATGAGTGAGATTTTTGGCGAAATTGCCTTTGACGTCGTAACTCCCACCCTTTTAGTCCACGACGTGTGTACTCTGATTTAGGCGTTTTTTGCGCTGTGGCGCGAGCAGCTTTAATCCCAGTACCATTAGCAGCTTTAGTTCCCGCGGCGCGTTGTGCACGTAGCTTGACACTTTCTGGGTTTGCCTTACACCAAGCACTTACGCCATCACCACACTTTTTTGCAAAATCATCTGCAAATTCTGGATTGGCGTGTTTAACCAAGAACGCATCGCCACCCTTGCGCGACTTCTCCATGTGCATGGCTGTGAATTGTTCAGCATACTCAGGATCAGTTTCAAGTTGCTTATGAATTGTTTCCCACCCACGTTCAACAACACCTTTCATCGCATCAGGATTTGCTTCACGCCACACTTTTCCACCTTCTATTAAACCACGCGTTGCTCTGTATCGCAATGTGGGATCAGCTTCATGAGCTTTCTTTTGTGCAATGCTAGCGTTAACACGCGTCTCAGGCGTAGGTGTATAAACTCCCTTTCTACGCCCGCCACGACCACCACGATCAAAATTCATTCCACCAAACTCGTGGAACGTCTTTTTTTCAACAATCATCTTAATCTCTTGGTCATTCATTTCGTCTTCAGATGAACACGTGATCAAAGTTCTTACATGAAGATTATCAATCCCGTGCTTTGCCATGAAGTAATCAAACTTCAGGTCTTTTTTAGTGCCGCGCCCTGACAATATTCGACGAGCAACGACTACGTGCGTATGGTGCCGATCATTGGTGCCATATTTAGCCTTACCGACGTAGATATCGCGCCACGTGCATCGTGCGCAATGACAACTGTAACAGTACACTTCATATTGAAGTGACTTTGTCATTGTTCAGACGGCCAATATGCTACGTGTTTTTCTTCCATTGTACTGACATAATCTGCTGTCATCGTCCCATAGACCAGTGGAGAAATCTTCAATCCATATGACTTGTTTTCAGGCACGATAAAGCCATCATTTAATTTGATTGACAAATATTCATCAATAGAGAGTTGAATACCGTAGTGTTGCATCATAAACATACTTCGATCAGGCGTCGTCATATAGGCTAGATCGTTGTTGTACTTGTACTCCTCACCCATTTTTTCAACACGCCAGCCGTCTGTTTGAGGTGTATAAAAGTCATTCACCGCATCAGTGCCTGGTAGCCCACATTTTCCGATGTCGTGAAACAATGCGGCGATAATCATGCTGTCCTTAGGCAAATTCCATCCATATGAATTATTGAGAATGACCAAATTGTTCAATACGCGTAATGAGTGCGAAATTAAACCTCCTGGGAATGCGTGGTGGAAATCCCTCTTCGACGACGCCGGGCACAGGCACAGCCGCTCATCGAGCTCATCGACCATCCGCATCACCGCGGGTGAGCGCTCACCCAACTTGCCACACAACGTCCGAAAGCGTAGCCAGTTCTGCTCAATCTGCTCAGGTGTCAACGACATGGGTTGATCTTATCATCACCGGGCACAGTGTTCAGGCGCCATCATTCGACGCTACGTGGAGCAACCGCGGTCCTAGTGGTTTGCGAACGCTGTCGCCATGTATCATCCGCGCGCGCGCGGAGCAACCCCTTGTCAAATGCACCGAGG